GGTACCGCGGCCCAGCGCCTCATCGGCGGGGATGCGGATGCGTTCCTTGCGGGCGATGTCGCGGACGGTCTGCGTGAGGATGCCGACCTTCTCGCTGATCTGCGCCGAGGAGTAGCCGCGCTCGGCCAACTCCTGGATCTGCTCGCGTCGCCGTTCCGCACCGCCAGGGCTCCGATCGAACTCGGCCATCGCCTTGGCGTCTCTCTTGTCGCGAACTTTGCGGACGACGTTGGCGCGAGACAGATTCCGCTCGGCCTTGCCCTCGGTGATGGCTTCCTCAAACTCGCCGTCGGAGATGCCATCGGTCATGTGGTAGATGCCCGCGCCGTTGCCCGACAACTCGTCCGAGGAGACGAAGTCCGACGGTGCCGGCTTGCGCCCCATCAACTCGGTTTCATCGTGTTGTTGCTTGGCCCGGCCGATGCGCCCGGCGTAGCTGGCCATCTCGGATCGCGTCGCCACGGTGCCGGCCTCCTGGCCGCGGCGGATCGCCACCCCGATTCCGCGCTCGGCCCGCCGCACGACCTCAGCCGCTGCGAGTTCCGCGTCCTTGCCGATCTGCTTCTGTGCCGTGTACACGCGGATCGCCTCGGACTGCGACTTGAGTTCAACAAGCTTGTCGATCTCGCCGTGCTCAAGAGCCTCGGCAAGCCACGATTTCGCCCGAGTGCACGCGTCGATCACGAACTGGCCGGGGTCGGCGGCCCGCTCCACCACGGAGGTGTCGGAGGCGATGAGCGCGAGCTCGGTCATGACTCGCTCCCGAAGGCTGCGTCCAGCGCGTCTCCGAAGGCGTCGCCCGTGCTGGCCTTCGCCGGCTCGCGCCGTACGTCGACCGGGATCTCGGAAGCACCGAACGCGTCGTCCAGCGGGTCCGAGTCGGCGACACCCAGCACCGAGAGCGGGTCGTGCTTGGAAGTGGAGCCCAACTGGACCTCGCGGCCGGCGGGCTGGGCGGGGGCGTGGATACGGGTGGTCACGAGGCCCTCCGAGATGTCTTCCTGGCGGCGGCCTTCTCGGCGCGAGACTGTGCGGATCGGCGGGCGAGCCCCTGCATGTAGGCGCGGCGCAGCTGCGCGGCCCGCACTGCCCGGACTTCCGGCGTGAGTTCGCTGTTCGGGTCGACCTCGCGCTCGAACTTCGCCATGAAGGCATCGGTGCCGGGGGCGGTCGCGGCGGCGCGGTCGAGTTCCTTGGCCCATCGCGTGTTCGACGCGATCTGGCAGATGCGGCTGCGGTCGGACTGCTGGCCGCTCATGCCGCGCCGTCCTGGTCCTCGTCGGCGGCCTCATCCTCGGCGGCCTGGACGGCGTCCTGGATGCGGGCGATCAGCTCCGGGTCGTGGTTCTGCAGCATCGTCACCGGGCACTGCATGGCCTCGGCGAACTTGGCCAAAACGGTGGGGGTGGCGCTGCGGGTACCGGACTCGATCTCGGACATGTGGCCGGCGGAGATCCCCGCGAACTTCGCAAGCTGGCCCTGGCTCCAGAGGCTGTGCTGCCGCGCCCATTTGAGGGCTTCGGGGCTGTGCCCGAGGGTGCGAACTGCTCGCTCTCGCTCCATGCGAAGAACCTAATGCGAAGTCGCGCGAACCGTCAATGGTTCGCGCGAACTTCGTCCGTTCGGACGATGCAGGATGCTCGAACTGCTGTACGAATCTGTGCGCATTACATGCCCTGAGTCCCAATTTCCGCGAACCTGTGGCACCATGAGCCGTGACTTCGCACGCCTTCGCATGACCTTGGGGAGACGCGAGCCATGCCCGCACCTGCCAGCACGCCCGAGCCTGAGCTCACCGAGCTCGGCCGCTACCTCGAAGACGCCCGAGAAACAGCCGGCCTCTCGAAGCGGGCAGCCGCTGGCCGGGCAGGCATCAGCGAAGGACGCTGGCGCCAGATCACCCGCGGCTTCCAGCCCGCCGGCGAACATCAGATCCCCGCCAACCCCAAGAAGGACACCGTGGCGCGCATGGCCCGTGCCGTACGCGCCAACGTCCTCGTTGCCCAGCGACTCGCAGGCTTCGAGGTACCCGACCCCGACCCCGACGTCACGCCAGACGGGAAGTTCGGCAAGTGGTTGGTGGAGAAGCGTCAGATGGCCGGCTTCGGCACGAGCGCCGACCTGGCCGAGGCCGCGAACCTCGGCGCCGACGAGATCCGCGACTGGGAGGAGGGTCGCGCCCGGCCGGAGATCTGGCAGATCACCGCGCTGGCCCGGGTGCTGGACGTCTCAGAGTTCGAGGCCCTGGCGATGGGTGACTACCTTCCTCCGGAGATCGCTGAGACCCTGACATGGATGACGGACCCAGCTACACCCCCAGAGAGAGTGGCAGAGGTGCAGCGGTACCTGCGCTTCATGCGCTCCGAGGGCGCGACCGGCTGACCACCCGGACTGATCGATGATCGATACTGACTGCTAGGCGTAGTCATTCGTTCGGGGGATAACCAATCACCGTGCGTCATTTGCCCTGCCTATACCGGTAATTGATCTACCTGAACGGATGAGTGCGGTAACACACCGCCTACCGCTACTCTGGCTCACGTCTCGATGACGCCCAGGTGCCTGAGAGAGAGGGGTGGACGTCGGGAGGCAACTCTGCAAGGCACTCACCGGGGAGGGCCGAGTTGTCGGAACCCAGCAACACCAACCCATCAACCCTTGAGCGCAGCGCCCCGGTGATCCTGGGCTGCGGCGCTCTCCTATGGATCGTGTTCGGCGTGGCGACAGCCGTCACCGTGGCCGACCACGACAATGCGGTGCCACTCAGCCTGGAGATGATGCTGATCGCCTTCGGCAGCACCGGCGTTCTCGGCGGACTGCTGCTGTACGGGGTCCGCATCGTCACGGCCAGGGTGCAGGTGGTCAAGGACAACCAGGTTCAGCTCGGCGCGAGGGTGGCGGCTAACACCACCGCCCTGCACGGCGCCACGGACGCGCTGGATGTCCTACAGAGCAAGGTTGACTCCAGCGCAGGCGCCACCGCAGGCATGGAGCAGGCCGTCACCGAGCTCGGCAAGTCGTACACCACCACGTTGCATCGCATCGCCGCCAGCAGAATCAACGGCGCGCATCTCGTCGCGGTCGGCGGGCAATCCGGCCGCGGCGACGGGTAACCATCCCCGCTCTCGGCGAGCAGGCAGCCCCTACAACCCCGGACCCCGGTTGTGGGGGCCGAACTGCATCCAGCGCTAAATCCGATCCCCCAGGTTGAGTTTTCGGTGCGCTTCCCGAGCCCGCTCGGCGGCCACGGAAGCACCGTACCGGCGCACCACCGGCGAGCCCTTCGCCCACCCTCCCTGATTCTCCAGGTCCTCCTCCGATATGCCGGCGGCCTTGGCGTGGTGTGCCCAGGTGTGCCGCAGTCGGTGCGGCTGGATCTTCGGGATTCCGGCCTGCTCGCACCGGCGCTCCAGCATTATCCCCACCGCGCCGCCGGTCATCCGCCACTCGACCGTTGGCACCGGTCCGGATCGATCAACCCGGGACCGGACCGACAGGAACAGCGCCTTGCTCGCGGCGCCCGGGTGCTTGCGCCGGGCCCGCAGGTAGCGCGACAGCGCCAGCGTCGCCTTCGTGCCGGAGATCGCCACGAGCCGCGGCTTGCGGCCCTTCCCGAGGATGTAGATGTCACTGCGGTTGATGTCGACGCCAGCGGTGTCCGCGCGGACCAACTCCTCGCGCCGCACCCCGGTCGCATCCATCAGCCGGATGATCGCTTCGTCGCGGAGGTCCACGAACGTGCGGTTGCTGCAGGTGGCCAGCAGCGCGGCGAGCGCGTCGTCGTAGACGATGGGCTTCGGCGGCGACGACACGACTGGTATGGGAATCCGATCGGTAGGAAGGATCTGCCCCACCCCGGATCCCGGTTCGTCGCGAAGCCATCGCCAGAACGATTTGAGGGCCATGAGGCGCCGGTAGCGGGTGCCGGAGCTGCGGCCGATGTCCTTGAGCCAAGCCAGGAAGCCTTCGATGTGTCTGCGCTCCACAAGGGACGGTTCGGTCACTTTGGAGTCGCCGACCTCGGGATCGTGGAGGTAGTCGAGGAATTGGCGGATGTCGATGAGGTAGGCGACGTGGGTGCCTTGGGACTGGGTACGGTCGTCGTGCTGGAGGTGGAAGTACCAATCGCGGACCCAGTCGTCCCAGTCGTCGCCGTGCTCGGGGAGGATGACGCGCACGTGTTCGAGGTTATCGGCACATGGAGCGGCGTGCATAGTCCACGATCGGACGACGTGACCGTCTGTGCGGTTGTTGTTGCAGGTGAGCCGCCATATGCGAGACTCAGGTGCAGAGCGCTGCGACCCGCGAGAACACCCAGTTCTCCGGCACCTGAGCGGCATCCATCGGGGTCATTCGAGCGTGCGGCGCCAAGCGCCGTTCGGCCAGTTATCGGCACACTAGTGGATCTCGTTCCGGGGGCCATTTGGCCGGTGCGCTACCGGGGTCTGGGGCAGCACACTCTGGGGAGGCGCCCCTCGACTGGTGCCTTGAGAGAGGAACAGCCGAGGGGCGCCCCATTGGATCAACGGAGGCAACTTGCAGCGGTAACGGTCTTGACTGCAAGAATACTTACGGTGATCGATGTCCGGTTGGGACCCGCTCAGTCTACCCGACTGTGATCACGATCTGTGGCCACAGCCTCTGACCTAGCCTCAGAACTCCAGGCGTGTCCACCCCGGGTACGCCGTCTCGGTCCCGTCCACCGAAACGACGGTCACCGGCACCCCCTCCCCCAGGTCCCACCGGTCCCGTTCGGCCGGGGTGGGCATCCGGGAGTGCACCTCCACCACCGGCCGTACCCGCACCGGATCGACCTGGGGCTGTTCGCGGACGTAGGCGCCGGACCCTTTGCGTGTCGCCACCAGCCCATCCTGACGCAGGACAGCCAGTGCGTCACGGATCGTGTCCCGGCTGACTTCGAAGTCGTGGGCCAGCGTGAACTCGGCCGGCAGCCGCGCGCCCGGTGCCAGTTCGCCGGACAGGATCTGCGCCCGGAGCTGCTCGGCCACACGCCGGTAGACGGGAAGCTCGGGGCCGCGGTCGGTCACGCATGAACGCTACGAAGCGGACAGGAGGGGATGTTCTGCGGCTACAGATCAGCGGATCGTGGTCCTACACTCGACTCTCATGAGACGCAAGCACCGCGACACCCGCCCCGAGGGCTACTACGTCGACTCCGGCACCTACCCAGCCATGCCGAAGTCCCGGACGCTGACCACCGACCAGATCTTCGACGTGCTGGGCCGCATCACCCCGCAGGTGCACGCCGCGACCATGCACCAGTTCTCGCAGATCAAGCCCGGCGAGTAGCCGCCTCCCCGACTCGGACCCCGCCGCATCGACGTGCCCGGCGGGGTCCGCAATGTCAACTCACCATCGTCAGGCCACGGCGGGCCAGCCACTCCTCCAGCTGACCATGCTCGGCGAGCTGGTCGACGTAGCGGCCAGGCCAGTCGATCGGCTTGCGCTTGTCCTTGCGGAACGCGTCGTAGTAGGCCCACGCGGGGTGGACTCCGACCGGGCTCCACCGTCGGCCGTCGGTCTCCAACTGCTCGCCGACGATCGAGCGGAACAGGTGCACGTCCTCCTCGCGCCAGTCCACGAACTCCTCCGAGCCGGTGTCAGGTTCGTTGTCCGAGGCTTCGAGGTGATCTTCATTCGTGTTCGCGCCGCCGGAGGGAGCGAAGCGACCGGAGGCGGGACACTCTAGTTCATCTTCGTTATCGGTTCTTCTTCTCGGTTCTTCTAAAGAAGTGCCTTTACCGCCGGATGGTTCACCGTCGGTGGCTGAGGGACTTATGGTGCGACCTGCGGAAACGTCGGAGCCGGGTTCGCGGCGGACGTCGTAGACCTCCTGGACCCACACGAAGCGCCCATCTCGGTCACGGACTCGGCGGCGCACGAGGTAGCCGGCGCGTTCCAGCTCGGCGAGAGTTGTACGGATTGCCTTGATGCCTTCGTTGGAGTTGCGGGACGCCGCGATGCGGTCGGCGCTGATCGCCCAGTCGTCCGGCCGCGACAGCAGTTCGACAAGCAGCCCGGTGGCTCGGTACGACAGCCGGGCGTCGCGGGCAACGTCGTTGCGGAGGATCTGGAAGTCCCGCTGGGGCTTCGGCGCCCGCTTGATCACCACCGCGCCACCGCCGGACGGCGGGTCGCTGAGTTGGTGTACCTGGTGCCCACAGTGGGCGCAGATGGCTTACCCTTGCGCACAGGGATCGTCCTTCCGGTGAGGCGGATGGAGGTTCCGAGGCCGGCCACGGGTGCTCCAACACCCGGGTCGGCCGACCTGTCTATTCAGGTATGTCGATCAATCATCGCACAGGTGTTCGACGGAACCGCGCCGTCATGGCCGGAAACCGGTTGGGAACGGATCGTCGGCGATGTATGTCTCGTTGGCGTGCTGAAGACCGGTCCAGATCTGATGCAGTGCCGAGCCTTCACCGTTGCGGTCGGCGATCACCCGCCAGACCGCCGGAATGTCCCATGCGACACCGCTGTCTTCGAACTCCTCATCCACGGCGACCCCCATCTCGGCGAGTGCCTCGATTGCCGATCTGGTTGCCCACCAGAGTTTGCTCTCGACGTAGTGACGCGAGTCGGTGCCTGCCGAGATGATCCGGGCCATGCCGTCCAGGGCATCACTCAGATGCCGCCCGATCCGTTCGTTACGATCTTGGTCTGGTGACTCAGTCATGGCCGTAAGCGTAGGCGACCCTGAGGGGCATTGAGCCGGTCTCGTCGGCGAGCCTTCCGGTACCGTGGATCGCGCATCCACGAAGCGCTGCCACCCTGAGGAGACCTACGATGGCCGTCCAGCGCTACCGCCTCCGGATCTTCCGCGACGGGTCGAAGGCCAAGGTGCTCCGCGAGGGCGAGAAGGTGCACGAGACCACCGACTACCTCGACCCGTCCTCCGACAGCCGACTGCGGGATCTGCTGGTGGCTCTCGCCGAGGAGTCCCACAAGGTCGACCCGTTCGGCACGTTCAAGCTGGAGAAGTGGCGGCTGGACGTCTACCCCGAGCATCCCGGGCACATGAAGCGGGTAGCTCGGGTGACGATCGACTCGGCCGGCAGGACTGTCGTCGAACGATAGACACGCCCGCCATCTGGGTTAGATGATCGACGCATGCGGCTCCTGGTCCTCGGCGGTACCCGCTTCGTCGGGCGCGCGATCGCCGGCGCCGCCGTCGGGCGGGGCTGGCAGGTTACGACCTTCAACCGCGGCCAGGCCGGGCCCGACGTTCGTGGAGTCCAGCCGCTGCGCGGTGACCGAACCGACCAGGACGATCTTCGACGGCTTGCTTCTGCGGGCCGTTGGGACGCGGTGGTCGACACCTCCGGCTACGTCCCGGTGAACACCCTGCAGGTCGCTCGAAGCCTCCAGGCGGTCGCAGGTCAGTACGTGTTCATGTCCACGGTGAGTGCCTACCGGGGATGGCCGATCGAGCCGTTGTCGGAGGCATCTCGGGTGCTGCTCTGCCCTCCCGACGCTGAGGCCGGCTTCGGTGAGGACACGGAGGATGGCCCCACCCGCTACGGCTATCAGAAGGCCGGCTGTGAGGCGGCCGTCGCGGAGATTTTCGGCCCCGACCGGTCTGTGATGCTGCGACCCGGCGTGGTGCTCGGGCCGGGCGAGTACGTGGGCCGCCTGCCCTGGTGGTTACACCGCGTGGCGACTGGAGGGCGACTACTCGCGCCCGGCTACCCGGCACGCACCATCCAGCCTGTCGATGTGCGGGACCTCGCCGACTTCACTGTGCGCACCGTCGAGGACCAGCTCACGGGGGCGTTCAATGTGACCGCCCCGATTGGCCGCGAAACGTTCGGTGGGCTGCTGGAGGCATGTGTGCAGGCGACCGGTTCGCACCCCGACGTTGTATGGGTCCCAGACGATGTGCTGCTGATGCGCGGGGTTCGGCAGTGGTCTGAGATTCCGTTGTGGCGGACGTTTCCCGGCGTGTGGCATGTCGAGTCGACCAGGGCGCAGTCAGCTGGTCTTCGATGCCGGTCGCTCGCGGACACGGCCCGAGACACCTGGGCGTGGATGCGCGATGGCCAAGTGCACCTCGACGCGGAACGCTCCGGCGAGATCGGGCTCAGCCCAGAGCGAGAGCAAGCGATCCTAGCGGACGTGGCCTAGCGAAGCGCGGTCGCCTCGGTCAGCCACTCCCCCACCTGGCCCGCCAGTTCGGCGGCCTGATCGTCGGTCCGCCATCGAGGGCCAGCCAGCACTTGCCGGACCCGCTCCATGCGTCCGGCGAGCGACACGTTGCGCAGCGGCATCGGTAGGTCCAACACGGGACGAAGCGCGTCGGCCCCTCCGTCGCGGTTACCGCTGATCAGTCGCGCTGCGGCGAGATCGATGCGTGCTCCGTTGACCTGGGAGAACGGCTGCCGCGCGCCTGGCGCTGCGGTCAGCTCGTCGAGGGCCTGCTGTGCGTGCGTCTCCGCTTCGCTGCCGCCGCCCAGGTCGAGCCACGCAGCGGCGGCGCACGCTTCGGCGCGGGCCTGCCCGAACGCGAACTCGCCGCCCGTTTCCTCGCTGAGCGCGTCCCGATTCAGGTTGCTGTCCTCGCGGTCGGCAACCGCGCTCACGAGGTCCTGAGTCACACCGGAGGCGTCGCCGAGGAGCGCGTGGGAACGGGCGGCGATGTAGCGAAGCCGGAACCGCGGCGCGCCGGCCGGGGCAAGTCGGAGGCCCTTCTCGTAGTAGGTGAGGGCAAGATCGGGTTCGTCGCGCCAGTTGGCGAGGGTGGCGCGCAATCCCAGCGTCCACGCCTGCAGCGACTGGTGCCCGGCGATACCGGCGTAGGAGGCGGCCGACTGGGCTAGTCGGGCGGACGCGTCCCAGCGGCGCAGGTCGAACGCTGTGCTGGCCATCAGCGCGGTGGCCTGGCCGATGATGACGTACAGGTCGGAGAGCAGGCCCGGTCGGCGGGTGTGATCCACCAACTCTCGGGCATTGCCGCGGATCTTGCGCGCCGCGGTGAAGACGTCGACCGCAGGGCGGCTGTGCACCCGTGCCAGAGCCTGCGTCTCCGACCACAGGTCCGCCACCGACGTCGGGTCGAGTTCGGTCGCGAGGATCATGTCGTCCGCGTCGGCCTCGTCGGCGGCTGCAAGCACGGCGTCTTCCTGCGTGTCCCAGCGTCCGGGCATGGCGCGCAGGTCAACGAAGCGGCGGCGAGCTTCCTCGCCGGCCTCCGATAGTGCCTGGGTGAGAGTGCGCTGCGCGTTGGCCGGCAGGATCTCTTCCCGCCAGCGCCGCCATGCGGCAACGGTGCGGACCGACATCTTGATCCGGTCGGCGAACCGTTCGTTTGTCAAGCCGGTCGCTTCTTGCAGCGCGCACAGGTCGTGGCGGGTCCATCGGATCACGTCGCTCATTGCGTGACTCCTAGCGAAGCTGCACTTACATGCATCGTCCTGCACTGCTACTGCATGGTCTAGGCCGCCGGCGCCCGAGACTATGGACAGGTACCGATGTGCCGGCTGTGACGGTTGTGGCGGTGAATACCGATGGAGTTGATGACCCCGGCTGAGCTTGCGGCAATCCGCGAGCGCCTCGCCTGGCTGGAGGCGGACATCGACAGCCTCACTCAGCGCGTGGATGACCTGGCCGGTCTCGCTCAAGCTCAGCGACCCGTCGATCGAGAGTCCGCACTCGTTCGCTGAGCTGGTCAACCTTATCGATGATCTCCTGATACGGGCCGGAGGCTGTCGCACTCTCTCCCGGTGCACCGATGACCTTAGTTCCCTTGCCCTGGTGTCGGTCGACGACCCGCTCCAGTTCCAGTTCGCTGAGCGCCATCCTGATCACGGTGACGGAGGAGTCGTAGCGACGCTGCAACTCCACCATGGGCGGCAGCCACTCTCCCACCGGGAACTCGCCGCGGGCGATACGTCGGCGCAGGTCGGCGGCCACCTTCTTGTAGGCGGGTTCCACAGGCATTGAACGTCCTCACTTTGAACACTGTGCCTACATAGTGCCGTAGGTGTGACCTGCGGCAAAGCATGTGACTGGCATGAAGCCTTGACGGATTGTGCCTCACAGTGCACTATGAGGCTGTTGTGTTCGTGGAGACAGGAGGGGCCGTGGGGAGCATCGCGCCGGTCGTGTCGGGTGAGACGCCTGACCAGCACGCCACGGGCCCGAACTACTGCACCGTCAAGGCACTCCAGACCGAACTCGGCGGTCCCGACTGCATCTCCCGGATGACCATCTACCGGCTCATCAGGGACGGCGAACTCGACGCGATTCAGGTCAGCCCGCAGAAGATCCTCATCCTGCGCAGCTCGATCACCGCATGGCTGGAGCGTTCCCGCGTCTCCACCGAGACCAGCGCGACCCCGACTCCCGGCATCCTCCCGCCGGAGTCGGGGTCGCGCTCTGCTGGCGAGGAAGTCGCCTGAGATGTCCGCCCACGTGATGCGCCGCCGCGAGCACCCGCCAGTCACGCCCTCAGGCGAGCTGGTCCCGGATGCACTGCTCGGCGCGCTGCGGTTGGCGGAGACAGTGGTCGGCCACCGGCTGACCGGAGAAACGAACGACCCGGCCGACGCTGGCACGTCGAACCGGGCCCCTGAGTCCCTGGAGGTCTCGTGATGCACGCTACCGCAACCCTCGACCGCGACGCCAACCGAGCCGACCGGATCCGGCACGAGCTGGACCTCAAGACGCCGAGCCTGGCCAAGACCGGCCTGGTCACCGCCGCGGAGCTGGACGAGGCGGCGGGCAGCGTCGGAGCCGACCTGTTCCTGCGGATCCTGACCGCCGCGAACCTCGGCGGCCTGGTCGACGGGGCGCGGGCGGAGGCGCGGGAGCGCGGCGACCGGACCTCGACCTACCTCGACCGGCTGGCGCACCTGACCGGCTGACCCACAGACCGCCTGCGGGGCGGGGCGCCCCCACCAACGCTCCGCCCCGCAGGCACTCCACACGAACCGATCTTGAAAGCGGGATATCTGCAATGTCTGGCTTGGTCAATGGCTTCAGCAAGACCGACACGACCGTCAACGCCGCCCTGGAGTGGATCGAGGGCGATCTCCGGGAGGCGCTGGTGACGGCGGTGGGTCGCATCAACTCGGCGCTGGAGGCGCCGTCCAACGACAACGAGGTTCTGCACTCGCACGCGGCGGACATCCACAGCCTGATCTCCACCATCGACCGGAACAAGCGGCGCCGCGCCGAGATCGCCCGAGGCGAGGACTTCTAGACCAGCTCCATCGGCTGACTGACCCGACCATCCACGAGACCTGGGGAGACGGAGAACCGTGGACCTGCTACTCGACCCGACCGCCCGGCGCTGGGCTGCGCTCATCGGCGCCTCCGCGGTGCTGCTCGTGGGCGTGTTCCTGCTGGTCTGGCTCGCGGGTTCCCGCTACGGCAAGCGCAAGGCCGCCGGCACCACCAAGGACGACACCAGCCGGGCTCGCACCAAGGACCGGCTGCTGTTCGCTGCGGCGCTCCTCGCGGGTCTGACCGTCTACGCCGGTTTCGCCGTCGGCTCCTACCAGGGTCTGACCGGGTTCGCCCGAGACTTCATCCACTGGTCGGACTGGCGGCAGAACATCGTGCCCGTCACCCTCGACGGCGGCACCGCCGCGTTCGGCTTCCTGGCGTTCCGGTCGGTCCAGCTGAAGAAGTCGGCGCTGCTGTGCTACATCGTGGTGCTCGGCTCGACCGGCGCGTCCGCGGTCTTCAACTTCACCGAAGGCGCCGAACATGCCTGGCAGGCCGGCGCGTTCCTCGCCTACCTGGCCTGGGCGGGCATGGCCATGGGCCATGTGTTCCTGGAGCAGTTCAAGAAGTTCGCCGGGCTCGGCCGGTACGTCAAGTACGGCGTCCGCTGGCTGACCTCCCCCCACTCGACGGCCTGCGCCGCGCTGGCGTGGGTGAACTACCCGCCCGAGGACGGCACCGAGGCGACCGTCCGGAACGGCCTGGCGCACCTCTCCGCGGTCCGTGCCCGCAAGCACTCCGAGGCTACGGGCCGGCGGGCCGCGCGTGCCATGACAGGTGGCATCACCCTGCGGCCGTGGGCGCGCCTCACCGCCGTTGCGGAGACCCTCGCGACGGTTACCGCCGAGCTCTCCGATAGCCGCGCGGAGAGGGCCTCCGAGAGCGCCCGGAGAGCCGAGGCGGAGACCCGCGTGGAGACCTTGGAGGCGAACCTCGCGGAGATGGCGGAGACCGTCCGAGCCCTCCGATCGGAGATGACCTCCGGAGACCCCTCCGGAGAGGGGGCGGAGAACCCTGCGGAGACCCCCCTCCGGCTGAGGCGGAGCACCAGCAAGAGGACCCTGGAGAGGCCCCTCCGAGCGGTGCCCTCCGGCGCCACGGTCTCCGACGAAGAGGCTGTTCAGCGGCTCCTCCGGGCGGAGGTCTCCGACGACGACAAGCAGCCCGGCTACGCCTGGTCGAAGAACAAGGCGGTGCAGGTCTCCGGCGTGGGCTGGGGCCGCATCAACGACATCCTCCGGCTGCTCGCGGAGACCCGCGCCAGCGGCCGGTCAGCGAACCCCTCCGGAGGGGACCGGAGCACCGGCTCCGACGACTCTGAGGAGCGTGCCGGATGAGCCCCCGGAAGAACCGCCAGACCGACCGGCAGCGCGCGCACGAGGAGCGTGCCACCGCGTTCTGGGCGGCGAAGCTCAACGCCGCTCGAACGCCTGATGATCGCGCCCGAGTGATCTTCGATGAGACGCGCGCCCGGATCGACAACCACCGGGTGGCCGAGGTTCGTGACCGGGCGTGGCTGGCACTGGAGAAGCACGCCTGCGCCGGGCGTGAGCTTGTGACGCGGATCCTCACCGAGAGGCTCGGTGACACCGCGTGAAGTTGACTGCCAACTTGACAGGGCCTGTTGACAGCCCGATCGCGGATCCACGCGATCACAGACGCGCGCTGGCGCGCGCGCGAGTCCCGATTGTACCCATCCATCACGCACAGCGACCACAGAAGGGAGGCGAGAAGCCATGGAAGGACTGATCACCCAGTGGGGGGTGCCGGCTGGTGTCGGCGTCATCTGCCTGATCGCAGCGGTCCTGCTGTTCACGCTCGGCAAGAAGCAGTGGCCGTGGCTGATCCTCGTGCTGATCATCGGAGCGTCCGACGCGCTCATGTCGACCCCCGTCGGAACCTACATCCACTCGGCCGTGACCTGGGCCAACACTGAGACCGGGTCCCTGATCGGGAGGTTCACGGGCGTGGTGGTCGGCGGGCTCGTGTCGATCACTGTCCTCGGCATCTTGATCATCAAGGTGATCAGGAAGGAGCGGGACAACTGGACCTACACGGCCGGGGCACTCGCTCCGCCGTCTGTGGTGCTGATCCCGGGAGTGATTGGGACGGTGCTGACGTTCGCCATCACCCTGCCGATGTGGTTGGTGTCGCAGGTCGTCAGCCTGGCGCTGGGGTGGTGAGCTGACATGCCGATCCTGTTGATCGCGGTGCTCGTCGCCGGTGCGTGGTGGACGAAGAACACGCTGGAAGAGGTGCCGTTCGCGATGCGCGGCAAGACCTCCCCGCGGCGCCAGCTCAAGATGGAGCGCTTCAAGGCCAAGGCCGGCAACTCGGAGCGCCGCTACGGCTTCGCCCGCTACGTCGCCGACCTGTGGGCGTCGTGCTGGAAGGAGGCACTCCAGGCGCGGATGAACACCACCGACCACCGGGTGAACGCCCGCACCCAGAAGGCCATCCGCAAGCACGAGCGCCGCATCGACCGCCGGGACCGCAGGTGGGCCCGTCGTGACGATCGGCGCCAGCAGCGTCAGGTCCGCCGCGCCGAACGTCGGCTACCGCCCCCGGCCCCCGAGGAGCCTCGCGAGCCGTGCGCCGGGTGCGGCAAGTCGGGTCACGACCTGCCCTACTGCGAGAAGCCCGCCGACTCCACCCCAGCCGACAGCGGGCCCGACGAGATGTCCGACCGCAAGTGCGGCTGGTGTGGAGGACCCGCCCACTCGTCCGCCGACTGCCCCGTCTACACGGGCAAGTCCGAACCGCAACCGAAGGAGAACACCGTGTCCGCATCCCCCGAGACCAGCACCGTCAGCAGCCTGCGGGCCGCCATGGAGGCGAAGGTGACCGAGGCGACCGCCGAGCTGGAGGACGCCCGCGCCAACGCGAACCGCGCCGCCGGGGAGCTGGCCCGCGCCGACCAGATGGTGGCGAGCCTGCGTTCCCAGAAGGTGCCGGAGCAGACCGTCGCGCGCGTCCAGCAGCTGCAGGAGAACGCCGCCGCCGCGAAGAAGACCGCCGACGCGCGGGCCGCGCTCGCCGACTCGGACGTGGCGCTCGCGAAGGCCGCGCTGGCCGACGTGGCCGCGCACGAGCACGTCCAGGACGCCAGCACTGCGGCCGGCGGTGTCGCCAATGCGAGCTTCTACGAGCAGAGCAACAGCTGACCCGGCGGGCGGTGCGGCCCACCACGAGCCGCACCGCCCCCAGAACGAAGGGATGAGATCGTGAGCCGCACCGCAACGCCAGCCCCACCGAGGCTCCCGTTCGGTGGCGGGCGACGCGTCAACAAGGCCGTGGACCGTATGGTCCGCGACAACCCGAACCTGCTGCGACAGGTCCGGTTGACCCGAGGCCAGCGATTCCGCCGCTGGCTCGGGCGCAGCGCATGGAAGGCTACCCACAAGTCCGCCCGGCACGGCTGGAAGAAGCGTCGCACCCTGGCCCCGTCGTACGTGGGGTTCGCGGTGATCCTGCTCGGCGAACTCGCCCACGTGTTGCCCACCGGCTGGCTGACCGCCGCGTGGCTGGGCTTGCCCGCCGCCGCGATTTGCTGGTGGTGGGTGGGTGGCACGGCATGGAAGCTCACCCGCAAGAAGCGGGCCCGCAAGACCCACCGCGGCTGGTGGCTTGCCGGGATCGGCGTGGCGTGGGCGCTGTTTCTGCTGGTGGCGCTGCTCAGCTGGGCGCCGCCGATGCCGTTCCCGGTCATCGTGGCAACCACCACGTTCCAGGTGCGGTGGCTGTGGCACCGCCGAGTCCGGCCGACCGCGGCGAAGAAGAACGACCCAGACGTGGCCACCTGGAAGGCGATCGACGGGTTCGCGAAGACCAGCATCGAGTTCACCGACCTACCGGCCGACCGCGGCCGGTCCGCGCTGGCCGACCTGTCCGACTCCAACCTCACCGCCGACGACGTGGTGGCGAAGCTCAAGGCGATCACGAAGGCGTACCGCAAGACGGCCGGCGCGGTGGTCGTGGAGCGCACCCCCGAGGAGTACGAGCACCTGGTCAAAGTCATGATCCTCAAGCGCAACCCCACGCAGGAGATCACCGAGTACGACGAGTCGTGGGTGCAGTTGGAGGACGGCTGCACGCCGTTCAGCACCTACCCGGACGCGGCGCGAGCGTGGCTGCGCATCTGGGAGCCCCGCTCGGGCTGCGTGCACGAGCTGTTCTCCGGCGACCCGCGCACCGGTAAGTCCCGGGGCATGGTCACCGCGATGACCCAGTCGGTGATGACCGGCCTGGTGTTCCCGATCGTCGGCGACCCGCAGCAGGGCCAGTCGATGCCCGGCTGGGCCGGCGCCGACGGCAAGGCGCCTATCACCGCCCTGGACGTCGAGTCGATCCACGACGTGCTGCGCGCCCTGCGCACCGCCATGTACCGCCGGTCGAACTACTTGTCGAAGCGGCTGTGGACCGACGAGGACAACGACACGCACCGCGGCATGGACTTCTTCGACCCGACCGTCGTCCCGGAACTGCCGATCCTGGAGATGACGATCGACGAGGCGCACCGGCTGCTGGAGTTCGACCACATCGCCGACCTGGTGGAGGAGATCGCGCTGATGGCCGGCAAGACCGGCATCCGGCTGCGGCTGGCCACCCAGTACCCGTCGATGGACAACCTCGGCAACCGGATGACGATCCGCAACTCGCTGATCGGTGGGAACACGATCGCGTACCGCATCTCCACGGCCGTCGCGCAGGGCATGATCCTGCCGGCGTGGCTTCCGGGCCCGCACACCATCCCAAAGCGTCTCCCGTCCGGTGAGCACACGAAGGGGATGCTGGTGCTGGACTCGTCGGCGCCGAACTCGTCGCGGGGGACGTTCTCGCGCACGGTGTGGACGCGGCGGGAGCACCACTGGGCGGGGATCGCTGCGAAGCGCATCCCGAAGCTGCACGATCTGGATATGGAGGTGTTCGGCTCGGACTTCTCCGCCTGGCGGCAGAAGACACAGCTGGCGGTGGCGGCCCAGCCGTCGCAGACCGGCAGCGAGAACGGCGTGCAGGACCCGTCGGCGCCACTGGACGACCGGATTGCCGCCTACCTGGCCACCGTGGACACCGGACGGACCGGCGTCATCGCCGACCACGTCGGTAAGGACATGGCGACCGTGAGCAAGACCCTCGCTCGAATGGAAGGCAAGCGGCGGGTCGACCTGATCGAGCGGGGTGTCTGGGCGCTCGTTCGTAGCGAATCCGATGAGCAGAACCACGCGACCGAGACAGCAGGTGCCGCATGACCGACCACACGCTTCCCCGCCCGGCCGTCCTGCCGGAGGTCATCGCGCCTGGTGGCGCCACGGTGGCCCGCCGCGCCGCCGCCCCGCCCGCGCCGCGCGTCATCGACGTCCAGCCCACCAGCGTTCAGCAGGTGCGTCCCCGCAGCCGCAAGCGGCTCGCTCTGGCGATAGCCGCACCGTCCACGCTCGCCCTGCTGGCAAGCTCCGGCTGGGTCCTGGCCCGCGTCGACGCCGCCGTCCACCTGTTCATGTGGGTCGGCATCGTCGCGGCCGGGGCAGTCGTGGTGGCGCTGCTGATCCTGGCCGCGCTGTCGCGCCGCAAGTGCCCCGGCCTGCACTGCGCCGGCTGCAAGGACTGACCGCCATGATGGCCCCGACCCATATGGCCGCCTCTGCTGCGGGCGCTTTGGGTGTGCTGGCCCTCGCCGCGCACGAGGGCGTCCACCTGACCATCTGGCACGCTGCGATCGGCGTAGGGGTGGCCACTGTCTCGGCCCTGATCCCGGACGCGGATCACCCGTCGTCGCGGATCTCCCGCGCCGCCGGCATCGCCACGATCGGCCTGTCGCACCTCGTGCGGTTCGTCTCGGCGCGGGTGTACGACGTGACCCGCACCGAACGGGACCGGCCGCGCGGCGGCAAGCACCGCGGCCTGACCCACACTCCGATCGGCGCGGTCACCTTCGGGCTGTTCGTCGCGGGCGCGCTGCTACTGGCCGGGCAGTGGTGGACGCCGGCCGCCGCCTGGGCGTGGCTCGGCGCGCCGGTCGGGTTCGGCTGCCTGGCGCACATCGCCGCGGACTTCTTGACCCGCGAAGGGGTGCCGCTGCTGTGGCCGTTGAAGGTCAGCGGCAAACGCTGGCGCCGCTTCCACGTTCCGCTGGTGGCGATCAGCACCGACCACTTCGCGGAGCGCTTCCTGTACCTGCCGGCGTTCGTGTTCGCTGCCGGCTGGTGCGCTTACCTCACCCTCACCTGAACAGGAGACCCCAGCATGACCGACACCACCACCTACCCCCTGTCCACCGCAACCTCAGCAGCGCTGCACTCGCAGGCGACCGGCCCGGCACACCTGACCGAAGACATCGTCGTGGCCCTGATGCAGGAAGGGGCGATCGGCGGCCCGACCCGCGGACGAACATGAACATGCCGGCGTTCCCCACGGTCCTCGACGCCATCCGCGAGGTCGTGGAGGCGTCCGTTGACGCGCACGGGCTGCCCTGTACGTCAACCCGGCAGCACGCGGCGAAGCTTGCTGTCGAGGCGCTCCGTGAGGCCGGGCCGCTGATCGAGGGTGCGGCATGAACGCCACGCTCACCTGGATCGAGACCGACCCCGGGCAGATCTGGCGCAGCCTCGACGGCCGGTACGCCATCATGGCCGTCACGCTCCCCGAGAACCCGCCTCACGTCGAATACCACGTCCGCAAGGTGGATCCGAACATGGCCGCCGCCTATCCGACCCGCGGCACGCTAGGTGTGCTGCTGGAGTCCACGCCATGGCTGTGGAACGACGAGAACAGTGTCCACTCGGCGCAGGCGATCGCGGAACGGGACGCTTGGAGCGACGCTCACTGGCGCAGCCGCAACGTCACCGAGGACTACCCCGCCGAGGCAGTGAAGCCGTTCTACTGGCCCATCTCCAACGGCTGCATCAAGGGCGGCTTGGTCGTGGAGCGCGTGGACGGTCGGCTTGTCGCCCGAGTCGTTGGCATGGGTCGCCACGATGACGAGTACGAGCCTGGGACGTACGCCGAGATCGACCTGACCGAGTTGGTCGCGGGGGACGCGTCGTGAACGCCACCTACGAGGAGCAGGAAGAGTTCCTGTGGCAGAGCCTCGTTGACTACCCGTGTGAGTGTGGCGCCGAGCCGGAGGAGCACACGATCGCGGAAGACGAGCGCGGCCGAGCCCACGTCTACTGCCCGACGCGTTGACGGTGCTGGTGGCTGGTGTGGGATTCCGCCCCTCGGCATCTCACACCAGCACGCCAGGACCGCCAAGGCAGGCGGCCAGGAAGGGCATGATGAGGTACAGCGACGTGACGGCGGAGCAGGCGGAGACCTGGCGTGACGAGGCGCTGGTCGACGCGGAGGCGGCGCGGCTGCGCGGCGAACCGGAGAAGGCCGTCGAGTTCGAGCGCCGCGCCGACCTGTGGGCCGACGGGGCAGTGAAGGCGACGGCATCGTGAGCACCGAGGACGACGCCAACGAGGCGATCCGGGGCGTGATGGACCGGCTCAACCGCATCACCGACGCGGGGGACGCCTACGACAAGCAGATCGAACCGCAGTACCGGAAGCTCGACGATGCCCGCACACACCGCTGGCGTCTGGACTACGACAAGGCCGTCAGGGTGGCGGGCGAGGTCGGCGCGGAGATCGAGGCGCTGGAGCGTGACCTGTTCGGGGCGACGCGGTGAGCGCCTACGACAGCGATCCCCGGGTCACGAGGGTCAGCGACGACCGCTACGACCTGCCCTCACCCGAGGGTTGGCATGTGGACATCCACCCCAGCGGCTCCGCCTTCGTGTGGGCCGACGACTACGGCACCGCGAACGGAACCTGGTACGACACGGCGGATCAGGCGATCTGCTCGGTGATCGGGGCGCCGCAGTGAGCGCCTACGCCGATGTGCTGGCTGACCCGCGTGTGGCCCAGTGCAGCGACGTCGAGTTCTGGGTGTCCATGCCCGACGGCGTGTGGAAGGTGCGGTCGGAGAACTGGAGCTGGCGCGCCCACCCGCCGGCGTCCAGTGGTCGTACGGGCTACTGTCTGGCGTCGCTGGAAGCCGTCATCAACGACGTGTTGACGTGGCCGGAGGGTCCTCGGTAGACGACGCTGCCCAGCCGGTGACAGGACACGGCTGGGCAGCAAGGAAGCGGGCGGCTACTCGGTTTTGGCGGGTGGCCGCTTCGGCATCTTGGCGCCAGGCTTGCGGAGCCACCATTCGAGGAACTGGCTTACGAGGTCGCCCATGCTGGTCTTCGGGGGCAGGGCGTCGTGAACCTCGTCCAACACGTCCTTGTCCACGCGGATCGACGTGCTCAGCTTGGGGCCGCCTTCGCGCGGGGGCCGGCCGCGACCTCGATGCTCCGTCATGCGGTTAAAGGTACCACAACTAATCTTCGGATAGCCCTTGCGATCATGGATAGAGGCGAGCAATAATTGGGGTACATCAAAGAGAGATCGGAGCAGGTCATGAGCACCGACTACCACATCGTCACCCCAGCGCAGAAGGTTGGCGACAGGGTCCGTTGGAACAACATCGTCTTCGATCCCGACCTGGAGTACTTCAAGACCGGCGAGCCGGCCACCGGCGTGATCACGCAGATCCTCGACAGCTTCACCGTGGCCGTCCGGCCGGACAGCGACTCGGGGTACGTCGACGACATCGAGCTCGACGCGGACGCCGTCGAGCCCGCCTGACCGCCCCTACTCGTCCCGGCACCGGAGACCTCCAGGACTGGCGCCGGGACCCCGAACCGAGAAGCGAGGGAACGAACCGATGAGCAAGCAGACTCTCCCCGAGTGGCAGGCCCAGCAGTTGGAGAACTGCACTGAGAAGATCGCCAAGAGCCTGACCGACCTTGCTGAGCGGATCAAGCAGCAGGGTTCCGAGTTCTCGTGGCTGGCGGTCGGCAAGGCGCACCAGACCCGTACCGCCACGAAGATCGCGGCGGACATCGTGAACAGCTTCACTCAGGACACCGGCCAGATCGGCGCGAGGCTGTGGACGCTGATCACCGACGCGGGCGAGCTGGACGCGGAGATGCAGCGGAACGGCACGCAGTCGCCCGACGCCGCGACCCGCCCCTGATCGTCCCGGTGTTCGGGTACCCCCGTTGCCCGACACCGGGGCCTACAACCCGAAGGAGAACAGGAAGATGAGCGACATCCAGCCGGGCCAGATCTTCAACCACTACGACGGCCTCGGCGCCTGCACGCGCTCCGTGCTGATCGTTGATGTCACCGACGGGCGTGCCCGTTGCACCGTGGTCTCGGACCGCGACGACCGCATGGTCAACGTGGAGCTGACGATCAGCGTTGGGCGGCTCTCTCAGTTCGACTGGTGCCAGGTGGCGTAGCGCTCTCCGCCTGCCGGACACCGATGTTGGGTGTACGCCGCGAACGCACCGGCAGGTACCACTAGATCGAGACGACAACCGGAGAGGACAGCACGATGCAGTACTACGCGAGCGAGAAGGACGCGCAGGCCATGGACGAGCTGGTCCGGCTGGCGCAGCAGATCGAGGGTCGGGCGGTGGGGGCGCGGGCCTGCGCCCACGAGGCCGCAGTGCTGCCGCCGGGGACCGCCCGCGACTCCGCTCAGGCCGACTACGACAGCCACCTGACCTGGGTGCGCAAGCTGGTCGAGGATCTGCACGCCGCCGCCAAGAACCTGCCGTAGCGAGACGAGACGAGCGAAGGGAACGAGACGATGGATCTGAAGCCGACTGCGAACCGCCTCGCGCTGCTGCGCGCCGCCGCCGAGGAGAAGTCCAGGGTGTACCGCTGCCGCGACTTCGACTCCGGCGAGGTGGTGGCCTACCTGGAGCGCCCCGACCAGGGCGAGTTGATGGTGACGGCGCGGGTGGACGAGCAGGTGAAGGCGGGCTGGCTGCGGTCGGGCGCACCGACTGGGCCGAGCTGGTATGCCCGGCGGCCGATGCTGGTGACCGATGCTGGTCGCGCGGTGTTAGCCGCCACCGAGCCCATCTCCGAGAGCAGCGAGTGAGGGGTGGACGTGATGGCCAGTACCGCGACGCAGCAGATGCCCGAGGAGGACTACCAGCGGCTCCTCGTCGCCGCCCGGAACCTCGGGAAGACCGACCCGGACCTCGACGGCCGTGGCATGTTCGTGGCGCTCGGCCTGCTGCCGGACGACCACACCGGCGGGTTCCTGGTGCACGTGGTCGAGCAGGTGGGCAGCGGCAAGCGGGCGTTCGCGATCCGGCGGGCGTTCCTGAGCGAGACGGGGTGGGTCTGATGGCCAGCAACCCGAAGACCGCGGACCGCCGGTACCGCACCTCCGCTGAGCACCGCGCGGTGCACGTGGAGCTGTCGGGTGCCCGGTTCGGCAAGGAGCCCCGGGACGTGTTCCGGCGCGACGCACCTACCAGGGTGTTCGCGTGAACGAGCAGAGCAGGTAGAGGAGAGCAGGAGAGATGAGCGAGCAGAACCGGGTACCGTGGTCGGACGCGATGGCCCGCGCCATCGACGATTCGGTCGCTCTTCCGGAGGTCCGAGAGCGGCTGCGGCTGGCCCGCAAGGATGCCGCCCAGGGAGCGGGCGGCCTGGACGACCTGTACGCCGGGGCGATCGACATCCTCAACCGGTGGGAGGAGGCGCACTCGATCCGCGCCACCGAGCCGTGGCGGGCCGACATCATCCTCAACGACTACCGGCCGGTCCGCCCGTACGCCGTGAATCTGGGGTCCTGGATTCAGGCAGCCGAGGAGGGCTGAGGTGGCTTCTCTGACTCCCGCCCAGCGGCGTGTACTGGAAGCCGCCCGCGATGGCCGACTCGGCTACATGCAGATCGGCAACGACTACTACCTGACCGATCCCGACAGCGACGAGCTGCACAGCGTGAGCCCGGTCGCCCGCCGCCAGTTCGCAGCCGGGCTGATCGAACGCGTCGAGTACCACATGCACGGGCGGTTCGTCATGGGCCTGACCCCCGCTGGCCGTTCCGAGTTGGGCATCGAGGAGGACTGAGAGATGACCTGGCGTACCCCGGCAGCGCTCGCCCATCTGATGGACACCCGAGACGAGATCCTGAACGCTCTGCTGCTGGCCATGGTGGAGCGACCCGACCGGCAGGAGACCACTCCGAGCGGCGAGCTGGGCTGGGTGGTGTTCGAGCGGGAGACCTTGCGAGACGCCGTGAACAAGCACCGCACCGGGAGCCGAGGGCCGGTCACCTTGACGGACATCGAGGCGCTGGAGTCGCAGGCGGCCGGGCACGTGGACTACGCGGAGAAACTGGCCTACTCCTGCGCCCGACTGGCGCTCGGATACGAGGAGGACTGACCGATGGCTTCGACCCGTATCCCCCGCTCCGAGGTGCTGTGGCGCGGGCTTCCGGGCGGCAACGTTAGGCACGCCGTTGTCGCCGCCGAGCCGCCGAACCTGCGTACGTTGTGCCCGCCGATCGCCTACGCGCCACGCGGCTGGTGGACGGACTTCCGCACCGACCCGGAGTGCGCCGCTTGCGCCCGCCGTGTCGAGCCCGCACCGAACACCAAGGAAGGCTGAACGATGAGCGACTGGATGCGTCTCGCCGGCAAGAACCGGACCAACTGGCAGAAGGTTGGCTCGGGCATGGTGGCGCACGTCACCCGCATCGATACCGGCTCGTCTTGGGAAGTGGTGGTCATGAACCCGACGACCGGCGATGTGATCGTGCGAGCCGATGGTGTCGCACGGAACGGTGAAGCCGCGAAGCGCGAAGCCGACGCATGGATAAACCGATACCTCACTGACGAGTGGGAGAACTGAGATGGCAACGATCGACCAATCGTCGTGCCCGAAGTGCGGCGCCGGACCGGGCACGCTCACCCTGTCGAAGGGGATGCAGGCGCTGCCGATCGGCACGTGGTCGCTGGCCGGCGTGCAGTTGAAGACGTCCGCGATTGAGGTGCCGGTGGTGGACTGCTCGGCGTGCGGTCTGCACGTGGTCGGCTCGTACGACCCGGATGGGCGGCACGTCACGTTCCCGAACCCCGACGAGCCCGCACTGAACGAGGAGAACTGAGCGATGGCAACGATCGAGCGTCCACTACCTGTCGGCACCCCCGTGCACCACAGCAACCAGATCTGGTCCGCTGCCGCCCACGTCGCCACCGGCGTCATCGAGGCCGTAAAGGGTCCCTACTACGACGGCTCTTTCGAGTACCAGGTACTCACCGGCGAGGACTTCGGCCGCCGCCCCGGCCCGGACAACCCGCAGACCCGCACCACCTGGTGGTCGTCGCTGGCCACCATCCCCGTCGGGGAGGACCGCGATGTCTGACCTTTCTCCCGCCACGCGAGCCGCCGCGGACGCCCTCCAGCGCCACGCCTCCCGCAACGGCTACCCGCTGATCGGTGACGCTGAGGCGCTCGCCTGCGCGGCGATGCTGGCCGCCGGGCCGATCGTGGAGGCCGAACTGGCGGAGAAGATCGCGCTGGCTATCGAGGAGCGTTGCAAGGACATGCGGCACGCCTGGTCCACCGGCTCGGGTGCCTACGTGTGCATGGTCTGCGCATCGCACGCCACTCTCGCCCGCCAGCACGCCACCACCTGACCCAACCAACAACCCGAGGGGGGATCGAGCACCATGGCAGGGCAGTACGCCACCAGCACGAAAGTCGGCTCCGACCGCAGCATCGCGGAGATCGAGCGGACCCTGATGCGCTACGGCGCCCGTGGCTTCATGTACGGCCGGGACGAGGATCGGGGCGCGGCGGTGATCGCGTTCAAGGCCAACGACCGGCAGGTGCGGTTCGTGCTGCCGCTGCCCGACATCCGCCGAGTCGGCCCGGAGGGCATCCTGCCGAACGGCGGCGCGGTGTACTCGCTGTGCGAACCGGACTGGTGGACGCACGGCTGGGATATCCCCGGCCTACACCCGTCCGTCGAGGAGAACAAGCGGCAGGGCGACCAGCTCTGCCGAGCCTGCGTCTCCGCCTTCGACGCCGCGGTGAGCCGTTCCTGAAGCTTCCGGGTCGGCTCGTGGACGCAATCCAGGGCCGGGCCGGTGGCTGCCAGATCGGCGCCAGGAAGGACAGAGACCGAGATGAGCGAGACGAACACGGTGCCGGCGAACAGGGTGCTGCTGGCGGTGCTGGAGAACAAGCCAGCGGACGGCGTGCTGGCCGTGGCCCGGCTGATGCGCGAGCGGGCGGAGGCGGCCACGCAGGGCACCTGGGGGCTGGGGTTCGGCACGGACATCGTGTCGGGCATCACCCGGACCGGCCGGGCGTCGTACAGCTGCGACCACCACGTGGCGCGGGTGGTCGAGGATGACGACCGCTTCTCCGGGGACAACGTTCACAACGAGGCGGATTCCGAGGACGACGCCGTGCACATCGCCACCATGGCCAACCCGGCGGTGGCGCTGGCACTGGCCGACTGGCTGGAGGGCTCAGCGAACCAGATCCGCCACCTCGGGCCGGCGGCCGTATCGCAGCTCCACGACAGGTACGGGCCGGGCGCGGCGGTCGCGGTGGCCCGCGCCTACCTGACGGCCGACGTCGAGGAGGACTGAGATGAGCGACAACCGACCGAACCTCGCGGACACGGTGCCCGAGCCGGAGGACGGCACCGTGCTGGTGCTCGAAAACGACTTCCGGGAGTTCACGCCGATCATCCGCGACGACGAAGCCGCATCCGACGCTGGCTACGACCCGAAGGCGCGCTGGTTCATCGCCACGGACAACCCGGAGGAGGCGGAGACGTGGAGGGAGATCGTGATGGGTTCGATCCGACTCCACTCGCTCACGGAGATCGCTAAGGTGTGACCCGTGCTGACCGAACTGATCCCCGACGAGCTGCGCGACCCGCAGCGACTGTTCACGCTGGGCGAGTTCTGCGACCTGAACCGGCCGCCGTGCCCGACCTGCGGGAAGCCTGTCGAGTACACGCCGAGGCGCCCGGTTGGCTTGCCGGACACGGAGGTGGCTCGGCAGCAGCGGGTGGTGGCGGTTGGCTGTGCCGTGTGCAAGGTGCACGAGCCGTTTCCGTGGCAGGAACAGCCTGCCTGAGCCTGGACACGATGATGCGCCCCCGCCTCCAATCTGGAGGACGGGGGCGCTCTACTGTCTCCGCTCTACCCACTCCGCGGCGGCGATCGGGTCGATGGTCTGGACCGTCTCGGTGGCCCGGCCTCCCCGGATGATGGCGGCGTGCCAGCGGCGGGAGGCCCGCTCCTGCGGTAGCTCGGTGACCCGCCCACGCCAGTCGGCGCCGTCGCGCTGGTAGATGGCGGTGCGGCCCTCGATGGTCCAGCCGGGGCGGGTGGCGAGGGTGGACAGGTTATGGGGCATGGGGACATCGCAGCACGCTCGAGGCGCATTCACAGCCCGAACGCCCGGACTGTCGACGGCTCTACAGGTTGAGGTGTAGAGTGGTCTACATGAGGACAACGGCTCGAGCCATCGGCAGCCAGCAGCGCGCAGCCCTAGCCGCCGAGTACCACCACGACGCGGCCGGCGCGCAGGAGTACGACAGCCTCGAGTACCTCGCCGCCGGCTCCCAGCGCACCGTCTACCTCGACCACCACGCCGGCATCGTCTACAAGCTCGGCGACGACTCCGCGAACCGCCGCGAGGTGCGCGTCCTCGCCGAGCTGCGCGCTCGAGGTGTCACCCACGCCCCCGAGGCGACCCTGTACGAGGTCACGCTGACCGACCAGTGGGGCGACACGATGACCTGCACCGTCGTGGCCATGCCCTACCTGCCCGACGACGGATCGATGCCCCGGCCCTACCCGCTGCTCGAGGGTGCAGCCGACCTCAACCCGTACGGCAACGTCCACGCCCACGGCGGCCAACTCTGGCTGATCGACGCAGGCGGACTGTGAGGAGACCGATGACCACCATCACCCAGCGGCACGAGATCGAGGCGTGGCTCGGCGACGACCACGACCTCACCGACGAGCAGGTCACAGAACTTGTCCGGCAGGCCGAGGACATCAGCGAACGCTACCCAGACCACTCGGACTACGACGTGCGGGAAGCCGCGCTGATCGCCGCTTGCCGTGTCCTGTCCGGCGACGACCCAGTGGCGGAGCTGAGCGGCGCGCTGACTCGAGCGCGGCTCGCCGAGATGCGCGCACTGGCGGGGCTGCGACAGGCTGCGGTGATGGCCGTGGCTGCTGGCGAGTCCGAGGCTGGCTTCGCCCGGCGGGCCGGCATCGACCGGATGGCCGTGCGCAACTGGCTCGGCAAGCGCTAAGGAAAGGAACTACCATGCCCGGCCCGAAGTACCCGCTCTCCGTCGCCCTCCCGGGTGGCCGGGTGAGGCACACCGCCAAGCTCGTTCAGGACGGTCCAGCCGTGGTGACGCTGTGCGGGAAGCGCGGCACGCCGACCGGCGACGGCGCCCATCTCGGCTGGTGCGCGGCATGCGCGCGCAGGCCCAACCCGCAGGACCAGAGAAGTTGTGGCTGGCCACAGACACAGTGAGGCGCCGCGCACCCGTCCTGCCGGAGGGAGGCAGGAATCGGGTGCGCGGCGCACTCATCGGGGGCGGGAGGGAAAGTCAGCCGGCCGGTCGAAGCGAACCGTCACAGGTTGCCGGTAGCGTTGCGAGTCCGGTCTCGCCGCCGGCAGGGGGGTTGCTCGGGGGTGGGGCGGCGAGACCGGTCAAGCCGTCTCGTGCAGCTCCCGCCCGTCGAGGCTGTGGTGCACCAGCAGCCAGCCCATCGACCCGTCGTCGCGCGGCACCGGCTCGACGCGCGGCCCGCACACGCAGCCGTCGCCGCACGTGTCGTGCTCGATCAGGTCGCCCAGCGGCACCACATGCACGGCGTCCGCGCTCATCGCAGCAGCCCCAGCGCATTCGCCTCCGGCAGCACCACCAGCGCCAGCACCAGACACGCCGCTGCCAGCCACTCCGGGCGGCCCTTCCCCGGCCAGCCCACGCCCGCCGCGAGGAACAGCAGCAGCGCGGCAAGGCCGAGCAGCAGTTGGGCACCCAGCATGGCTACACCGACCCGTACTGCTCGCCGGGGCCGTCCCACATCGCCTCGACCACCTCGCGGGTTCGGTGCTCATCGCACAGCGCCGCACCGAACCACATCGGCGTGATCTCCGCGAACCCCTTTGTCGGGGCGTCACACACACCCTCACCGACAGGGGCGCGGCAGCCTGACCAGTTGCCGAGTGTCCCGTCCAGCCGCAGCCGCTCGTCCAGCAGCCGCTGCCGCATGTGCGCGGTCGCCTCCTCGCGGGTGGCGTGCCCGATCCGGTCCCACGCAGGGGAGGCGTCACGCTGCTCGCCTGGCGTCTGGAGCATCTCCCGCCACGCCTCCGAGCAGCACTCGGCGTACCGGCCGCCCGTCTCACTGCCCCCGGCGTAGATCCAGCGTCCGGCGGCCGGGCCACGCTCGATCTGCTGGGCCATGTGCACCTGCATCAGCACGTCACCACGGTCATCTGGAGCTGGCCGTGGACCGGGCAGGGCGGCGGCGGGATGATGGCGTGCCAGATCGTCGGGCAGGTGCACCGCGCGGCGTGGCCCCGGCACATGCGCCGGACCGGCTGGCCGTCCGGACCCCACGTGTAGTTGCAGGCGCACGGCGCCCCGACATGCGCGTGCTTGAGCGTCCTGATGTCCATCAGACCTCCTCGAACAGCAGCGGAAACCTGTCCCGTCTCAGCGCAGACCACTCCCCGTCCGGCCCGTACACCAGCCACCAGCCCGGAGGCACCTGCACCAGGCCCTCCGCGCCGCTGACCCAGATCGAGCCGTCATTCACCAGCGGCACCTGCCGGGACCGGTCCGTGATCCAGTCGCAGAGGTCGGCGGCGTTGTCCCCCTCGAACAGCGCCGCCTCCACCTCCAGCGGGATGCGGCGGAACCTGCGGGCGACCGTCACGCCGAACGGGTCAGCCACGTCACCTCGGCGACCCCACCCGTGGTCACCGACGGGTAGCCGACGTGCATGTTCAGCGTCTGGCCTCGCGCCGCGGTCAGGCCCTTCGCCCGCAGGAACGCCGACAGGGTCATGCCGGCCCGGTTCGCCGCGTCCCGCAGCTCGGCCGCCTCGTCGGCGCTGAGCCGTACCGAGATGACCGAGTCGAGTCGGCGGGGCTGGATCGGGCCGATGACCTCCCAGTCGTCGTTGTCGTCCATCGCGATCACTTTCCGGCGCTGGCTCGGACCGCGAGCATCGGGGACACCTGCGAGCGGGTCAGCAGCGACAGGAACGCCACCACCAGCGCGTCCACGCCGCCGATGAGCTCCGGGGAGGCGTGGTAGCCCCAGCCCGCAGCGAGCGCCGCCAGGGCGCCGACGAGGGTGGTGAACACGGCCGGCGCGATCGGCCGGGTGAACACGGCCTGCACCGCCCCCAGCACCGCGTTCAGCGCCGCGACGATGAGCCCGACGATCGCCGGGGTGAGGCTGTGGAAGCCGAGGGTCGCGAGCACACCGAGGCCGGCGCTGGCGAACCCGATCACGAGGGCCGGCTCGCGGCCCAGCAGCCAAGACTTCACGTTCGTACCCTTTCCGGGTGTTTAACCGTCCACCCGGGCGGGCGACGGAACTTGAGACACTCACGCACACGTGTTCGAATCGGGCACATGGCGGAGGTGATCGAGCACAAGATCGTGGAACGCTGGTGGAACGGCAGCTTCGGCGACCTGCACCGGCAGCGCCTCCGCCTGCATCGGCACGTCACCGACGACGGAGCCGAGCACTGGGCTGTTGAGCTCGACAGCACCGGCGAACATCTGGCCTACCCGTGCGACAACGAGCAGCAGGCCCACGACACCATCGCGCGGCTATGTCAGGAGCGGCCCGGCGACTGGCGGCGAGTCGATGCGGCGGCGCGAGGCGAACAGGACTGAGCGGTCAGTTCGACCTGCGCGAGTTGCTGGTGCTGCTGGTCTTCTCGCACACCACCGCCGAGATTGTGCCAGCGTCCAACGTCAGCCACGTGTGCGCCTGCGCCGTGGTGCCGTCCGGGCAGACAGGCAGTGGATGCGCCTCGAACCACTGCTCCACCGCCGTGGCGATCTGCTCCGCCGTGGGTGGGTCACCCTGATCGCCCTTGTCGCCCTTCGGGCCGGCCGGGCCCGTTGGGCCTGCGGGACCCGTCGGACCTGTTGAGCCAGCCGCCGGCGGGTGCTGCGTGTACACCGCCAACACCGCGTCATACACCTGCTGCGGGGTCGGTGCGATCGCTGTCGGCGCGTGCTGCGCCAGCCAGTTGTCCACGTCCGCCATCAGCGTCGCCGGATCAGGCTGCACGTGCAGCCACTCCGGATGCTGCTGGATCGCCGCGACCACCGCCGACAGCACCTGCTCCGTGGTCGGCCCTGGGCCCTGCGGACCGGATGGGCCCGGCTCGGGCGTCACGGTCGGCTGGGCCGGGTTCGCCCGGATCTCCGACGGCGGCTTCGCCACACACTGCTGGCCGAGCTTGCGGGTCTGCGAGCACTGCGCCGACACCGCCACCGACAGCCCGTGCACTTGGTCCTGCGTGTGCGCCAACGTCACCGACAGGATCGCCAACGCCACCACCACGACCAGCGACAGCGGCAACAGCACCCACACCATCCGGTTGATGAACCGCTGCCGGTGCCGCTCCGCCGTCTGCTGAGGCCGGACCGGCTCCGCCTCGGCTACCGTCTCGGCTGGCTGGCCGCTCACTTGTTCACCACCACCGTGATGATCGGAGCGATGATCGACGCCAGGATCGCGCCCACGAACCCCAGGATCCCGATCCACTTGGTGCGCCTCCACTCGCCTTGGTTGCGCTCCCTGTCGGCGGCCTGGGCGTCGCGTTCACGCTCCCGCTTGCGCTGATCCTCCACCCGCGCCTGCTCCAGCGCCGCGACCCGCCGCTCGAACTCGGCCTTGAGAGCGGCGACCTCGGCGCGCAACCGCTCGTGCTTCTCCATGTACAACTCGCGCGGCAGCATCCTGCCAAGCGACTCGTTCACGGTCTCGAAGTCGTCGTGCATGTCCGCGCGGAGTTGCGCGATCTCGCGGGCTACCGCGTCATCCGCCACGGGCTAGCCCCGTTCTGTCGCAGGGTCATGTCCTCTCTGCGGCGGGCACCCGGCCCCACTCCGGGATGCCGCCCCGTCGTCAGGCCGCCGGCGTTCCCTGCCGGGCCATCAGCTGCTGGTAGAAGCTGTAGGTGATGAACCCGCCCTCGCTGATGCCGGCCTGCTTGAGGCCGTCGAGGTTGTCGGACAGGCTCTTGTCGCCGTTCGTCTTGGCCTGGGCCGGCGGGATGTGCACCAGCTCGCCGTTGCCGGTGAGCAGGAACCAGCCGGGCCAGGGCGTGCCCGCCGGCACCGTGTTGCGGTCGACCTGGACGATGACCATGTCGGTGTCCTCCGTTGCGTTGCTGGGAGTGGGGGTCGGCGGGGTGACCGCCGGGGTGAAGTAGCTGGTGAGCTCCGCCAGGGAGCCCTCGAAGGCGTTCGCGTCGACGCGCTGGCCGGCGACGAGCGCGCCGTCAGTGAACTGCCACAGCCGCGGCTTGAGGCCGCCGTAGCTGGCCCAGCCGGCGCCGGACGCGCCCGGGTACATCGCCGCCGCGTAGCCGCCCGCGCCGACATAGTTGCTGGACACCAGCTCCAGTCCGGCGGCAGCCAGCGGAGCGAGGCTCGGGGAGCCCATCGCCTGCCACACCCAGTGCGGCAGGTACTCCAGGCCCACCAGCTTGCCGCGCTGGCGCATCGCCTTCGCGAACGCGAGCGCATCCGACAGCGACGGGATCGGGGCACCGGAACCGTCCGGCTCGTGGTCGATCATCACGCTGGCCACGTTCCCCAGCGCCGACGCGCACACGTCCGCCTGGTGCTGGATCGACACCTCGTACGAGGGGTACAGGAAGTGGTAGCCGCCGAACAGGCCGCCCACCGCTTTCGCCTGCGCGCGGAAGTTCGGGAACGCGCTGTCGGCCGAGCCGCCGTTGTAGCCCGTCGAACACCGGGCCATCACCGCCGAGAAGCCCTCCCGGTACACCTGCGCCAGGTCGAGGCCACCCTGGTAGAACGCGATGTCGATCGTGAACAGGGTCATGCCGAGCCCTCCTCGCCGGGAGTGAACTCCCACTCGTCCTTGGCCAGCCGGTCCAACTTCCACACCGGGTACGTGATCGAGTGGATGCCCCGCGCCGCCGCACGATGGTGGATGTCGCAGAGGATCATCAAGCCACCCTCGGACTCTGCCGCGTTGAGGAAGTCCTCCTGCGAGTGGACGTCCAACTGCGGGAAGTCCGCCGCGACCTTCCGCCAGTCGATCTCGTTGAGACCCGCGAACTCCGCGATATCGTGATGAGCTTCCAGTTGCTTCGCCCCGTGGCAGCGGTGCCCTGCCGGCAGCCCGGAGTGGATCTGGTCGATGGTCGCGCCGCCGATCCAGCAGCCCACTTTCAGCACGTGGATCAGGTGGTGCTGCGCCTGGTGGAAGACGCGGTAGTGCGGGTCGGACTCTCGTGGCCCGTGCGGCGGGTAGGCGGCCAGCTCGTGCAGGGTGCGCCGCTCGTAGTGCGCCGGCGGCGGCTGTTCATCGGCCATCAGGACACCGCGCCGGTCACCGGGTCCACCGTGTACATCACCTGGTCGTTGGTCATGCCGAACCGGCTCAGTGCGATCTGCGGCGCGCTGTCTGCCGGGGCGTACTGGTGGTAGGCGGCTACCACCGCCGTGATGAACGCCTTCGCATTCGCGTCCGTCCAGTCCGCGATGGCGCCCTGAACCGGCTGGTTCCACGGCCCATTGAACGTGTTGCCGAGGCACACCAGCACCTGGTTGCCGCCGGGGCTGCCGTCGTAGATGGAGAGCTGGTAGGACACCTCGGTGCTTGTGAAGTCCTGGCTCAAGGCACTGCCTCTCAGGTGTGGACCCAGCGGGTCGTCATGAATGCCTGCACCACGCCCGTTGCGGAGCCGGTGGAGATGGAGCCGCCGTTGTCCTGCAGGGCCTGCAGCTCGACGTAGTCACCGACGTTGAGGAACACAGTGCGGCCGAGCCCGAAGCCGGTGGCCGACGTGCCGGCGACCATCGTGGACTGACCGCCGTTGATCTGGGTGCCGTTGATGGCCCAGATGGACAGACGGCGGCCAGTCGCTGTGCCGGCAACGAGCGTCCAGCCGCCTTCGATCTCGTACCAGCCGGCTGTCTGGCTCGTGTAGCGGCTGGTGTTGCTGACGGTCGAGTGACCGTTGTCGGAGTCAATGTCCTCGGTGTCGTAGAGCAGGGCGGTGGCCGCGCTGGGGCCCAGCGACTGCGCAACCGTCTGCCGGAGACAGCACAGGGGCGGCGCCGACAGGTACGCGAACGCGCTCACCGTGTTGTTGTTGATGTTGCTGGCGGTCGCTACCTCGCCGGTGGCGAACGTGTGCATGGTCGGGATCGTGGCCACGCCCACCCCCGGATCGGTTGCTGCGGACGGGGGTCAGGTGTGTATCCAGCCGATGTTGAACGTCGGGAAGCAGTCGCCGCCGGAGGCCAGCGCGTTGAGCGTGATCGTGCCGGAGGTGGCCTGGATGCCGACCTCCACGTAGTCGCCCACGTTGAGGAAGCGGGTCGCCACAGCTGTCGGCGCGCAGGCGATGCTGGACGATACGTAGCCGCCGGTTTTGCCCGCCAGGAAGCTGGTGCTGCCGTTGGTTTTGAACGCCATCTGCACAACCACCGCCGACGCGCTCGACGACAGGCACTGCATGGAGGCCGTCAGGTCATACCATCCGGCCGTCTGCGCCGTGTACCGAGACGTGTTGGTGACGGTACTGTGGCCGCCGTCGCTGTCCTCGTCCTCCGTGTCGAACAAGACGCTCGCCCATCCGGACAGGGAGGTCTGGAGCACCGTCTGCCGCAGCACCGCCAGCGGTGGGGCGCTGGAGAAGGCGAACGCGGAGACCGTGTTGTTGTTCAGGTTGCTGGGCGTCACCACTTCGCCGGCGGTGAAGGTGTGCATGCTGGGGATGATCACGCGGCCATCCCCCGATCACCTGCTGATGCGCCACTCGTGGAAGCGGCGCGGGATCTCGGCCAGATGCTCGTGGTTGACCTGCGGCGCGTCCCAGTCGTGGGGCAGCCAGCCGACCGAGCCGCGGCACCGGGCCTCACGGCAGGAGATCGGCGGCTTGATGTGGTAGGTGTTGCCCTGCTCGTCGTGCCACACCGTGTCCAGCCAGACTCGCGGCCACGGGTCCGGCAGGAGTCGCAGCGGCTGGCCGGAGATGTTGTCCAGGTACCAGACGTTCGCGTCGGGCGTCCCGTCGTCGTTCAGGAACGGGTGCCCCTGAACTGCCGTGACGACCGCCTCGACGAGGTCTCCGAACTGCTGAGCCCGGTACCAGACGATGTCCCCGACCTCGGGGATCGGTGTCGGTCGCGGCCGGGCGTGCACCGACAGCGTGATCTCCTCGCGGGTCAGGGGCACGGAGCGAAGGTCAGGGTCGTAGTCCACGCCACCCCCTCAAAAGGCGCACACGGCGGAGACATCGAGCTGGCCGAACACCGGGTCCCCGACGATCCACACCTGCTGCCGGTCCACCGGGGATGCCTGGATGCCGACGGTCCACTGCCCGGCAGAGAAGTCGATGCTGTGGTCGAGCTTCTCCAGGAAGAAGTCGTGCGACATGGTGAACACCGGGTTGCGGCGCTTGACCGTGATCCTCTGGTTGAGCTCCATCCCCAGCACCGTCGCGAACGCCCCGTACGGGTTGGAGCCAGCGTCGATCGTCAAGGCGCCGAGCCGCTCGACCGGTGTCTTGTACCGCCACAGCAGGTAGTTCGCGTGGTCGATGGTCTCGGAGTCGTACGCGATCCCGATGGTCTGCGTCAACTGTCGGTCGAAGTTCGCCAGGATCGAGGTCGGGTCGGTGACGTGCTGGACGATCCCGCCGGATCGGGTGACTTCGACATCGTTGTACACCTGCGTCGGGTCCAGCGAGTAGTTGATGTCGTCCAGGTACGGGACCTCAAGCTCGCCGAACGTCCACTGCGAGGTGGTGGCCAGGAAGCGGCTGTTGCGGCCCTTGAACCGCAGCGTGCCGCCCGCGTCGACGAAGAGGAAGCCCTGCTCGCTGATCGCCACGTCGTTCATCACGTCGAGAGCGAAGTTGCCGTTCTGGGCCAGCGAGAACCCCATCGTCGACGACCCCACATCAGCGAAGCTGGGGATCGTGTAGTAGATGTTCGCCAACCGCGTCACCCGCGTGCCGCTCGACTCGCCCCAGAACCCACCGCCAGCCGTGTTGAGCGTGCTGATCTGGCTTGAGGACAGCACCGAGTTCCACAGGGCGACATGTGCGATCTCGCCGTCGAACATCTGAGTCACGCGGCCGGTGTCGTTCTCCCCACCCACCATCACCGACGTGGCGTTCGACGGGAGCATGCCACCCAGCGAGCTGGTGGTCACAGTCGTCGAGGCCGCCGACGTGCCGTCGATCCAGACCGTGACCGTCGTGTTCGTCGAGTTCTGCGACACCGTGGACACGATGTGGTGCCAGTTGCCGTCGTTGATCTTCTTGGTGGTGATCGCCTGCACATAGCCAGCGGACGCGCCACCACCCACCGCATAGCCAACCTCCGCGACGATCGTCGCGTCGCCCTGCATGAACATACCGATCGGCAGGGTGGTGTTGTTGCCGGTAACCTCCCCGACGAGCGCAATGTCGCCGGCGACGTTCGGTGCGACGCCGACCGCGTCACAGTGCACCCAGGCGGCCAAGGTCGCGCCCCACGCTGAGCCCGGCGTAGCAGGAACGGCGACGATGCCGGTTGTCTTGTTCGCCGACCGGCCGGCCCCGATCGCGGTGCCGTTGCTGGAAGTCGCCTGGTCGGGGAAGAACTGGGCAGCCACCCCGCCGGGGTCTCCGGTGATGGCCGACGATTGACCAGCGGAGACCCCGCTGCCCGCACCGTACTTCGACACCATCAGGCCGAGGCTCGGGCCGTTGTTGCCGCTGGCCTCGGCGAAACTGGAAGCGCCCTGAGGCTCCCAGAGAGGCCAGTAGTAGGCCGGCTGGTAGGACAGGATCTGGTTCGCGACCTCGCCATGGACTGCTTGCTGGCTCAACACCGCCAGGGAGTCCACGCACGTGATCTCCGCCATCCCGTAGGTGCCCTGGAAATCCCACCGGGACGGCCACCGCTCGACGTAGCCCGTGAACACCGAGTACAGCACCGGCCCGCTCGTCGACCAGGTGGTGGCGGTGGCTCCGCTCTCCTGCTGGATGGCGTCCACGTACACGGTGCCCGTGTTGGCCGGGCTGGGCGCGTACACCCACAGGTTGATGCGGGGCTGCGTCGCCGTCCACGTGACCGTGATGCGCGTCCAGGCTCCCGTGGTGCTCGTGCCCGCACCGGTGGCCGCGAACGACGCGGGCGGGTCAACGAGGCTAGTGTCGATACCGAGCTGCACCGTGTACGCGGCGGTCAGCCACACGTAGGCGCTGAACGTGTACTGCTGGCCGGGGGTAACGGTCAGCTTCCAGCGCATCCCCTGCAGGCCGCCGCCGGACGACACCGGCCACGAGACGCTCTGCGTGCCCTGGAACGCCTGCGCAGTGGACACCGTGGGGGGCGAGGTCAGGAACCAGTTGATATCCCCCGCCGGCAAGCCACCAACAGCCGCCGCCTCGAATCCCGGGTCCATCTTGGTCAGCATGTTCGGCCCGCCCGCCGCAGTGTTCGTCGGCGGCCACAGCGCCTGCGTGATGATGCGGCGGTAGGGCACCACGTTCGGGTAATAGGCGGAGGCGGTGTTAGCCGGGTTGAACGCCTCGTTCGAGTCCAGCAGTACCATGTTCGCGGTGCCGGCCTGGATCGTGTCCAGCTCGTACTGCCGGCCCCGCGTGGTGCTGAGGCTCTGCACCTGACTGGAGATGTCCGTCCACACCGGCGTCACGTTGCTCGCTGGGCCAGCGTTGAACGCCACCTGCGTGGTGAGGATCGGCCAGTTCGGGTTGGGAGAGGTCATGCTCGACCTCCCCCGTGCTCACCAGCCCAGCTTGGTTGTGCTGCCGAGCACCCCGAACACAGGATCGTTGAGTAGCCACGCCTGTTGCAGGTCGGCGGGGCTGGCCTGGACCGACAGATCCCATTCGCCGGCCGCGAAGTTGACGCTCACGTCGAGCTTCTCGATGAAGTAGTCGTCGATGTCGGTGAACGCCGAGGTGCGGCGCTTCACCGTCGCCCGGTCGTTGAGCTCCATGCCGAGCACCACCGACCACGCGGTCGGCTTGCCGCCTGCGGAGATGGTCAGCGTGTCCAGTCGGCGCAGCGGCTGCTTGTACCGCGACAAGAGATAGTTCGCGTGGTCTACCGTCTCGCTGTCCGAGGCCGTGTTGACCTCGGCGGTGAGCTGCCGGTCCCCGTAGGCCAGCATGCTCGGTCCGTCCGTCACGTGGCAGACGGTGCCGCCGTAGAAGTTGTCCGACGAGTTGATGCCCGACTGGAAGTTCAGGTACGAGGACGCGTACGCGGGCAGCGCCTGCCCACCCACCCGGCTGATCGTGATGTCGTTGTAGACCTGCGTGGGGTCCTCCGAGAACGCCACATCCGCCTCGTACGGCGTCTCCTGCTCCCCCAGCGTCCACTTCGGTGTGGCGGTCTGGAACCGGGCGGTGCGCGCCTTGAAGGTGACCGTGCCCGCCTTGTCGGCGTACAGCAGCCCACCCTCGCCCAGCACTACACCGTTCAGGGCGTCCAGGGCGTAGTTGGCGCGCTGCACCGGGGACACGTCCTGCACCGACTGGCCGGCGTCCACCGCCGTCGTGCCGGTGAACACGTAGCCCAACCAGCGGCTCACCCGCGCCCCGGACTTCTCGGTGAAGAACGTATACGGCCCCCAGCCGATCTGCCCGGCGGAGTAGATGTTGCCGATCGCGCCCGACGGCAGCGCCGAGTTCCACAGGCTGACGTGTGCGACCTGACCGTTCCAGGTCTGCCCGGTCAGGCCGAGCGTGGACTGCCCGCCGACCTGCACGATGCTCGCCCCGGCCGGAAGCTGACCGCCCAGACTCGCTGTGGAGGCTGTGGCGGAGGCATTCTGTGTGTTGTCGACCTGCAGCGAGACCGTGGTGTTGCCGGCCGGGTCCTGGATGACCTGCGCGACGAACATGCGCATCTTGCCGTCGGCGTCGTTCGTGCCGGTCTCCATCGCGGTGAGCGTCTGACCGCCCGGCCCTTCGTAGGTGACGAAGGCGTTGCCGTAGTTGGTGGTGAATGCGGACGCCGCGGGCCCGGCCTCGACCTGCATGCCGTCGATGTAGACGGTGCTGTTGTTGGCGGGCGCCGAGGAGTAGACCCACATGTTCTGCGACGTGCCGTTCGCGGTGAAGCTAACGGTCATCGTGACCCAGGTGTTCACCGAGGTCATGCCCGACGAGTTCGCCAGCCACGACGCCGGCGGGATACCCGAGTCGGCCGCCGCGCCCAGCAGCATCGTGTTCGCGGCGGTCTGCCGCACGCCGCACGAGAACGTGTACTGCTGACCGGAGGTCAGCCCGAACGCCGTGATGAGCACACCCTGCAGCCCGGAACCCGCGCCGATGGGGAACTGTGCGGAGTTCGCGCCGTACAGGTGCTGCGTGTTGGTGACCGTCATCGCGCCGATCAGCAGCGACCCAAGGTAGGTGGGTGTCGCCCCGGAGGACTGCCCCTCGAAGCTGGGGTCCTGCTGCCACAGCACGTTCGTTCCGGTCACGCCGATCGTGAGGGGCTGCGCCTGGTTGGAGCCCTGCGGGGGACACACCAGCGTGGCCAGGGTCTGCGTGGTGCCTTTGCGGCTGTCCGTGGGCAGGTTGGCGCCCGCCCACACGATCAGCGTCGCCGACCAGGAGACGGCCGGGTTCGCCGGGATCGCCTGGATGCCCGTCGAGCCGCTGGTGCCGACAGGACCGGCGTTGAGGATCTGGCAGTCCATCTGCGAGGCGTTGGTGTTGTTGCCGGGGGCGAACGTGACCCGCACCCCGCCGTTGTCCCCCGGGATCGGCAGAGCCGAGTCGCCCGCCACCAAGCCATTGCCGGCGCCGAACGGGCCGGTGTACACGCTCAGCGGCGGCTGCCCGGCAAGGGTGGTGTTGGCGAACGCCTGGCTTCCCTGCGGCTCCCACAGGGGCCAGTAGTAGGTGGGGGCCAGTGCCTCGATCTGGTTGGACAGCTCCGAGTCGAGGGTGGCCTGCGACAGCACACCCAGTGCGTCGACGGCGGTGATCTGACAGATGCCGTAGGTGCCCTGATGATTCCAGGTCGACGGCCAGCGCTCCACGAACCCGGCGAAGATCGGGTAGATGACGGGGCCGATGCTCGACCAGGTGGACGCCGAGGAGCCGGTCTCCATCTGGATCGCGTCCAGCCACATCGACCCCGACAGGGACGGCGCCGTGGACCCCACGTACACCTGATGCGCTGTCGATGTCGCGGTGAACGTCACCGACAGGCGCGTCCACGTGGTCGTGGCGGTGGTGTTCGTGCCGCCAGCGCCGCCGTTGATGAAGATAGCCGTCGTGTTGCCGGCGGTCTGGTAGACGTAGGCGGAGATAGTGTATTGCTCGCCCGGCACGCACAGCAGGTTCCAGCCGGTGACCTGCTCCCCCGAGCCGCCCGTCACTGTCCATGCCAGCGACTTGGTGCCCTGGAATGCCTGCGCCGACGAGACGTTCGGGGTGGTGGCGAACGTGACAATCCACGACGGGACCGCGGTGTACGACTCGAACGACGGGTCATACGGGCCAGGCGCCACCGCCGAGGAGTTCAGCAGGTTCGGGCCACCGGCCGCAGTGTTACCGGGTGGCCACATCGCGGCCAAGGCCAGCCGCCGGTACGGCACCACGTTCGGGTAGAACGGACTGGCGGTGTTGGCCGGGTTGAGCTGCTCGTCGGAGTCTCTCAGAGTCGCCGTGAACTCGCCGGCCTGCACCTGATCCAACTCGTACTGCCGGCCGCGCGAGACGGTGAAGTCCAGCAGCCGGTCGGTCAGGTCCGTCCAGGTCGGCGTGCCCGCGGCCGGGTCATTCGGGTTGATGTTGAATGCGACCTTGCACCACAGCAGCGGCCAGTTCGGGTTCGGGGAAGACATCCAGCCCTCCCCGAACCGCTACGACAGCATGGTCCCCGACTTGGCGGAGTTACGCCGCTTGTGCTGCTGCACTAGGGCCGCCAGGTTCGGGTACACCGCCTTAGCGAAGGTCTTGCCGTCAAGGTCGAAGTACAGCGTCACCGGCCCCGAGTTCGCGCCGGACGTTGCCGCGCTGTTCGCGCCGACCGCCAGCGACGCCGTGTTCACCGCCAGCGTCCCAGTCTGCGTGCCGATACCGACTGGGCCAGCCGCGCCGGCCGCCGCCACCTGGAGCGTGGGGCTGCCGAACCCAGCCATCGCCGTGTTGGCGAGCGCCTTGGCCTGGTCGGACACGGTCCCACTCATCGACTTGAGGCCGTTCACGAGACCCTGCGCGATGTTCTGACCAAACGAGTGGAACACCTTCGACGGACTGGAGATGCCGAGGGCTTTCATGAACCCGCTACCGATGGAGCCCGCGAAGTCCTTGACCCACTTCACCACCGTGTCGGCCATCGCCTTCAAGCCGTTCAACAGCCCGGTGATGATGTTCTTCCCGAAGTTCACCGCATCAGAGACCAACTGGTTCCAGAGCTTGGAGATCTGCCCCGGCAGCCCGCTCACCACCGACACGACCTTGCCAGGCAAGGAGGTGAAGAAACTGACCACGTCGTTCCACAGCTTCTTGACCTCTGCGATCGCGCCGTTGTACAGGTCGGTGAAGAACTTCGCGATCTTGCCTGGCATCGACGACACCCACGTGATGGCCTTGTTCAGGCCAGCCACGAACGTGCTGTACAGGTCGTCCCAGGTCTTCGACACCCAACTCGTCACGCCGTTGTAGGTGTCGACCGCGAACTTCTCGATCTTCCCTGGCAGGGAGGTCACCCAGTTGATGACCTTCGTGCCACCCTGAACAAAGAAGTTGTACACGTCCGACCAGGTCTGCTTGACCAGCCGCACGACCTCATGCCAGTTGTCGACGAAGAACTTCTCAATCCTCGCCGGCAACGACTTCACGAAGTTGACAACCTTCGTGGCGCCCTGCACCCAGATCCGGTAGCCCTCATCCCACAGGTGGGTGATCGCATTCCAGATCTTGACAGGCATCTCAATGAACTGCTTGACGATCCACCCGAGCGCGTAGCCGATCGCGAATCCCAGCTTCTTGAGCCCGGCGTCGAAGATCTTCGGAAGCTGCTCGATCCCCTTGAGGACGTTGCCCGGCAGCGCCTTCACGAAGCCGATGAACTTGTCGAACGCGGCGCCCGCCTTCTTCGGCAACCCCTCGACCCACTTGATGGCCGCCGAGATCGCTCCGCCGATGGCGTGCACGGCGTCCCAGAAGATCGCCTTGATGTCCTTCCACAAGGCGGAGAAGAACTTGCTGACCTGCTTCCAGTGGGTGACCAGCAAGATCACGATCGCTATCAGGGCGGCGATCGCCAAGATGATCAAGCCGACGGGGTTGGCGTCCATCGCGATGTTCAAGATCCACTGGGCGACGGCCGCTGCCTTCTCCGCGATCGCAGAGGCGACCACGGCGACCTTCTCAGCCACCCACGCGGCGGCGGTCTTCACTGCCTGGGCCGCCTGCAATACCAGCGACTTGGTGACGCTGCCGATGGCCATCGCAGCCTGCTTTGCCCCGGAGGCGATCGTGCTGAACAGGGAGCCGAGCTTGTTGGCGACGGTGGCCTCCTTGACCACCTTTTCGTTCTCGACCACCGCGTCCGAGACGCCCTTGAAGCCCTTGATGAGACTGGAGGTGGTGGACACCGCTGACTTGCCGATATCCACCATGCCCTTGACGAACGACATGGTGGTCTTGCCGGCCCATGTCACCACCGCGATCGACAGCACCCCGGCGATCACGCCCGCCAGCACCTTGAGGGTGCCGGTGTTCTTCTCCGCCCATTTCATGGCGTCGATCAGCGGCGGGATCAGCTTCGTGCCGAGCTGGATGCCAGCCTTCTCCGCTACCTCACGCAACTGGGCGAGCTGGAAGTTGAAGGTCTTCTGCACCTCGGCGAAGCCGGAGACGCTCTTGTTGCCCTTGTTGTAGGCGTTGATCGTGTTGTTGACGTTGTGCTCCATGCCAACAAATCCGTCGGAGCCCAGTTGCAGGGCGAGCTGGAGGCCGTTGGCGCCGCCCAGCATGTTCTTGAGTTCCTGCTGGTAGGTCTTGGCCTGCGGGGTGCCGTTCTTCAGTTCCTGTGAAAAGCCCTTGGCCTTGTTGTTCATGGCCACGAACTGCTGCACCAGTGCCGCCTGGTCGGCCGGCAGACCCTTCAGTTCCAGCCGGTAGTCCGCGAGCGTGATCTTTCCGTCGGCGTAGGACTGCGCGACCTGCTTCGCCGCGTTCGGCAGCTTCGACAGGGCGACCTGGGCGTCCTGCGCTGCAGCGGCGGATTGGTTGAACGCGTTCAGCAGGACCAGGCCGCTCGGCCCCATGTGCTGCAGCACAGCCCGTGATAGGTCGAGGACCGTGCCCGACAGGCCCTTCTGCCCAAGCTGCTGGGACACATCGGTAGCGCTGATCCCCAGTTGCGCCATCGTGTTCACGGCGACGTTCGACGGCGCTTCCAGCGACCGGATCGTGAACGCCATCTGCTGGGTGGCTTCCTGCGCCGACACACCGTGATCGGTCAAGGTGGCCAGCACGCCGGTCATGTCGCCGAGCTTGATGCCCGCCGAGGCCGCCAGCGCCTGCACAGTGGACAGGCTCGACGCGAAGTCCTGGAAGGTGGTCTTACCCTCGGACACGGCCGCGATGTACGTGTTCACCACACGGGTCGAGTCGCTGGCCTTGAGGTTGTAGTCCCGCAACGCGGTCGTCACCGCGTCCGCGACCACTGACAGGTCGGCGTTCTCGGACTTGGCGCCCTTCGCCGCCGCGGTCAGCACCGTCAGCCCCTGCGCGCCGTGGAAGCCCGCCGACTCGATGGTGTACAGGCCCTGCGCGAGCTGCTTGGTGGACGTGCCGGTAGCCACGGCGATGTCCAGCACGCCCTTGGACACCTGCGCCAGCGCCTTCGTGGACTCGCCGGCGCTGGTGACCAGTCGAGTCATGTTGGCCTGGAAGTCGCCGGCCATCTTGACGCTGACGACCGCGACTCCGGCTGCTGCGGCGACTGTCGCTCCGCCCAGCTTCGACAGGGCCCCGCTGACGCCGCCCATCTTCGAGATGAAGGACTCGCCGGTCTTGCTGGCGTCGTTGAAACCCTTCGTCAGCGGGTCGGAGACGGTGCGCAGGGTGATGAACAGGTCCGCGATCTCGGAGGCCACAACAACCTCCCCGATCCGGCGTCAGGGGTCGGGAAGGTCGCGTGCGGTGTCAGGCGAAGCGGGCCCAGGCCTCGCCGTACATCGCCTTGTAGATCTGCGGTGCCGCGATCGTGCCCACGAACAGGCCCGCAGGTCTCAGGAACGGGAACTTGGCGCCGTTGCGCAGACCCTTCGCCTCCAGGTACCAGCCGACCAGCGACGCGTTCGTCTTGCTGTACGGGGCGCGCCTGCCGACAGCCGTGCCTATCAGGCACTCCCAGCCAGTGGGGATACGCTTCACGATCGACCGGTCGAGTGACGCCCGCAGCGTTCCCGAGATCATCGCCGGTCCGTTCCCCGGGTGCGCCGGTGTGGGCGTGCCCCGGGCGTGCCGACCGTTGCCGGCGTTGATGCGGGCCTGCTTCACGATGGCGTTCGCGACCGGCTCCAGTGCTGCGCGGGAGCGGCGGCCCGACTCTGCGGCCACCTTCGAGAACACCATCTCCAGCACGCCAGGGCGTAGTTCGGTGGCCACGGCCTCACCCCTTGCTGGCCTTCTTTACTGCGGAGTCCTCGGCCTGACGGCGGGCCAGCAGCATGTCCCAGCAGTACTGCACCACGTAGACCGGAGTCTGGCGCAGCTCCCAGAACGTCCAGCCCATCTCCCGCATCAGTTCGAAGTCGCGCAACTCATCCGGTGGCGGCCCGGACGACCACGTGCCCTCGTAGATGGACTCGGCGGGCCAGAGCACATCGTTGAGGTACGGGGAGTCCGGGCCTAGCTGGGGTTCACGACGTCCGTGATCGCCTTGATCATCGCCTGCTGGATCTCCATGGGCAGCTTCCGCACGCTCGCTGGGGTCGCCGGCAGCGGCAGGGGGCGCTGGTCGTCGGAGTCGTCGGTGGCGTCGTACACGTGCCACGCCTTGACCAGCGGCGCGAGGATCCCGTACGACGCTTCCGTCATCTGGGTGACGTCGGGCTCCCCATTAGCGCCCGTCGGCACGTCGCTGGCGGTCAGTTCGTCTAGCGGCACCAGTCGGGGGTTCTTCATGACGACGTGCACGAGGTCGCCCGGCTCCGACAGCTCCTCGAAGTTGAGGGTGATCACCCGGTTGGCGTATCCGGCCACGGTTGTTCTCCTTGCGGTGAGGGACTGAGTGATGGACGCCAACCGTCAGTAACTGGTCGACTGGAAGTTGTTCAGCGTCGCCTGAACCGCGCCGCCGTCAGTGCTGTTGTAGATGCCGGAGATGGAGTAGTCGGCCTGGACGTAGCCCTGGCCGAGATCGCGCTTGCCCTTGTACCAGCCGGACTTGCTCATCGTGAACGACAGCTTGTTGCCGCCGAACGCGATCGGCTGGGCCAACGACGCCACGAGCGGCTGCTGCGACCACTGCGCGAACAGGTTCAGATCGAGCTGGTTCTCGAAGATGGCCTTGAAAGTTCCATCGCAATCCAACGTCCCGGCGAAGATCTCGCGCGGGATCTGCACGCCGTTACTGGTGTGCAGAGCTTCCACGGCCCGCTTGATGGTCAGGTCGAGGGTCAGGCCGCGGGTGGAGGCGGTGCCGGCCTGAGTCTGCGTCCACTCCCAGCCCAGCATCGGCTGATCCTGCGTGTAGGTCTCCGACACGGTGGTCTGCACCGCGCCGGGGAACGCGGTCAGGTCAGCGGTGAGGCTGACGCCCGCCTTCGGGTCGATCTTGACCTGGAGCTGGCTCATCTTCGCCCCGACGTACCCGAGGTACTGGAGGGTGTCGTAGACGGTCAGCGAGTAGGTGGGCCAGGTCTGGCCCGGCGACTGCTTGAACAGGTGCGTGGACTGGCTGATCACCGTGCACGTCGGCGCGGTGTGCGCGTACTGGAGCGTGGTCCCGCCGTTCGGGTTCGACGTGCTGGTCAGCGGGATCGTGTACGGGCCGGCACCCGACGGGGACCCGGTGACCGCGTACTCGGTGTTCGCACCGCCCGTGTCCTGAATCTGAATCGTGGAACCGGCGGTGATGGACGCAGTGGTCTGGATGGAGTTCGCGCCAGCCGTCGACGACGTGGACAGGGTGGTGGACACGCCGGCGGTCACCGTGTCAGGGCCGATGATGCCGCGCAGCCAGTGCCCGGTCAGCAGCGGGTAGGCGAGCACGTCGATCGACCAGGTGGCCTGCTGCACACCCGGGTACAACCCTTGCAATGTCGTGTCGTTGCCCCGGATGCTCTCGTCCTTGATGCTCTCCGTGACGTCTTCGAAGTCGCCCTTCGTGAAGGGGACAGCGATCACGGGGCTCTGGTAGGTGTTCGGCGTCGTCTCCTTGGCGATGCCGAGGGTGGACAGGTGGGAGAGCTGAGTCACGGCGCCGGCTCCTCATCGGTCGCGGCCGACGCGCGGCCAGGCTTGCGGGGTGGCTTGCTGGGGCCCGCGCCCGTCCCCGGTCCCTCGGCGGAGTCAGGCGCGGGCGGCTCGGGGGTGGGGTTGTCGGCGGGTTCGAACCCGGCGATCGGGACCGGCCAGTCGACCTCGCCGCCCGGCGGCACCTCCACCGCGGCGAACACCTCGCCGGTGTCGGGGTCCCGGGTCTCCATCAGGTCGACCGGCCACGGGTTGGGGTTGCGTTGCCGCACGGCGTCCTCCAAGGCATGCCGAAGAACCCGCCGTGGCGGGCAAGGGGGGTTAGCGGGGTGGGTGAGGGACGCTGCGGTCAGGTGACGATCTCGGGGTCGTCCGCGCTGTAGGTGACGCTCGCGGTGAGGATCCCGGCCGGAATGTCCACCTCTGGGTCGCCGTATTGGACGTCGATCTCCGCCCGGCCGTCCGCCTCGGCGACCGACAAGAACCGACCGCCGTGAGTGTGGTCGTCGCGAAACGCTCGGATCCGCAGCAGCAGATCCTCGACCGCGTTGTCCAACGCCTGCTGTTCCTGCTCGGCGATGTCAACCGCCTGTGTCGTGGAGCCGATCTTCCAGTACAGCTTCAGTCGGAAGTCGTGCGAGTTGCGGACCCGCTGCATCGCCACGCGGTGGCTCTGGAGCCGTGCCCTGGTGACGTAGATGCGGTTGACGGTGGTCTTCGAGGTGCGCGGCACGTACGCCTGCACCACATCCCACAGGCCACCCTGCGCCACGACAAGCGCCGGCAGCGTCTGCCCCGTCGTGCCCGATGTGATGGCTGCTCCGGACAGCCAGTCCGCTTCACGCTGCACCGCGTCCGCAGAGCTCACTTCGCCGCCCTCCCCCGAACCACAGGACGGTGATGGCGGTGCCCGAGCACCTGCTCGCGGTGCCGCCGATGCCGGTTGCGGTGCTGGTCGATCGTCCGGTGGCGCGTGTCCAGCTTCGCCACCGCCGAGCGCACCGCGGCCTTCCGGCCGTGATGACGCGAGGCTGTTGGATGCTTGGCCTTCGCGTGTCGGGCCACCGCCGCGCGGTGCTGGATTGACCCGGACCGGTGCCGGCCCTTCAACGCCTTCGAGATCTTCGCCTTCGTGGCCGCCGACAGCTTGTGCCCGACGTGATGCCTACCGCGCAACGCCGCCGAGATCTTCGCCTTGGTCGCGGCGCTTAGCCGGTGGCCTTTGTGGTGCCGGCCGCGCAGAGCCTTCGAAATCTTCGCGCGGGCCGCCGCCGACATCGGATGGCCCTTGTGGGGGCGCTTCTTGCCCTTCATCCGCGCGGACATCTTCGCCCGCGCCACCGCGGACAGGTGGTAGCCCTTGCGGTGCTTCCACGCCACGGCTCAGCCCCGCGCGTAGTCGGCGAGCATCCCGATCGCCTCTTCCCGCAGCAGGTCCGGGTCGTGCTGGCTGGAGCCGGGCTCCAGCTCCCGCACAGCGATCGCGCCCGCCATGAACTTCGCGGCCTGCGCCAGGTCCCACGGGATCGTGGAGTAGCCGCCCGAGTAGGTGCAGACGATGGTGGTGCCGGGCGGCACGAAGGTTCCGAGCTGAAACCGGACATGCCCCGTGTCGGGCTCGTACTGGATCTGGCTGGTCACCACGTCTTGGTCGCCGGAGAACGACCGGCGCAGCAGGATCGAGGTGATGCTGCCACTCCACAGTTCTGGGTAGCGGGGAGGGAACTCCCGCACCCAGAAGTGCCGGACCAGCAGCGTCGAGCCCAGCGACATGGCCCGCGAGAACCCGAGTTGTGAGGTGGGGTCCAGCGGCACGTACGCGTCGAGGGCGTCTTCCACGTCGAGGGCGTCGGCGCGCTGCGTCTCGACCACGTTGGTGAACGGGGCGAGCCGCCGGTCACACACCGACTCGCAGGCCCGGGTCGCCGCGTACAGCAGGTCGTTCTGCGGCTGGCCGTTGGCGTAGGTGCGGAACAGGTCCGCCAACGGCCCCTCCGTGAGCTGTGCCCACGTGCACAGCGGCGTCGGCGCGTCAGCGGGCATCAGCTACTCCTCGACAGCGGTGCGCCGTCGGTAGGCGCGCTTCGCCGGCTTCTCCTCGGCCTGCTCGCCATCCTCGGCGTGCGTCTCCGGCTCCTGCGCCTTGCCCTTCGCCGCCTTCGGGGGCTCGTCCACCTCCGAGAACCCGCCGCCCGGGATGTCCAGCAGCGATTCGCCCAGGTCGTCGGGCACCTCGATCACGTCCCCGTTGTTCTTCCACTCGAAGACCTGCCCGCCGCGGTAGCCGCAGGAGCCCGCCTTCGCCTTCCGGATCCACATGGGTCCGTGCACCTCTTCCTCATGGGTAGGTGGGCAGGATCCGGCCCGGCCGCGCTCTTCCACACGGCCGAGCCGGACCTGGCTCAGATGGAGCTCACGATGCCGTGGCCCCGGCCCACGTACTTCGGACCCCGCAGAGCGAGGGCCGTGTCCGTGACCAGCGCGAACGGCAGGGTGTCGGGGCTGGTGACAGTCGGCGCCAGCGGGATCACCTGCATGTCCCGGGTGTACGGGCGGACCATGAAGTTCGGGTCCCGCGGGATCAGGTAGATGTCCTCGACCGGGTTCGCCGAGCCGTTCAGGCGGGCGAACATGTTGCCGAGCACGCCGCCCGCGCCGACGCCCTGGTAGGCGGCGGCCTGCGCGGTGCCGGTGTTGCCGGAGGAGTTGGTCAGCAGCGCCGCGCCGGTGTCGATGATCGACGTGGTGGCGGTGCCGGTGGTGTCGAACGCGTCGACCACGCCCACGAACACCGGCGTGCCAGCCGCGCCCGTCGACCGGTACACCTTGTACAGGATCGGGGTGAGGCCGTCAGGGAAGTTCGTCGGCGTCGAGAACGACAGGGTGACGGTGCTGGTCGAGCCGGTGGTGGTCTGGGTGACCTCCGCGCTGGCCAGCGTCTCACCGAACCGGGCCACGACCGCCGACACCGAGTACCGGTAGGTCGCCGCCGCCAGCGTGCCGCCCGTGGTGGCGGTCGCCGTCGACACGGTGCTCATCGCCGTGGACCGGGGGCTCAGGAACGACGACTTCACCAGCGGGATGTCGCGGTAGGACGGCACGTTCAGACCGGCGGCGATCTCGACGGTCGGCGCCATGAACCGCTGCTGGTTGGTCAGCAGCTGCCCGACGCTGGACACCATGCGCGGCGACATCACGAACATCCAGTCCGAGCCGATCGGCTGGCCGGCGTTGGTCTCCACCAGGTCGATGATCTCGTCGAGGTTCTTCAGGGCGAGGGTGCCGCCACCCGACGCCGACGCGTACTCGATCGCGTTGACGTAGGCGTTGGAGCCGGTGCCCTGGGAGAAGTTCGCGGCCAGGTAGTCTAGGCCGGAGCAGATCGGGTAGGCGCCGGCGCTGGTGGCGCCGTCGTTGCCCCACACGAACGCGTTCTCCACCGACCACAGCATCGACTGGACAGTGCCGTCGACTTCGAGCTGCCGCAGATCGCCCACCAGGTCGCGGGTGACGGTCTGCGCGAAGCCGGTCACCGACCCGACGGCCTGGAACAGCCTGATGTTGTAGACGGCCTGCTCGTAGGTGGAGTTGCCGATCGGGCGGGCGCCGCCGTCGACCACGCCGCCGGCGTCGGGCCGGTTCACCCGGCGGTTGAAGAAGTACTGGGTGGAGCCCCACTGCTTGCTGGGCAGCGCGCGCAGCAGAGGCGCGTAGCGGCGCTGGTACTCCAGCAGGAGCGGGTCGATCTGCTTCTGGATCAGGGGGGTAACTGACGCCGCAGCGGTCAGAGCCTCCTGGAGTTCGGTGGGCACGAGAGGGTTCTCCTCACAATTCAGGCCCGCACGAGGCGGGCCTGCGAGTGGTCAGGGCATGACGAAGGCCCCGCGTCGGGCGGGGCCTTGGGGTGGCGCTGGACGGGGGCTACTGCTGGTCGGACGGTGCCACCGGGATCGGCGCCTGCTGGCCGATGCCCAGGTTCGCCCAGACGTCGCTGCGGTTCTTCCACAGCTCCTCGGGGGTCGGCTCCTTGCTGTCCGCCGACTCGGTGGTGCGGTAGCCGCGGCGCGGCGGCAGGCCGAAGTCTCGGCGCAGCTCGTCGCGCAGGTCGTCCTTGATCCCGCTCATCGCGTCCTTGACCGCCTCACGGGCCGTGGTGGCCACCTCCTGGGCCAGGTTCACCGTCTCGCTGGCGTCCGCCTTCGTGGTGCTCTCGGCGGTGATCGCCTGCTCCGTGGTGTCGCTGGCGCCGGGGGCCGGCGCGGTCTCGGTGCTGGTGGCGCTGGTGTCGGCGGCGGGGGCCGCCGGCTTGCCGACCGCGGCGAGCAGCTGCTGGAACTGGTCCGGGGTGAAGGTCACCACGGGCGTGTTCGCGGTGGGCTGCTCGGCCGGCTGGTCGGTGGTCTCGGAGGTGGCGACCGCCTCGGCGGCCTTGTCGGACTCGCTCACGGCGGTCTCCTCGGGGGTCGTTTCGGTCGTGGTGGTCTCCTCCGCCTGCGCGGGCGGGGAAGTCTCGGTGGCGGGCTGGGCGGCGGGCATGGTGGCCTCGGCCGTCTTCTGGTCGGCGCGCAGCTTCGCGGCGACCGCCTCGGCGATCTGGTCCACGGTCGGCGCCGCCGACTCCATGTCGTTGTCGTTGGGCGCCTCGCCCATGTCGCCGTCGGTGTCCGCCCCGGGTGCGCCCGGCACGTCGATGTCGGCGTCCATGTCCGGGTCCATCGCCTTCAGCGCCTGGCACGCCGCGTCCATCGCCGCCTTCGCGATGACCTCCAGCTCGCCGGACTCGATGCCGTCGTAGGCGTAGATGGAGATGTGGATCGGGCCGTTGTTCGCGCTGATCGAGAAGCCGGCGCGGCCGTCGTCGTAGCAGCACTCCTGCACCGGCTCGAACGTGGATTCGGCGGCGAGGGTCCGCGCGGCGGGGTCGGTCATGGTGGCGGTCTCCTTGCTCACCTGGACGCCGAAACCCTTCAGCGCCTTCACGATGCGGGCCTTGATGCGCTTGAGCTGTGTGGAGGTGTAGAGCTTGGCGTTGTCGGCCTGGTTGATGTAGGACCAGGCGGCCTTCGCCCGGGACTTGGTGTCCAGTGGGTAGCGCTTCTGCTTGTCCTTCTGGTAGCCCGGGTCGGCGTATGTGACGTTGCCGTAGGGCTTCTTGTTTGCCTCATCGGCAGTCACGTCGACCTCCTCGACGACCAGGGCGACGGTGGCGTCCACGGCTTCACTGATCAGTACCCGCGACTCCGCAGCCTCGGAAGCGGTCAGGTTCACGCTGTCCAGCCGCGAGGCTGGAACCCCCGGGAAGTGGGTGAAGTCCAGGGCGTTGATCTCCAGGTCGTCGCCGGTCTCGACCGGCTCCCCGTCGTGGTCGACCTGGCGGGTCGGGCCGAGCCACCAGCCGTAGATGGAGGTGTTGCGTAGCGGCCCCGACGTCTTCTTGTCACCGAGCAGCGCGGCGATGTCCTTGCCGGCCTGCGACGAGTACAGCTGCGCCTCGTACTTCGCCGAGCCGTCACCGACCTGCTTGATCGCGGTGATGTGCCCGACGATGCGGGTCGAGTCGTCTCCGGCGCCGTGGTGGGAACGCATCACCACCGGCTCAGCGTCAGCATCCGCGAGCCGGGCCCGCATCCGCTCCACGGCCTTGCCGATGATCTCCTTGGTGTACAGGCGCCCGTTGCGGGACACACCCGGGGCGAGCATCGTGCCGGAGATGGTGCCAAGAACCCCCATCGGTCAGCCCACCTGCCGGGCCACGATCGTCGCGCTGTAGACCGCTGACGCGCCGCCCGCGCCGATGGCCTTCACCGCGAGGGTGTCCGATGCGGCGGCCGACACAACCAGCACCGTGGGCTGCGGGAACGCGTTCGCGGTCGCCGGCATCAGGATCGGGTTGAGCACGTCGACGGCGTTCTGCACCAGCTTCACGTTGTTGGCGTCGCCGGCCGCGACAGTGCCGGACAGGAACACCGAGACCGTGACCTCCCACATGCCGGCGGTCGGGATCGTCACGTTCCCCGCGACCGTTGCCCCCGCGGCGGGCGCTGTGGCGGTGCCGGACTTCTGCTGGGTGGCGTGCGAGTCGCGGGTCAGCGGCACGGGTGTGCCCGTGAACACCGGCAGCGAGCCGCCGACTGCGAGGGAGTTGCCGGTGTCGTCGACCAGCGTGACGACCGGGTTGTGAGGCATCGGTCCTCCTAGGCTGGGGCGAGGATGCAGCGGCAGCTGGGGTGCAGGGGCGGGCTGGGGGCGTTGAGGGGCGTGTACGGGGAGTTCGCCTCAGCGTCGTCGCAGGCCGGGCACACACGCGTGTCGCCCGCGGTGAGGAAGTTGACGGCCTGCACACCAGAAGCGAGGTAGCGGGCGGCCATGCCCGCCAGGTAGGCGGCGGAGATCGCGGTGTCGAGGTCCACGTGCAGGGAGCGTGGGTCGTCGAGGGTGTCGGACAGGTCCCCGTCGAGGCCGTCGTCGCCCGGCTCGTAGCCGTCGGCCGTCAACTCCCACGCCACCCGGTCGGAGGTGTGGTCGAGGATCCCGAACAGCAGCTGCTGAGCGGCGGCGTTCGCCTGATCGTCGTCGAGCCGGGGCACGTCCCCGCCGTCGAGACTCGCCGGGTCCACACCGGCCTGCTGGGCGACCAGTGCGAGCCCGGCGTCCCAGCCGTGCTGCTGCGCCGACCGCAGACCGGCCGCGACCACGGCCACCAGCGAGGCCCAGCCGGAGCGGCGGGCCAGCAGCATCAGTGCCGCGAGGATCGCCGCCGTGGCCTGCTGCTGGCGGCGCTGCCGGTCGTCGTCCGCCTCACCCAACCCGAGCAGCGTGCGCAGATGCTCGGCCAGAGCCGTGGTGTCGAGGTCGGCGAGCAGGTCCCGCCACGCCGTGCTGACGTCCGCGTCGACCTGCCGGTGGAGGGTTTCCCGTTTGGCGTAGATGTCCGCCCAGGTGCCTTCCAGCTCGCCCAGCTTGAGGGTGACCTCCAGGACATCCGGCTGGTCGGCGTGCTCGACTGCGAACTCGACCGCGGCGAGACAGCCGGCCTTGACCCGTTCGGTCATCGGACCGCCCGACGACGCCCAGCCCTGGGCGAACGCGGTGCGGGCGTACGGGACGATCGGGTGCACCGCCCACCCCCGAAGCGTCAGCCGATTTGCTTGGAGATGAGCGGCAGCACATCCTGCGCGCGGGTTGGATGGCCGGGGTTCGTAGCACCGTTCATGACGCCTCCTTCGCCGGGTCAGGAAGCTCCCTCAGCGCCTGCCGGCGCCTCGCCCGGTACGTGTGCTGCCACGACTCGGACAGGCGGCGAGCGTCGCGCTGGTAGGCGTCCTCGCGGGGTGCTTTGCCCTGCGCGGCGTCGTCCGGACCGCCCGGCCGGTTATCGGGGGACTCGTCGTCCGAGGGCGGGTTGTCCTGCCCGGCGAATGGCTTCAGCACGTCCGGCACCGGGGCCGGCTCGGGCTTCTCCACGCTGATCGGCTCGCCCTGTTTCGGCTCGCTCGGCTCCAGCGCTGAGCCTTTCAGCTTGGCCGCCACGCCTGCCTTCGACATGGCCTCCATGTCCGACCACAGCACCAGGTTCTGCCGGTCCACCAGCACCGCCGCGTCACCGCCGTCGACTGGCGGTTCGCCGATCTCGTCGCGGTAGCGGTTCAGGACGTACGAGCCGTTGCGGAGCCGCATGTCGCGGATCTCCTCGACCACCTTCGAGTCCCGGTAGTCGATCTCGTTGAACTCCAGGTGCCAGTCGGTGATCCCGAAGCCGACCTGCAGCAGGATGTAGTTCAGCTTCTCCAGCACGAGCGACTGCACCGGCAGGACCGTGTTCACCCGGAACGTCTTGTCCTGGCCTTCTGCCGTACCGCCGCCGAGGTTGCCGGACTCGATGATGCCCAGCTTCGCAGGCGGCACCCCGAAACAGGCGATGATCTCGTCCCGCAGCTGCTTCGACGCGGCCAGGTAGTCGGTGACCTTCCGCGGGTCCAGCACCGACACGGCGCCGTTCTTGGTGGTGATGACCGGCGTACCCACGGCCTTCGGGCCGAGGTTGAACACCCGGTACTTCTCCCGCCACTGCTGCACCTCGGGATCCTGGTAGGAGCCCAGGTCCACGTGCAGGCGCGGCGGGTCACCCTGCCGGAAGTTCTCCTTGATCGTCGCCTCGGTGAACAGCCACGCCGTCACCGGCAACAGCGCCTTCTGCGCTGGCGACACCCCGTACACGCCGCCCCGGGGGGCGTCGAGTGAGATGTGGATGACCTGCTCGGGCTTGAACTCGGCCTTACGCACCCCGTCCACGGCTTGCACGTAGCCGGACACCTCGCCGTGCTGGTCGGTGACCGCCGTCATCGTCGTCGCGTCCAGGGTGTACAGCGCGACCGGCTCACCCAGCAGCCACACCACCTCGATGAACGCGTCCCCGAACAGCTTCAGGTCCGTGACCGTGTTGCGCAGCAGCTGGACCATGTCCTCACGCGGGTTGACGAACTTCATCAGCCGCGTCAGCCGCTGCACCACCGGAGGCTGCGGCGGCACCTTCCCTTCGGGAACGTCGTTGTCGTACACCACCTGCACGCCGCCGGCCGTCACCGTCCGGGCGATCAGATCGATCGGCGCCGACACCCACGGGCACGTCAGATACGCCTGGTGCAGCTGGGTGAGGATCTGCAGCCGCTCCTGCGACTCCGCGACCTGCGCTGTCGGGGAGGAAGCGCTGAGACTGACTCCGTACTCGAACCCGACCCGCTTCACCTGCGCCGCGCTCGGCTGCTCCGCCGGGGCGGCGAGCTTCTCCGACAGCCAGCGTCGCGCCCGCTCTACAGCGCCCACGGGTCACCCCCGTTCAGCACTGGGAAGCCGCCGATGGAGGGCACAGGCGCATGAATCGCGTGCGGGTTGGTGGCCTGCGGATCGAGGGTGGTAGTCGACACCTCCCCGTCCTCCGGGAAGTGGAACCGCGACTCGGTGCCCAGGTTCGTCAGCAGGTAGCGCAGCGCGTCTGGGGCGTGGTCCTCGGAGTTCGTGTCCGCGTCCTCCGGGTTACCGGTTGTCGCGTGCGGTAGCGCCGCCAGCGTCCGGATCAGATTCGAGCAGGTGCGGAACACGTGCAGCTTCGGGCACTTCTCCCAGCCCTGCGCCCGGTGATGCGGACACGCCGGCGCCTCAGCCAGGTAGGAGTGGATGCGCTGCCAGCCGATCACCCGCGACCCCGGGCCCTTACCGGCGGCAGTCAGCGGCACACCCTCGTCGGCGTAGACCTCCGCGATGGGTTTCGCGTCGCCTCTAGTTGCCCACATGGCGTCGTCGGCGAACCGGCCCGCGATGCTCTCCCCGTCAGCCTCGGCCGCGAGGATTCGCTTCGCCTGCTCCGACTCGCCCACCTGCACGTCGTACAGCTCGCGGTACACCCAGACGCGGCCGTCCTCGTCGACAGCACCCCACAGCACCGCCCACGGCTTCGAGAAACCCCAGTCCAGGCCGTTGTAGCGGCGCCACGAGCCGGCCAGCGGGATCGGGTTGAGGGTGTGCCGGTCGTAGCGCCACTCCCCGAACACCTGACCCGCGAACTGGTCCCAGTCGCCGTCACGCATCGCCGCCCGGCGCTGCGGATCCGGGATCGAGTCCAGCCGCTTGAAGTACCCGTCGTCCAGGTGCGGATTGTCGGTGGCCTTCGCCTGGATGAACCGCACCGACAGGCCGTTGTCGTCGGTAACGACCTGCTTGCCGTGGTCGGTGGCGTCGATGTAGCGCAGCTTCACCTGCCCGTGCGACGGGCCGCCCGGGTTGCAGGTGGAGCGCACCCCGATCACCGGCACCGTGCCGTCGGAGCGGATCCGCTCGAACCGCAGAATGTCGATCACGCCCGGCGGCATCAGCGTCGCCTCATCCACCAGCAGCAGCTGATACTGGCCGCCCTGCCGGCGAGACGCGTCCGTCACCGACTCCAGGTACCGGAACCGGATCAGCGACCCGTTCGGGAACCGCAGCTCCCGCTCCGTGCCGTTCCAGCGCGCACCCAACGCCTCCGCGTAGCCGAACTTCCCCAACGTCGGGAAGATCGACTCGTTGAGTTCGTCGTAGGTCCGGCGCACCAGCAGCACCCGCATCTGCGGGAAGCGGGCCGCCGCCCTGATGCCCTCGGCTACGATCGCGACGCTTTTACCGCCGCCGGCCGCGCCGCCGTACAGCACGTCGAACTCGGTCGCGGCATGAAACTCGGCCTGCCGCTCCGACGGGGCGTAGCCGATCTCGGCGAACACATCGACTGCGGCGAGGCGGTCCTGGTCCCGCCGCTGCTTCTCCAACTGCAACCTACGAAGCCGCTCCAGGCGTTCCAGCTTCAGAGCGGCCAAGCTCTGCGGAGAGTCGGCTGATCTCGGCGTCGATCGCGTCAAGGCTCAACACCTCAACCTTCGACGGCGCGTCCAGCCCCAGCAGCTTCGCCCGCCGCTCCTGGATCTTCAGCAGCCGGTCGATGGCGTTGAGGACCGGCGCGTCGTCCTCCAGCGGCACCCCGTCGTCGCTCTTAACGACCCGGCCCTGCGACACGTGAATGTGGGTGCGTTCCAGCACCTTCAGCGCCTCGCGGGTCAGCCGGTCCAACTGGGCGAGCTGGATCTGCCGGACCTCCTCGGCCGGCTCCCGGACCGTGTCCGCCAGGGCCCGCTGCACGGCCTTGCGAGCCGCCGACCGGTTGGCGAAGTTGAGTTGGTCTGCGATGTGCTGGTAGCTTGCCCCGCAGGCCCGAAGCTGTGCTGCCTCAGCATCCCGCCGCGCCGTATCGGCTGTTCGGGTGTACCGGCCGTTGTGTCCTCGGCCTGGGGTGTCCTTGGTTGTGGTGGCCATCCGACACCACCGATTCTCACTCTGCGTCGATCTTTTCGGGATCGGGGTGGTCTCAGCCCGGGAATCCGGAGCACTCGGCGCTACGGTCGGTGATCTGCGGCGCCGTTCGGATGTCCGCTGCCTCAGCCGTTCGCCCCATGTCGTACCGAACCGGGCAGGTCGTACGGTGCGGCCATGCTTCCTCGCCGTGCCGCGCTAGCGGCTGCCTCAGCCCTGCTCATCCTGCCCGCAGCGTGTAGCTCCGTATCCCAGGGCTACAAGCAGGGCTCGTCCACCAAGAAGTCCACTGGCGGGACGGTGCTCACGTTGCAGGCGTCCGCCGACAAGGGCGTCACCTTCGACGTGAACTGGTTCCCCGGGAGCGGGAAGGCGCAGGTCAAGAACTCGCTGACCGGCTCGTGGTCAACCAGCGTCACCACCGACAAGCCGGCGGCCGTCAACATGGGGGTGCAGGCCGAGTCCGGCAGCGGGAACGTCACCTGCAAGATCCTGAAAGGGTCGAAGGTGATGGTCGAGCAGACGAAGCCCGGTTCCGATGGGGCGAACTGCGCCTACCCGGCCAGCTAGCCGCAGGTCAGCCGCCCGGCTGATAGATGGGCGTTGATCTGTCGGAGCACACTGGGAGCGTGAATCCGTGGATGCAGCTCGCCCTCGTGGTGGTCGCGTTCGTCGTCATCGGGGGCATGTGCTTCGGGGCGGGGATGGCTACTGCCGAGGCGCTCGCTCAGCGTGCCGGCCGTCGGCAGTCTCGCCCGTAACCTCCACGTGCAGTGCCTCGACCTTGCCGTGCAGGTCGTCGACGTGCCCGTACAGCCGCTCCAGCTTCTTGCCGATGCGCCAGTGGTGCACCAGGATGCCGGCGCCGAACGCCAGCGCCGAGGCTTCGAGGTTGGGGTAGACGGCCAGCCAGTTCGTCCACGCCCAGTGCAGGAGGCCGTTCATTGCTGGCCCTTCCTCGCGCCAGCCGCAGCGCCGATCAGTGTCTTCATCGCCTCAGCGCCGCGCTGTGCGGCCTCCGCGATCAGGTGCCAGTCGTTCTCGGTCACGCCGGCGCCCCCTGTCCGTTGTCGCCCGGCATGACGTGTCGGGCGAACTCTGCCGCGTCGATGTGGAGTTCGACCGGCAGGTCCGGGACCATCCGCAGTTCGGTGCCGCCGTCGGTGACGCGGGTGTAGCGCCTCGTCGGGATGCCGTAGTGCTGCATCCACATCCAGGCGGGCATCGAGGTTGAGGAGGCCAGCCGCAGCAGGATCTGCCACAGGAGCGCGCGCGGGTGCTGCATGGCAGCCTCCTAGCTCAGGGCGCTGAGGATGCCGTCGTACGGCTCGGTCAGCTCCGGGCAGATGTGCTCAGTGACCGAGCCTGTGTCTACCTGCACGAACACCCGGCCGGACCGGTCCGAGGTGGGCGTTGCGGTCACGGTGAGCGGCTCACCGCAGACCGGGCAGGTCGTGTTGTATTCGAAGGTGCCTGCGCTCGCCATGAGGGCCTCCTCAGTCCCAGGGCAGCTTGCCGGTGCGCTCCTTGTGCGCCCCGATCGCCGCGAGCAGGTCCGTGATGAGTTCCTGCCGCTCGGCGCGCTTCGCCTCGGCCGCGGCCTGCTGCTCGGCCTCGGCCTGGAGCCGGGCCGTCTCGACCTGCTGGCGGATCTCCTCGTCCAACTCCGGGGTGCACCCGGTCCACTGCGTCAGCGTCCCGTCCGCGTTCCGGCCGACGTGCGGCACCCGGTTGCCTTCCTCGTCCGGGTGCTCAGGTCGGATGCACACGGCGCCGCCGGAGTGGTGCTCGCAGGAGTGCCCGCACACCTCCGCCTGCCCGGCCTCGGCCAGCGCCACCTCATCAGCGATCACGTCGTGAAAGGTTCGCTGCCGCCTCAGTCCGACCGGGGCTTGTACCGGATCGGGGTGTTGATGCTCCGCGGCATCGGCCCGTGTCGCTGGCGGGCGAGCTGTCGGCGCTGCTGCCGGTTCAGGTCCCGGTACCGGATGTCCCACTCCTGGCGCGGGGACTCCTGGTTCAGGTCCGTTCGGGTGCACTTGCGCTCCTCCACAACTCAGTCCAGCGCGTCCAGGTCGGCCAGCAGTTGCCGGAGGTCGAGGCCCTGGGGGTCGTGGCCGGTCTTGTCGAGGAAGTCCGAGGTCACTACCGCGTAGCACTCTTCGAAGTAGGTGTCGAGGAACCGGCCAGTCATGGCTTGGAGAGCGCCCCACGTCACCGTGTAGTAGTTCGCCGGGTCGTAGCCGAGGATCGGCACCGCGTGCGCGCCGATGATCGGGGAACCGTCCACCACGTGCCAGTGGTCGCCGACCGCGAACTGATCCTCAGCGGACTGCGGTACGTTGAAGCCCGCGTACACGCCGCCGAACGTGGCGATGGCCTGCTTGAGTTGCCGGTGGTTGTGCGGGTCGATCCGCAGGAACGCCACGATCTTGTGTCCGGCGATGCCGTGCCGTCGCCAGTACTTGAGTACGTCGAGCTCGTTCGCGCCGCGGTCGGTCGGGTTGGTGCCGTCCGGGCGGGTCTGCGACGGGTCGTAGCCGGTGATCGCCTCGTAGGTACGCTGCACGTCCTCGTCGGTGACCGAGACCTCGCGGCCGAGAGCGTACTGCGTCCACGCCTCGATCATGTGGGCCAGCGCCGCGATCGTGCAGTCCCCGATCCGATCGTTCAGAAAAACGGGCCATTCGGTCACATCGCCGTACCAGTTCGCCCGCAGCGGCGGAGCGACCAGCCGCGCCTTCTGATAGGTGGCGTAGTTCAGGGTCCGCTCGTCATGCCGGACGGGGAGCCGGCCGTAGCAGTGCTGGACGTGACGGGACACGGAGGCTCCTCGATGGCGTTGTCAGGGATGTTTGTGCAGGTCAGCCGTTCTCGTCGGTGGCGAGAACCTGCTGGACGTAGGCGTCGAAGAACTCGCGGGTCACGGGGTGGCCGCACGGTTCGAGCCAGTACGTCATCGGCTGCGGCTCGTCGCGCTCGTACTGCCGGCCGCCCTGGGAGTGCAGCGTGGACGCTTCGCCGCCGCAGTCGGGGCAGGTCAGCGGCGTCAGGTAGGGCAGAGTGAGGCTCACGTCAGCGGCCCCGTCCACACCTCGACGCCGGGCCGGCTGGCGAGGTCGGCTGGGGTCACCTCGTCGGCGTTCGCCCGGCCGCACATCCAGTCCAGCCCCGCCGCCGCACCAGCCACGGCACAGAGCTGACTACAGATGGTCACGTGCTCCTTGCCGAGGAGCTTGAACAGCCACCGCCAGTGCCAGCCCAGCGCGTTCAGGCCCAGCGCCCCGAGGTCGAGGTACGAGTACGGCTCGTTGACGGCCTTCACGGCGGTGTCGACCACCGTGCGGCGCTGCTGGTCGGTCATAATCTCGCCCGTGTTGAACGCGAGCGGCTTGCCGGCGTACTCCGACAGCCACTCGACCCGCACGCCGCGGGCTGCGGCCTCCACCACCTGGCCGTTGTCCCCGACGATGAACGCGTGGTCGTAGGGGCTGTGGGTGGCCTTGCGGATCAGCCACGACAGCAGGCCGCCGGAGTTGACGACGCCGTATCGGCCGGGCTGTATGGCACTGGGCATGCGGGCGCACCCCTCCCAGGTGAAGGGTCCTTCGGAGTGGAGGAACGTGCGGCGAACGTCAGGCAGCGGTCCGTTCACGGCCGCCTCCGGGGGTACGCCGGCCGGGCGCAGCGTGAGGGGAGAGGAAGGTGCTGCGCCCGGACCGACGCGGGTAGACGGCTGGCCACCGGGCAGGCACCCGTAGGTGCGGCGACAACCCGATAGAGGGGTCAGGCTCACGGTCGTCTCCACCGTGGACGCAGTGGCCAGCACGAGGTGGAGGGGTGGGCACGAAGAAGCCCGCCGCGGCCGTGTGGGTGGCGTGTGCGACGGGCTCTCAGAACAGACTATGAAGCAGCCTTATGCGATCACGTTAAGGTGCTGGTCAGAGCGTTGTCAACTCGCCGCGTCTCGCGTGTCGCCGCGCGGCGGTCGCGCTCGCACATCAAGATCTCCGCTTCGATCACGTACGTCCCGGTTCGATTCGTCCACGAGCGGACCCCGTGGACCCTGATCCACTGACGGATCGTTGCGGGCTTCCGGCCGGTACGCTCGGCCACCTGCTCCAGGGACATCAGGGTGCACCCAGGGCAGGAGTTCGGCCGGCGACAGGAGCAGGTGCGGTCCATTGCCGGCACCTACCTGTTCCTCGGCAGTGCGCCGGGCGGCTGCGCCTGACCCGCTACGAGCCGGCCGCACGTTGGGACGACTCCGTCCGCCATCCGCGTCGACAGGATGTGGGTGCCCGGCCCGAACATCTGCCTGATCTGATCCCGCTCCGATCGCGGCGGGCAGGCGTGCGAGCGGCTCAGGACGTGTACCTCGTCCAGGTCGGCCACGTAGTAGTTCCTGCCGCACACGTCGTGGGTGAGCTTCACGAACGGCGGGCTGTCCTCGATGCTGGCCAGAGACCAGCCGGAGAGGCGCCGGCGGCCGGTCAGCCACGCCCACAATCTGCGCATCACGCGATCGCCTCGAACCTGTCGAGCCTTACCGGAGTACCGCAGTTGGAGCACGGGATCGGCGGGGTAGCGAACCACACCCGCCAGAACGGCAGGCTGGCCTGCTGCACGATGTGCTTGTGCTCGTCGCACAGCAGCATCGGCGCCCACAGTGGTCCCTCACCTTGAGGGCGTCCCGTAGTCCACGGGGTCGCCTCCTCGGGGAACTCGATGGTCTTGTCGATCAGCGCGCCGACAGGCTCGTCCGGCGGCTCCTCGAACTGCTCGGGCCGGTAGTACACGCTCAGTTCCAGCCGCCCGTCCGCTACCAGGCCGTCCGTGCCGTCCTGCTTGTGGAACACCTCGCCGCCGATGCGGATCTCGGGGTGCTGCTCCCAGCCGAAACCCATCGCCTCGAACGCGAGGATCACCGTCTGCGCCGAGTCGAACATCGCCGCCCGCACCTCCGCTGGTGTTGTCGGGTTGCCGCGCGGCTTGAGCTGGAAGACGAACTCGCAGGTGGTCGGGTATCCGCGCAGGCTGACCTTGTGGGTCACGTTCCAGCCCGCGATCTCGTCCGCAACGATGGCGATGATCTCGTCAGGGAAGCTCACAGCGCCATTCCTCTCGGTACCCGGGGTGGTTGGAGTACGCCTCGGCACGCACCTTGATCACGTCTTCCAGCGCAGCGATCCGCGCGTACTCGCCGCCATTCCAGAGCGTCCGCTCTCCGACTTCCAGCGAGGCCCTGTAGAGGTCGAGGAGCTTCCGGTCGGCGGCCACCTGCGCCAGCACGGAGGCCGGGTCGTTCGCGGCGATGTGCGCGGCCTGCTCGTCGGTCGGGTGGCATTCGTCGTGCGCCACGTCGGTGCCGTCGGCGTCGATGATGCGGTTGCCGTCGTGGCCACCGGTGTGCCAGCGGCCCTCCGGGGTGTCGCCGCCGACGTCCTGCGCCAGCCGCTCCCGCTCGTCCAGCACGCCGCGCCACCACGTCACCAGGTCATCCATCACGGCGACACCATTGTCGAATGCGTCCACCGGTACACCCAGAACGTCACGTCGTCCTCCAGTTCCGCTCGCTCGTACGAGTAGTACGACATCACTTCGCCGTCACGAGGGTCTTTCGTGATTCGGGCATATTGGTGCCCCGGAGACGGGCTGATCGTGCCGGTGTCTGCGTACGACTCGGGCGTCTCTCCATGGTGGGGACCGCCGTCGAGACGCATCACAATCCGGCGAACCGCCGAGCAGTCCACGTGCGTAGACGCATGGTTCCGGTAGGCGTCCCACGCCTCCTGGTCGGTGTCCTGGGCTTCGCCTTGCCAGGGCTCGTCGTGGAACGCTGGGGCGTCACACCGCCACATCCACCGACCAGCCTTTTGGTAGACGCCGATGCCGACAGGGCCGACGACGTGCTTCTTCTTCTCGATGGCAACCGTCAGCCGGTCCCGCAGCAGTACCGCCGCGTCCGGCCTGAGCCTCACCTCGAACACGTCGCCGCCGTGACCATCGGAGTAGCCGCACAGCCGGATCTCGTCCGTCCAGGACGCCGCCGTTGCCACGTCGAGGATCGTGTCGTTGGGCTGATCGTGCTCCGCGAGCACCTCGCGGCCGTCGTGGATGCTGCCCCAGATGCTCACCGCTTCCCGCCTTCCAGTCGGTCCATCTCGATCCAGGAGTCGTCGGCCGGGGCGGGCTGCGGCTTCCAGGACGGATCGGCGGTACGTCCCGGCTGCTCGGTGTGCCCGCGCGACGGATCGTGCATGAAGGCTGCCAGCACGTCGGGCGGGATGGGCGGCATCGGCCGGCGCATGGACTCCTCGATCAGCCGCTGCCGTTCCGCGATCCGCGCCATCGCCGCCTCCTCATCCGGGGAGCCGTACATCGCCACCGTCAGCACGTACCGGCGGTCCTCGTCCGGCACGCCCCGATCCTGCATCGCCATGTCCGCGAGGCTCAGCGTGCGACGCAGCCAGCCGACATGCGCGTTGTACGTCGGGTCCTTGAGGAACGCTTCGTCGGCTCGGGACATGCGGTCCAGGTAGTTGCCGATCAACTCGTCCACGAGGTCGCTCTCGCCTCTCACGCCGCCCCTCCTGCCTGCTCCGCTTCCATCGCCGCCAACTCGGCCTCCACCCGCTCGTCGAACTCCCCAGGACGTGGCTCCCTGCGCCCCGGCACGCGCCGTGGGCCCACCAGTGCGTGGCAGAACGAGCACTCCTCCCACGCCGACAGCGGGAACCGCTTCAACGTCAGCAGGTCGCATTTCGGGCACGGCACCGGCAGCGCCTTGGCCGACATGCCCGTGACGCGGCGCATCAGCGCCAGATGCTCCCGCAGCTCCTCGCAGAAGTCCCCGAACGCCTCATCGTGGTCCGCCGCCCAGTCCACCCGCGCCCGCAGCCAGCCGGCCAGCCGGTCCGGGGTCGGCACCGGCAGCCGCTCCGGCAGCATGTCGGCGCGCGCCTCCTGCCAGTACCTCGCCCACTGATCCAGCCACCGCAGCGTCGGAATCTCCCCGGTCTGATCGTTCGCGGGCACCAGCTCCGGGGAGCCGTCCGCGGCGCGCACCAGGTGCCGTTCCCACGTCACCACCTGCCGGGAGCCGCCCTCCACGTCCACTGTCACGACTCGCCGCTGTGTCACGATGTGCGGCACCAGCCCGTCAGACACGCCGTCCCGTAGCCGGTGGGAGTGGATCGACGGGACGGGCAGCATCAGGTCCAGGGCGTGCAGGTTCAGCCGGCCTGTCGAGGTCAGCACCTCATCCGGCAGGTGGTGCGTCCACAGGTCCACCAGTTCGTCCAGCGCGGTCCGCGGCCACTGCCGGCACCACCAGCAGATGTCGCCCTCGCCGGGTTTCGGGTCGCGGCGGAAGCACAGGACGCAGGAGCCTTCCGGCTGCACGGTCTCCTCGGTCATCGCCGCGACCCCCTGAGTTCGTAGGGTCGGCCGGCGCCGACGATGGAGTCGATGGATCTCCACGTCGGGACCGGCTCGTTGTCGTAGGGCTCGAACAGGACAGCCACGCTCCTGAGTGGCTGGCGCGTTCGCTCGGCCAGCCGGGCGACCACCGCCGCCTCTAGTGCCCCGTGCTTCTCGTGCTCCAGCGGCGGGCGGTACTGACGCTCCCAGCCCGCCTCGTGCGCCATCGAAGGCGCGGGCGGTAGAGGTGGCGGCTCGTACGTCGAGACGGTGTAGGACGGCGGCGGCCACTCCTCTAGCGAGTACGCCTCTTGGCCCACCGTCAGCGAGGTCCCATCAATCTGGGAGCCTCCGATGATTTCCCGCAGGAAGTTGCCGGCGTAGGCGCCAAAACCCGATGGGTAGGGCGTGAGCTCCACGGGGCACGTCGCTCCGCTGGTGCGGACCGCGGAACCGTGGTGTCCGCCGCCGGCTATGTTGTCCAACTCGGCACGCGGGACAGCTCGTTCCCCCGACCCATCGTCCATCAGGAGCGTGCCCTCACGGCGACAGAACGCGCATGCGCACGCGAGGTCCACGGTGAGCGTGACGGTGCCCGCATCTCTTCCAGGTTGGAATCCGGCCTCGGCCACGACCTCTTCAATCGGTCGCCACAGGCCAGAAGGCGTCGGCGTTGATTTCGGCGCCCACCGCATCGAGTCGCCACGCGTGTAGCCCGACATGTCGCTGTCCAGCGGGAAGAGTTGCCGTGCTCCTACCTGCTCGGCCGTCCATCCGCGCTGGCACGCTGGCGAACAGAACCAGCCCGACTCGCCATCTGCGGGCAACGGCTCGCCGCAGTGCGCACACCGCTCCTCGACTGCGCTGTCGATGGCGTCCAGCACGCTGTCCGCGCGTTCCCGGTTCACCGTTTCCCCCTCATCCTCAGCCGCCCGATCCGGCGCCACGGTGCAACTCGTCTTGGAGCGTCGGCTGGAACTTCCAACTCGGGTGCCCTCTGTGTTGGAACCTGCGGAACCCCTTCGACCTCCACCTCGGCCGCGAACGTGGCCACCATGGAGTTGGTTGGCGGCGTCGACGCCATCGCGGCCAGTGGCCGCGCCAGCAGGTCCATCGACGGCAACTCGTGCGCGCCTTGCCGCATGTAGAAGTACTGGTGGTCGTAGGAGCAGTAGTCCAGGCTCACGCCGTTCGCTGGCTTACCGCATGGGCAGGTGTTCACCGCGGCTCCCCGATCGTCCAGTGCATCCCCAACAGGAGCCCGACCGTCAACACCCCGAGCACAGCCACCCGGGCTAGGTAAGCCCACTGGGTGCGAGCGAGGAACAGCCACGTCAGGGCGGTCACAGCGGCACCTCCTCTAGCGGCTCCCGCTTCGCCCCGTACCGCAGCAGACAGTCCCAGGAGCAGAAGTGGTGCGGGCCGGAGCCGTCCGAAACGCTCACCCAGCCCGAGCGGTACGGCGGGGTGTCGCCCAGCTCGGAACGCTGGTGGGAGTCGCAGTCGGGTCCCTCGCACATCCACAGGGCGGCCAGCGTCATCGGTACGCCTCCTGTGCCCGCCTCAGTGCGTTGATGCCCAGCGCGGACCGCACGCCCTTCTCCTGGTTCGCCTCGGACACGGCCTGAATCTGAAAGTCCACCGGCAGACCTGACGCGCGGCCCAGCCAGTCCGACAGCGCGCAGTTGACGAAGCGGCGCAGGTGCGGCATGGCCTCGGGGAACATCGCCTCTACCACGTCGTCGTTGAGCACGAGCCGCACATCCACGTCCCGGAAGTCCTGCCGCGTGAACACGCTGCCCACCAGGTAGGGGCAGCAGCCGAACGCCTCCACGACCGCAACACAGGCGTGGTCGAGGCGGTACATGTCGTGCGGGCCGAGGAAGGTGGAGCGGGTGCGCGCCGCCGGCTCAGTCATGATCGGTCGCCGCTCGCGCGCCGAACTCGCGCTCGAAGTACGCGTCGATCATCGCCTCGTGGTAGCGAGACTTCTTGTCCGGCGGCATCGTCTCGGCCAGCTCGGACACGGTCATCTCGCGTCGGTACTGGCACTCGCTTATCTCGTGGCCGAAGTCGCCGCCACGCTCGTCCCCGCACCGCGAGCAGTGCGGGTTCCGGCGACCGACCGAGATCGGGGGCTTGTCGGCGCGGTCGTCGTCACGCGCCTCAGATAGGGGGGTGGACACGGAGGACCCTCACCAGGCAGATAGCCGAGGAGGGGTCGACTCGGTGGTGCTGGTTGCAGTCTGCCATACACGCAGGTCAGGTTGCCAACGATGGGCGTCGATCTCCGACGGCGTGTCGCGGGGCTACTTGGCCGGCGGCGCAACCGACTTGAAGTCGATCTGGATCTGCGTCCGCGCGCCCTCGGCCCTGGCCACGATCGGCGTCATGCGTTCCATCAGCGAGCCGAGATCCTGAGCGTCCACCGTCTGGCCCTTGTATGAGCCGCGCACCCCGGACGGGATTGGCCACCACTCCACCGTGTACCTCACGATCGTCAGCCTACGGCCGGGCTGATCGTTTGAGGGCGGGTTTGAGGGAGGTGACACGGACGGAGGAAGGTGGCGGAGCGATCTAGATGGCGGAGCGACGTAGCTAGATCCGTTGCCAGACAAGCTCACTGGGCGTTCGTGATAATCCCCGTTATGATCGGTCCATGGGTTCCGACCTCGAGTATCTAGAGAGATCGCCGGGGCACCTCATCCGGCACCGCGGCAAGAAGATCACCGAAGAGGAGATCTGGGCGACGGTCCAACTCCTGCCGATCCCCGGCGACCACGACGACCGCTACGGGGCTCCCCGGCTCACCTCGAGCTGGCTCAGCAAGTTCAAGTCCCCCCACACGGTCGCCGCCTACGGACGTGATCTTGCGCAGTGGCTCATGTGGTGCGAGGAGGAAGGGCTCGATCCACTCGAGGTCCGCCGCGCCGACGTCGACCGCTTCATCCGGAGCCTTGACGAAGCCGACCGGCCGCCCGTCGCGTCCACGATCGCCCGCAAGCTGTCCGCGATCTCGTCCTGGTACAAGTACCTCGCCAGCAATCGCATCCTCGGGCACAACCCGCTGTCCGCGGTCGACCGGCCCGAGTTCGACAAGGACCGGTCCAAGACGGTCGGGCTGTCAGTCAAGGAGGTCTGGGCGTTCATGGCGCGGCTGCGCCTCGAGCGAGGACCGCAGGCTGTCCGGGACCGCGCGATGCTCGGCGTCCTCCTCGAGCTGGGCCTGCGCGTCGGGGAGCTCGCTCGAGCAGACATCGCCGACGTCCACCACCGCGCCGGACACCGGGCGCTGCTCGTCCACGGCAAAGGCGGCCGGGACCGCGTCCTGCCGATCCCGGCACCTGTGGCGCTCGAGCTCGATGCCTACCTCGAGCAGCGCGCCGCCGACGCTGGCGTTCCGGTCGAGGAACTCGAGGGCCCGCTGTTTGTCACCTCAGGCGCCAAGGCGCAGGGCGAGCTCGAGCGGAGCCGGCTCACCCAGCCGCACGTGTTCGCGCTGATCCGTCGTATCGCCAAGGCCGCCGAGATCCCGTCTTGGCGCTCGCTGTCCCCGCACAGCTTCCGCCACACCGCTGCGACCGCCGCGCTCAACGACGGCGCCTCGCTGCGCGACGTCCAAGACTTCCTCGGCCATGCCGACCCACGGACCACTCGGCGGTACGACCGGGACCGCGGCGCCCTCGAGCGCTCCCCCGCCTACCGGCTTGCGTCCCTGTTCGCTCCCACCACCGACGAGGACTAGCCCGTGGTCATGCTGATCTTGGAGCAGATCTTCGAGCTTCGCGAGAACCAGCCACCCGAGGTGACCGATGCGGAGGTGCTCCTCGAGGAGCCCCGCAACCAGCCTTGCGGACGGTTCACCAAGGCAGGCGCGCCGTGCAAGCATCAGCGGAAGCCGAGCCAGGCGGCGTGCGGTCAGCACGCCAGCCACGAAGAGACTCGAGCGTACGAGGAGCAGTTGGTCGCCGCGAGGGAGCTACGCGAGGCGTACTGGTCTCAGCTCGAGCCCTGCTGCTGGCACTGGCCAATCACTGAGGACGACCGGGCTCGAGTGGCAACGGCCGAGGACCCGATGCAGGCGATCTACGACTGGCAGGCTGGCCGCTGCGCGGTCTGCGGCGGGAGCAACGAGCGGCGAGACTTCGTCCTCGACCACGACCACTACACCGGCCTGTCTCGAGGCTGGCTGTGCTGGATGTGCAACCGAGCCGAAGGCGCTGGCCGGAAGCGCGAGTACGAGAAGTATCGGCACCAGCATCCCGCCTCGATGTTCGGCGTCCGCGACGTGTACGAGGGTCCGTGGTGGAACCCCCGCGATCTGCGGCGTGATCGGTCCTGGATCGAAGAGGAGTTCGGGGCCTCCTGAGACGCAGAACGGGCGCCCTCCCGAAGGTGGCGCCCGCTACTCTCTGTTGAGTCTCGGCCCGGTGTTAGAGATCATCATCCCCGGTTTCGTCACGCTGCGTCGATCTACTCGCAGTCTGGGTCGTCGTCTTCGGCAAGCCACCGCTCGGCGCGCTCAGTCGGCACGGCTAGGAACGTGGCGTTGCCCCACCGCACCTGCTCGCCGGGACGGTGTAGCGGCTCGACGACGTAGATGTCTGGGTACTGCGGATCGTCGCCTTCGACCGCTCGCAGGTGGCCTACGCCGTCCGGGTCGTAGCCGCGCAGGCTGGAGGTCTCGACCACCAGGTCGCCCACCTCGGGGTGCATCATCCGCTGCGACAGACGCTGGTACAGCGGACCGTCGTTCGTGGCGGCGACCACGTTGCCGACGTTCAGCCACCAGGCGCGCTCGCCCATCTGCTCCACATGCAGCCAAGTGTGCCCCGGTCCGCCCACCACCAGCTTGTCGAAGTCGGTGCCGGCCAAGTTGTGGTGGGTGACGATGCCCGGCTCGTCGTCGCCTGCCGCGTCGGTGCCGATGTCGTGGGAGGTGCCCCAGGGGCAGCCTGTGGGGCTGCCACGGCCGAGCCATTCGACGGCCTTGACCCGCCAGCGGGCACCGGGACGGCGGTTGCGGGTCACGCGCCCTCCTCGAATCGGTGCGGGCCTCCGCAGAAGCCGACCCTCCTCGCCGGCCATTCCTGCGGACAGCCCGCCGCGCCGCAGCAGCACGGTATCGCCGGGGCCTCCTCCCACCGCACGGGCGAGTTGAGGCAGTGGCGCACCCGACCGGTGCGGATCTCCTCCGCCGACGGGATAGCCTCCACGGCCGAGCAGTGATCGGCTGTCATCTTGTCTCCTCGGGCATTGTCAGGTCGTACAGCCCCATGTCGATCGAGTCCTGGGTCATCGTTCGGATCAGCCGGCGACGCTCGGTCTCCGGCGGCTTCCACGCGTCCTGCGGGTACGGGCGCACCTCGATGCCCGCGGCGTGCGCTTGGTCGCAGCAGTCCTTGGTCCCCTTGTTCAATGCGCTCTCCTGGTAGAAGGCCACCAGCAGATCGGCGCCGGCGGCCACCATGCGGGCGTTGCGCAGATGCCCCGCCCGCTTGCCGTACCTGCCCCACTCCAGACCGGTCACCGGGTGCGGCTCGTGGTCCACCGGCCGACCGGCGGCCTTCTGCTCCCGGACCCAGGTCGCCGCGATCGTGTCCGCGCCGCGGGCAGCGCCGTGCACCACCAGCAGCTCGCCGTGCTCGGCCAGCAGCCCGTCCAGCACGCTGCGGAGGCGAGGAGCGTCCTGGTAGTCGCGAGAGCCCGTGATCAGGAGGCGCATGACTTCCCCTCGATCTCTTGCCCCAGCGCCGCGAGGCGCACCAACTCCTCCAGGCGATCGGCGGGTATCCGTGCCATGGGCGCCGTACCTCGCCGCTCGGCGTTCTGTCGGGCCGTGGCGAGCCTTCGGCGCGCGCTGCCAACAACGTCAATGTCCAGCGCCATCGCTCCCCCTCAGTCGGTCGTACGCCGCTCGGAAATCCGGATCGCTGGCCCGCTGCTCCTCGATGAACGCGTCCTGGTCGTCCGCGATGCCGTACGCCCGGCCCGTCTCGTCCTCATCGACAAGCTTCTCCTCCTGCAGCTCCCAGAAGGTCGCGGTCACCTCATCCACGCCCGCGCCGGTCTGCTGGGCCACGGTGTACGCCAGGTCGGGGCCGGGCTCGTCGTGCACTACGGCGAGGCGGTTCAGGATCGCGGCGCGGATGGTCCGATTGTCAGTCATCGTCGTCCTCGTATTCGACCGTGAAGTTCGGGTTGCGGTAGAGCTTGCCGGTGGCGAGTGCGATGCTCTCCAAGTCGCTCCGGTGCACCGGGCCAGCGATGATCTCGTGGTCGTCGTCCGGATCTGCTGCGGGCGCGTGAGACTTCGCGACTAGCGGCGCCACCGCCACCGCGATCGCCCTCGGCAGCGCCTCCGGGTCGCTCGGGTTCACCGACGACGACCACCAGCCCCAGCCCATGCACGCCGGACAGTCGTCGCCGTCCCGCTTGCCGGTCCGGTTGCACGGCTCGCAGGGGTGGATCAGGACGTTGCGGACCGCTGCGTACACCTCGTCGGGGATCGGTGGCTCAGTCATCGTCGTTCCCCGGTCTGAGTACGGCACGGGCACGTCCCAGGCGCTGTCGGTGCATGCAGTCCGGGCGGTGGCCGAGCACCGAGTCCTCAGCCAGCTCCAGCAGATCCTTGACCGCCGCCTGCATCCGCTCGTTCTCCTCCTGTACCTCGCGCGCGTAGTCCTCGGCTTGGGCCAGCAGTGCCTCGTGCCGCTGCCGCTCCTCGGACAGCGCTCGCTCGGCCGCCTCTCGCCGCATGTCCGACCGGTAGCACTCGTCCAGCATGTGCGCGCAACTCACGCAGGTCACCTGGAAGTCAAGGCTGCGTTCCACCTCGCGCTGACCCTCGGCAGCGAGTTTCTGACCGATCAGCCGGTCCACCTCGCGCTGCCCGTCGTCCAGGTCGTCCCAGCCGGCCAGCCACGAGGGCTTCGGGTTCGGCTGGCGGCTCGCCCACTCCACCCACACCTCGCGGACACGGCGGCCCAGGAAGTCCGCCCGCTCCTTGTCCACGCGCCGCTGGATCTCTTCTCGGCTCACCTCGGGAGACACGTCGAGGTCGTTGTCAGCCACGGCCCTTGTCCTCTTCGCGCACCCATCCCAGGAACAGGTCCGCCGCCGGCCCCTCGATGCGGTGGTCGCGGGGCTCCTTGCCCGTCGTGTGCACCGTGACCGTCGTAAACTCCGGGTCGGTGGTGATGTCGAGGCAGCCGTCGAAGACGGTGTGCTCGTCGCCCATCAGCGGGTAGCCGTTGATGACAAGCTGGGCGTACAGGCCGCCGTGCTTGCCCCAGTTGATGGTCTCGCCCTCGGCGTCGACCTCTTCGACGGTGTCATCGGAGTACAGGATGAAGGCTCGGTCGGTCATCGTTCAGTCCTCTTCCTTCTCGTAGGTGGCCTCGAAGATGTCCGGCTTGCACGGGTAGAACTCGCCCTTGACTCCCCGGATCACCCAGTCGTTCTCGCTGGCCCACATGGTGCCCTCCAGCGTCGGGATGGTCAGGCTCGTGACGTACTCGTCGCTCGGGTCCTGGGTCTGGTGGATCCGGCCGCCGCACCAGGCGGCGATGGCGTCCCAGTCGGCCTCGTCGGTGAGCTGAACGGCCTCGATCGTGACGGGCTTCTTCGTGAAGCGGTCGATGTGCAATTCGGTGGTGGTCATCGGGTCAGTCCTCTCGGGATGGGTTGGCGGGTAGCTGTGTCCGGCTCCTCTGGATCCGCTGCGGGCTCACCGGTTCGCCTCCACGTACGCACGGGCCACGTCGACGGCGGCGTTGTCCGTGCAGCACGCCCCGTTGCAGCCCGCGTCCAGAGCCCGCTTCGCCACCGCGGCCAGCCAGCACGCCACCGACTCCTGAAACCCCGGCCGCCACGCGCCGCGCGACCGCGCGTCCTCCAGCATGTCCGCTGCGATTGCCCGGACTGCCAGCGCCGGCTCTGTGTCCAGCATCGCCAGCGCCCATTCGGTGGTCATCCTCGCGCCCACCATCAGCCCTCCACCTCCAGGTCGTCGGCGGGCCGCAGCCCCAGCATGTCCAGCATCTCCGCCAGCCACTCCTCCGGACGCTCATGCTCCGTAGCGAACGCGGCCAGGTTGCGGCGGGCAGCCTCACGGCGCGCGTTGTAGCGGCGCCGCTCCCGGGCCGAGGCGAGCTTCGGGGTACGCGCCGAATCCAGCTGCGACGACAGGTCGCCTGCGATCGCCGTCACCGGGCACGCTCCGGCTTGATGTCCACCGTGATGTCTCGCGGACCCGCCGCCCACGACAGGACTGTCTCCGGGTCGGTGCCATGCTCGTCCTGGTCGACCGTCGCCATCTGCCAATCGGTCAGCAGCGCACCACTCGGATTGCCGTACATACCTCGCTCTGCCGAGTACCGCACCGTGATCGTGGCGACCAGCGTCACCTCGTCGTCCTCACGCAGGTCGCTCACTGCTCCGTCTCCTGTTCCGATCGCACCGAGGCGCGCACACGCGCCATCACCTCCGGGTCACGCTGGCCGACCGGCACCGTCGCCATCAGCCGGATCCGCTTCAGCTGCGCCTCAGTGCGGCCGTATGCCCGGACACCGCCGCACAGAGCGCATTGGCCGTACCCGCTGTGGTCGAGCAGCGGGTCGGGGCAGGTGCAGGAGCGGTGGGCACGCTCCAGGGACGCGCAGTCGGAGTGGAACAGGTCCAGCTCGCCGCGCCACCACGGCGACTTCCTGCCGCCGTCCCAGCCGCTGTTGCTGTGGTTAACCACGTCGCGCCTGGTGCTGCGTCCACCGCACCACGCACAGCGGGTCAGCAGCCGGCGGCGCAGCGCCTGGAGCGGCGGGAACTGGAGCCGCCAGTGGTGCGGGTGCCGCCAGTGCGTCCGGTACGGGCAGACCGTGCCGGCGTCGTGGCCGTCGGGCTCGACGTGCCAGACGGTCACCAGCGGCGGCCAGTACCAGCACGCGTGTTCTCCTCGGCCGCTGCGCCTCGGCCACGGCCGGCGGATCTCGAACGCCACCAGCATCGGGTCATGCATCTCTCAGCCCTCCTCGACCGGCAGGCCCAACGCCTGCGCCACCTCACGCCTGATCAGGTGCACCTCTTCCGGCACCGGCAGCGGATTCGTCCACCGCAGCGCCCCGTACTCCCAGCGGTCCGCCAGATCCAGCACCGCCCGCAGCGCCTTCGCCGCCGTGTGGATGCACTCCGGACCGCCGGGGCAGCCCGTCGTGTCGTGCTCCGCGTCCCAGTCGTCCAGGCGGGCACGGATCTGCTCCACCAGGGTTGTCGTTGTTGTCGCCATCTCAGCCCTCCACGTTGTCCCTACGCCGCCGACTCGTCCGCCGGCAGTTCCACGAACACGAACCCCAGCGCCCTCGCCATGTGCTCCTCCACCGTCGCCCCCTTGCTGCGCTCCCAGCCCGGCAGCAGACAGATCGCGTTGCAGCTGAGGAGGTCCAGCAAGTCTCGGCGCAGGTACTCCTCGTACGACCAGTCGCCGCCCGAGCCCGCGTCAGCTGGGTTCACCACGTCGTGACCCAGCCCTCGCAGCGTCTCGGCGGCTGCGTGGAAGGCGGGGAAGTTCATCAGCGGCAAGCCCGTCATCGGACCCGACACGTACACCCGCAGGCTCTGCTCTGTCTCGGTGCTCACCGGGACACCTCCGCGCTCTCGTAGTTGTTGGCATGCGTGTAGCACTCGCAGTCCTCCTGTCGGCCCGAGCACTCCCGGCAGCCGTCCGGGCAGGCCCGGCAGTCGCCCGGCTCCAGAGCGGTCAGCGTCGCGTCGGCCCGCACGTACAGCGGGTGCTGCGGATGCCCGTCGCGGGTCCGGTTCAGGCAGCGCAGTCGCACACCCTCACCGGCCAGCAGTTCCCGCACCCGCGCGTCCCGGCCCTGGTGTGTCCCGTTCACGCCCCACGCCGCCACCCACCGGTACGCGTGCATCGACGTGACCGCCTCGAACACCGCGTCGTTGCGCTCCCCCACCGGCTGCGGATGCGCCAGCATCACCCTCGGGTCTGTGGCGCGCAGCGCGAACAGGTTCAGCACCACCAGCCCACCCGACCCCCAGCGCCGCGCGAAGCCCAGGCAGCGGCGGATCGTCGGGTCGTCCGCCGCCGCGTCCGCTGTCGAGGGGTTCAGCATCACGAACACTGTTGGCGGTTCCGTGCCCCAGATGCGCGACAGCATGTACCGGTAGGCGCCGTCCGGGGAGAACACGGCGGCGTCCTGGCCGAACAGGTTGTCGCCGAACTCGACCCGCAGCCCCAGCGTGTCCTTGCAGTACGACCAGATGGTGTTCACGGCCGCGCCGCCGCCCACGACGCCCACTGCTCGATCTGCTCGGTGTCGATCGTCTCGTCCAGCTCGAACACCGCGTACCGCTCCCTGCGCCCATCCCGGCGGTTCTGCCGGCAGGCGTGCACGGCCCGCTCCACTGCCTCCTCCTTGTCGAAGACAACCTCACCGACCACCTCACCCGGGATCCCGGACGCTTGGTTGTACTCGACCACCACGAACAGTCGGTCGCTCATGCCATGTACTCCTCGCCCGTCAAGGTGGCCAGATGCCTCGCGTGCCTCTCCGCTGGGCCGGTCCACGGCACCACCTCGGCGTGCCACCGGTCGTCCTCGTGAGCGCCCGGCTTGGTCGCATACCACCCGTACGCCGCGTTGATCGCGTCGGCCTTCTCCTGCGCCGCCTCGCGGCTCTCGGCCGGCAGAATGTCGTCCGGGCCTTCCACGTGCACAGCCCACAGCTCCGTCGTCGTTTCGGTCATCTCTCGCCCCTCCATGGGTCTGGTCCTTCCTGCCGGCTCACGCGGCCGGGTTGTCATTCCGAAGATCACGAAGCGGGCGCCCCATCAGCACGCCTCCTTGAAGCTGGCCTCGGTCTCACCGAGACCCGTGCAGCCCTCAAACGAGCAGCGAGTGAACGGGCGCAACTGGTGCTTCGGGTCGTCCCACACCGACGTGCCGCACCAGTCGCCCTCGCCGGGCCAGTGATGCCCGGTGCACAGCGGGCCGGCCGTGCAGTCGCGGCGCTTGCCCTCCTGGTGCGTGAACGCCGCCCCCGTGCACGTCACCAACCGGTCGACGTGCGGGTAGTCGCGCAGCCGCAGACGCTCATACCGCTGCGCCTCGTACCGGCACTCCCGGCGCAAGTGGAACGTCGGGCCCGGCGCACCCGGCACCTCCAGGTTCGGCTCCGGGAACGTCACTGTCTTCTGCCGCGCCGTGATCGGACCCCGACAGGCGTAGCACACACCCGGGGCGGTGCCCGCCAACTTCCGGTCCAGCTGCTTGCCGGCTTCCTCCGCTATCCGGTCGCGCACATCCGCCAAGCACGGGAACGGGTCGCCGTGGCAGGAGCAGACCGCGAACCGCTCCGGCACCCGATTCCAGGTGACGTGCGCACCGGCCCGGACGATCAGGTGCAGCCGACCGTCCGGCCGCACCTCGTCCAGCTTCGGTCCGCGGACGTGCATGAGCACCAGCGCGTACGGCGGGCGGGCTCGGGTCCCGTACGACGCCAACCGAGCAATCGCCGCGCGATCCTCGGCGCTCCAGTCCACCTCGGCGCGCACCGCACACTCCTCGACGCGCCACACGGCGTACCGCCAACCCAACAGCCAGCCCACCTCGGGAAGGCCACTGCCTGCCCACCGGCTCGGGCGCGGCGTCCACTGGTCCGGATCATCGGTTCGGTACACGTCAGCACGCCTCCTCGTCCTGCGCCGGGAGTTCCTCAAACAGCGACGCTTGCCGGCCCAGCGGGCGGTTCGACCACAGCACCTCCGTGCGGGATTCCCAGGAGCCGCCCTGGCCTGTGGAGGTCGCCATCGTGTGCCGATGCCAAGTGGCGTACAACTCGTCGTCGTACAGCGGCGACGGGTAGCCACACAGCACAACCGCCGCCTCGCAGGCGTGCAACGCCTCCGCTAGTTCCCGGTGTTGCGCCTCTGCGGGCATGTCGTGGGCGTAGCCGCCCGACCGACGCGTCTCCCCGAGGTATGGCGGGTCCACGAACAACAGCACGTTCGGGTCGCGACCGTACGAGGCGATCACTTCCAACGCCGGGCGGCACTCCAGACTCACCGAAGCGAGCCGGACGGCAGCTGGTGCCATCCGCTCCACGTAGCCGCGCAGATAGTCCGGCATCGACGCTGACGACCCGGCGGGGTTCACGTAGTGCCGCCAACCGGTTCGGGTTCGCACACCGGCCCGGCCCTGGGTGAGCTGGATCCACACTCGCCGGGCCCGCTCCAGGTCGTCCACCTCGGCCATGTCGTAGGCCGCGGCGTGCTCGGCGCGCGAGTGCGGCGTCAAGGCGCAGACCCTCGCCAGGTCGTCCGGGCGGTCCCGCAGGATCTGCCAGAACACCATCAGGTCGCCGTCGAGGTCGTTCACCGTCTCGTGCGCCGACGGCTTCTTCGCCAGCAGCACAGCAAGGCTTCCGGCGTAGGGCTCCACGTAGTGGCCGTGCGGCGGGAGCAGGCTCACGATCTGCTCGGCCAGCGTCATCTTCCCGCCTAGGTAGACGATCGGTGGCTTCAACCCGCTCATCAGCCCGCCTTCCTGAACGACGCCTCGATCTCACCGTTCTGCGGCTGCCAGTTAGTCATGATCAGATCGCCATCGAGACGAAACGGGAGAAGTGCAGCTGCGCCGCGACCGTCACAGTGCCGGTCGACGCGTCGCGGGCCTTCGCGATGATGAAGTCCGCCTCGCCGGCGCGCGGGCACTCGTCGTCGTAGTAGTCCTCCCGGTGCAGCAGGATCACCACGTCTGCCGCCGCTTCCAGATCCCCGGACTCGCGCAGGTCCGACAACACGGGCCGCTTGTCCTGGCGCTTCTCGTTGTCGCGGTTGAGCTGGGTCGGGACGATCAGCGGCACTTCCAGCTCGCCGGCAAGCTCCTTGAGCCCGCGGGCGACCGCGGCGACCTCCTGCTGCCGGTTCTCGACCCGGCGGCCCGGCTTCACTAGCTGGGCGTAGTCCACGACCAGCATCCCTAGCCCGTGGCGGCGCTTGTGCCGCTGCGCCTCACCGCGCAGCGTATTGAGGGTGAGGTCGCGTTCTTCGGACAGCCACAGCGGGATCTCCGACAGGTCACCCGCTCGGGCCGACAGCTTTCGCCAGTTGTCTTCGTCGAGGCCGCCGTCGCGGATGCCTTTCAGCGGTACGCGCGCCTCCGCCGCCAGCAGCCGGTACATCAGCTCCAGGCGGGTCATTTCCAGACTGAACATCGCCACCGGGTAGCCGAGCTTCGCCGCAGTGAGAGCGAACCCGGTGGACGCTACAGACTTGCCCATGCCCGGCCGCGCCGCCACCAGGACCAGTTGGCCGGGGCGCCAGCCGCCCAGCATGTCGTCCAGGTCGACCAGGCCCGTGGGGATGATGGTGGGCCTTTCCTCGATCTTGACTGTGTTGTTGGCCTGGATCGCGTCGATCGCGTCCGGCAGCAGGTCCGGCACCGACACCAGCAGGCCCTGCGTGGAGATCGTGGCGGCAGCCTCGGCCAGCCACTTCTCAGCCTGGGCGAGCACATCCTCCGGGGACAGCATCCCGGAGGTGTGTGCCCCGTAGCCGAGCTGGACCAGCTGCCCGCCGACCTGGATGGTGCGGCGCAGGAACGCGGTCTTGGCGACCTTCCTGGCGTAGTAGGTGGCGCTCGCCGCAGCCGGCGTGTTCTGCCACAGGGTGTGCAGGTACGCGGCACCGCCCAGCCGCTCCAACTTCCCCGCGTCCTGTAGCACCGACGACACGGTCACGAAGTCCACCGGCTCGCCCCGGCCGAACATGTCCACCATCACCGAGAACAGGTCCGCGTGGCGAGGCTGGTAGAAGTCCTCAGCCCGCAGGATCTCCACGACCTCGCCGATGGCGATGGGGGACATGAGCATCGCGCCGAGCACCGCCTGCTCCGACGGCAGGTGGTGTGGGGGTTCGTTGTCGAACTCGGTGCCGGTCGGCTCGTCTGGGACGGCGTGCAGGTCAGCGGCGGTCATCAGGCACTCTCCAAACCATCGAACAGCGACGCCTGACCGGACACCTCGACGGGCGGCTTCGCCACACCCAGCACCTTTGCCAACTGACCGGGGTCGGTGGTGCGCCAGGTGGCGAGCCGGCAGTAGTCGGCGGACCGGTCCACGCTGATGCCGTGCCGACCCAGCGCCTTGGCGATCAGCGCGGTGGTGCCGGTGCCGCCGAACGGGTCGAGCACCACGCCGGCCGGCGGGCACCAGCCGCGGATGAGTCGATCCGGCCAGCGGGTCGGGAACGCGGCGAAGTGGTCCACGCCGAGCTCGGTCGGCACCTGGAGCGGCTCGGTGGCGACCTCCCACACGCTGCTCGGCAGCTTGCCGAGCGGGTTCACGCCGGCCCTCGGCACATCGGTCAAGGTTGACGAGTGCCTGGTGGCCACCCCAGCCGGCTGCTCGCCGCGATCCCTCATCTGCGGCGCGAATCGACGTTGCGGCTTCGCCTCGTACGGCTGCCGGATCTCGTCGACCGCGCTGTAGTAGCGCGGCTGCTTGACGAGGTGGAACCACTGCTCGTGCGAGCGCCGCACCCGGTCCGTCACCGACTCGGGTAGGCCGTTGGGCTTCGACCAGATCAGCTCGGCGCGCAGGATCAGGCCCAGGTCGTCGATGCAGCGCAGCGCGTACCGCCACGGCAGACCCATCAGCGACTTCTCCGGCACGTACCGGCCGCCGTCCGGGTCGGTGATGTTCTCGTACGGCATGCGCGCCAGGCCGGCGGCGCGGTCGCGCTTCCAGTCTTTGACCAGCTCCGAGCGATCCGGGAACAGGCCGTCCTGGTGGCTGGACATGCGCGCGGCGACGCGCTGGGAGTACTTGTCGCCGAGGTTCACCCACAGCGATCCGGACGGCTTGAGGACCCGCACCCACTCCCGGGTGCACTCGATCAACGCGTCGATGTAGGCAGCCGGGGTGCGCTCGGAGCCGATCTGTTCGGCGTAGTGCCCGCCGCCGTCCTGGTAGCTCCGGAGCCCGAAGTACGGCGGGGAGGTCACCACGAGATCCACTGATGCGTCGGGCAACGGTAGGTGTCGAGCATCGCCACGCAGGACGGATGCCGTTCCCATACCCGCCATCATGGTAGGCACTGAGTACCCTGTTGGCATGGCTTCAGCACCAACCGATCTGGCCTACGCGGCCGGCGTTGTGGACTCGGACGGCTACATCGGTGTGCACCGCAGCACCTATGCGATGCGGGTCCGCGGCGACGCTGGCCAAGCCGTCTACGTGCCGCGCGTCGCGGTCAAACAAGTGACCCCACAGGCACTGGACCTGCTCCACGAGGTGTTCGGCGGGCACCGGTACAGCGGGAAGCCGACAGCCGCCCGTGGCCGGCCGCTGCTCGGCTGGGCCGTGCACTCGGCCATGGCCGCCCGAACCTGCGAAGCGCTGCTGCCGTTCCTCAGAATCAAGCGCGAGCAGGCGCTCAACGCCATCGAGGTAGGCCGACTTAATGCGCTCGGGGAGCGCCACCGGTTTGATCTCCCCGAGGTTGACCCTGCAGAGCCTATGGTGACCATGGCCGAGGCAGCCCGCAGGCTCGGCAAGCGCTACGACGTGGTGCTGCAATCCGTGCGCCGGGGCAACGTGCCGCACCTGCGCCTTGGACCACGGAAAGTGCTCATCCCGGAGTCGTACCTTGTGATCTGGGCAAGGCGCGGCACGAACGCACCGCGCCGCGCGGACATCACCACGCAGCTGGAGGTGTGCCTGGCGCGCGCCCAGGAGCTGAACCGGGTTGGCCGCTGAGTACGGCGGGCTGGTGACGATCAGGTCCACGCTCGCGTCCGGTAGCGGCAGGGCGCGGGCATCGCCCCGCAGGATCGTTGCGGTACCCAACATCAGCACGCCTCCCCCGGGTCGTCTTCGGACATCTCCGCGATGCGCCCGAGCAGATCCCGGCGGCCGGCACGCCAGCCAGCCTTGTACGGCTCCTCCTCGGCCGCGACCAGCAGCGTCACCGGGCCTCGGGCCAGCAGGTCGTCCCAGGTGTTGTGCACCTTGGTCACACCGGCCGGCATGCGCCCGCGGTCCCAGACCATCCAGAACTCGCCGCCGAGCGGGTACCAGACGCCGATGTTCGCGCCCGACGACACCCAGATCTCCTGATCGCGGTAGTAGCCGTAGTTGATGGCCACCACGGCGCCGCTGCACAGGTCCGGCTCGGGGTCGCCCGCCCGGAACACCTTCGGCTCGCTCACCGCGCACCACCCGGCACCCGCCGGTCCGGGCCGGAGAACCCGACCCGCACCGAGTCCAGCAGCCGCGACGCGATCCGATCCCCCACCGCCTCGTCCAACTCGTCCGCGTCGGTGTTCGCCGTGATCACCATCGGCAGGTGATCCGCCCACCGGGTGTCCACGATGTCCAGCAGCGCCTCCGCGCCCCAGTCCGAGATCCGCGCCGACGTCAGGTCGTCGAGGAACAGCAGGTCGCACGTCTTGTACCGGTAGATCTTCGATAGGTGCTCGTCGTCCGGCCTCGGCCGCACATCCCCCGCCAACTGCACGTGCGTGCGGAACTCCCACCTCAACGTCTTGTTGAGATGCGCGAACGCCAGCGCCGTCTCCCGCAGCACCCCGTACGCGGCGTGCGTCTTGCCGGTGCCGCGCAGCCCCAGCAGGATCAGCGACGGCACCCCCCGCGAGTTGTCGACGAACTCCCGCACCCAGCGGGCGATGCGCGGGTGCTCGACCTTCGCCTCCTGGAACTCCATCCGGATCCGCCGGGCCAGCACCCCCTCGGTGCGTTCCACCCGCCACGCGATCGGGTCGAAGCGGTCCGCGTCGATCTCTTCCTGCGTCAGCGGCGGCAGGTCCTTCGGGATCCTGGCCCGGATCTGCTCGACGAGATCCGCGAGGTTCTTCGGCTCGTTCATGCACCTCTCCTGCCACGGCTGCCGTACAGCCGGTCGTCATCGAACGCGTGGGGGTCGTTAGTAACGGTCTTGATCGACGAAGTGCGGCCGTTCGTCGGCCGCGACGGGAGCCGCTCCTGGGCGTTGAGCATCCAGTTCCGCCAGGTAGCAACCCAGTCCCGCTTGGTCGCGTCCCTGCCGGTCTTCGCCGTCCAGTAGTTGATGAACTTCTCGGTCTCGCGCCGACCGTCAACGTCCGGGGCGTTCTCCGCAGCCCACGCAACCATCGCCGGGGTGACCGCGAAGTCAGCCGGGATCCGAGTCCCTCTGTTCGAGCTCCGCTGCGAAGCAGCGGAAGAAGAAGTTTGGGAGTGGGAATGGGTACGGGTAGCTATCCCTTTAGGGATAGCCCGACGCGCAGGCGCGCGCGAGCCATCGTTTGCTACGCCGTTGCTATCGGCGTCATGGCAACCGGATGGCAAGTTGCCATCGTCTCCTGCGGTTTCACCCGCAGGGTCGAATAGGCCCTCGGCGATGTGAACCCCGTTGCGGGGTGCCGCCGCCTGCGTCCCGTCCAGAGGCTGCTGTGCCGTCTCGGCCGCCATACCGCTGCCATCGCCAGCCATGTCGTTGCCATCCGTCTTGCCATCGGAGTCATGGCTAGCCGATGGCAACTTCCCATCCTGTCCTGCGGTTTTGTGGCCTGCCCAGCGCTTCGCGGCACCGCGCTTGCCTGCCTCCGACCGGGCCTGCTTGGTCTCCTCGGTCGGCAGGTAGTCGTTGAAGTCGTGGATCAGCCAGGCGCCGTCGTCCTGCGTCTCCCACAGGTTGTGCTTCACCAGCAGCTCGGCCGCCAGCTTGGCGTGACCGCCGAGGTAGCGCCGCGGCAGCCCAGCCGGCAAGCGGCCCGGCGTCTCCCCGCGCTTGCGGGTGTTGCGGTGCGCCCAGGTGAAGCACAGCGACCACAAGCCGATCGCCGCCGCCCCGAGGAGCTGGTCCTCTTCGTCGAGAAGGGCGAGCACCTTCGGGTGGTCGTCGAAGCGGTCATCGATGCGTCCCCAGCCCATCAGCGCGCCGTCTCTTCGGAGGCGGCGTACCACGCGGCAAGCACCGTGGCCCGGTCGTGTAGCTTCACCAACTCGATCCGAGCCAACTTGCAGGTGTGACGGAATACGTTGTTGAGGAAGATGCTCTCGTCCGACATGGCGATGTCGAGGCAGTTGAGCAGGATCTCGAATGGCAGGCCACCGAGCAGCAGCCCGTCCACGATGCCCACCCACGTCTGAGGTCGCGGCGCCTCGAACCGGTGCTTCTTCAACCGCGAACCCGGACGGCTCCAACTCATCCACCGCTCATCGAACTCCCGGATGCGCTGTCGCCGCTCCTCCATGTCGGTCAGCGCTATCTGCGCGCAGACCTCGATGGCGCGTGCCCACCGCTCCGCGTCGTCGCGGACAGCGGGGATCATCGGCTCGCTGTCGAGCGGTACGTCATGCTTGCCGCTGTTGCAGTCCCAGCAGGCGACAACGAGGTTCTCGGCGCGGTTGAGGCCACCCAGACTGATCGGCACGAGGTGGTCGATGGTGAGTCGCGCCTCGGCTGAGGTCGCGCCGCAGTAGCGACAGCGGTATCCGTCGCGCTTGAACACCTCGAACCGGATCCTCTTGTTGACCGCCACTCGTTCGTCCCCCCAGGTCGTGGTTGTCGTGTCGGGCAGACCCCGGCGGTCGCGGCGCCGCGGTGAGCGCGTGACTTGCGCTCCGTACCTCACAGACCTTACAGTACTAGCAGACCTCACAGCAAGATCCGGCAGGAGGGCGGGATGTTCAAGGTTGAACCTGGAGGGCTGTACGATCCGTACATGGCGAAGCGCGTGAAGCTCGGCATTCAGGACACGCGCCTTCATCTGCGCACCCGCGTGGACGAAGGGCTGGAGGAGGGCTCGCACACCGTCGTGATGCGGCACGACAAGCTCGTGGCCGCGCTCGTGCCCTACTCCTGGTACCGCGACGCCTGCCTCGCTCTGGGCTACCCGGAGTTCGAGGAGGACGCGGCCCCGATCGAGCCCCCCGCCGCTTCCTGACCTCATCCCTCCCCCTCCTCCACCTGTAGTCCCGGTATCTCTGGCTGCCTGTCGCACACCTCGGGTGGATGCGGCGGGCTGTCTTTCGTGTGTGCGGCCGGGCGTCTGCGTCCTCGGCCGCGGTCGCCCCGGCACTTCGGTCCGCGCCGCAACGCCCGTGACGCCGGGTCCCGGAGCGGGCGGTGGCAGTCACGGCACTCCACCCGGTCCTCGGCGGGGGCGGGCATCAGGCGCTCCTGGGTAGGCGCGCCTTGCAGGCGCGAGCCCGGTTGACGCAGCCGTGGGAGCAGTACTGCTGGGCTCGGCTGGTCGGGGTGTAGGCGCCCTCGCAGTGCCGGCAGATCCGCTCACCGGGCCGCAGAGGACGGTTGTGCGCTACGACCTTCATTGGCGCCGGACGGGCCTTGTGGTGGCTGCGGTTGCGGCAGCCGTCGCACATGTCCACCGACGCCGGCCACTCGGGGCGGATCTTCCGCTCCCCGCAGGAGCGGCACACCCGCCACTGCGGCAGCGGCACCGGTCGGGGACGGTTGCCGGCCAGCATCGCCCGCCGCTCGGTCTCGTCGTAGCCGCCGCGCACCCCGTCCAGCTCGCCGGAGTCCAGCGCGTCGGTCAGGCAGGTTTCGCGGACCGGGCAGCGCCAGCAGATCTCCTTGGCGATGGCCACGTTGCGCTGGTAGGCGGGGCTGTCGGGCTTCCCGGTCGGGTAGAACACGTCTGGGTCGTCCTCGTAGCGGCAGAGCCCCTTCGCCTGCCAGTTGAAGGCGGGATCGCTGTCAAGGTGGGAGCGGACTCGGGACGGCCGGCGCACGTAGGCGCTCACGACGCCCTCCCGAGGTAGCTGGCGGGGTCGTAGCGGGACGGCAGGCCCATGCGGATGCGGCGCTTCCCGATCGTCTTGTGGTCGGCGCGCAGGATTGCCGCGATCTCCCCGTCGGTCTTGTCGGCCGCGTTCAACCGGCGCACCGCCTCCGCCCGCTCGGCGGGCCACATCTCGTCGTAGGCGACCTCACCGCGGCATGCCCGGATGACCCGGGGCTCGTCGTAGCGGGCGCTGCGGTCCCGGCCGGGCTGCTGCGGTTGCGCATCAGGGTCGTCGATCTCGTCGTCGTCCCAGGCCAGCGGCGGGGCGTAGCCGGCCGACTCGGCACGGCGCTGCGTCCGTTTCGACGGTCCAGGCAAAGCCCAGAGAGTGTCGTAGGCCGCTCGGATCGCGGTGATGGTCGCTTGCTTCACCGTCGTTCGCTGCATGACCTGCCCGCATGTTCCGGCGGGCAGGCTGGCTTGCTGCTCGATGAGCACGCCGGGCCAGCCCATCCGCATGAGCGCCTGGATACGCCGCTGGGTGCCGGTGGCATCGAGGTAGGTGGGGGCCAAGCGGCCTTCACGGCGGCGCTTGCTGTAGAGGCGGTGTTCCTCACGCGCGTCGGGACAGCGGCAGCCGCGCCGGTAGTCCCACTCTCGCCCGTGCCGTCGGCCTCGGTATTGGCAGCCGGAGCGGTCGACGTCGGTCATCACGCCGCCTCCGTGCCCTGCGTGACCGGCTCCACAGCCCCGTCAGCGGCGTCAGCGAGCCGTACCCTGCACTCCTCGGGGAGGATCAGATCCAACTCCAGCAGGGCGCGGCTGAGGGCCGCCAGGATGCGACTGCGGCGCTGCTCGGCAAAGTCGATGGTGTCCATCAGGTGGTGCTCCTTCGTGGGTCGTGCCAGTCGCTCAGGACCGTCCACCGGAACCCGGGCGGGATGTGGGTGCCCGGTGGACGGCGCTCAGCGGCCGGGAGGTTCGGTCGTGGAGGTGGCGGACTCGGTAGCGCGACGCTGGTACAGCGCGATCAGGTCCGGGTCGAGCAGTTCGCCGTCCTGGCCGACGGTGGCCACTAGACGGTCATGGAGATCGGTGAACGCCGGGCGGCCACCGACGCCGCCCACGAACTCGTTCATCCAGTGGGCTGTCTTGTGGATCGCCGCGTCCACGCCTGCGCGCCAGGCCGCGCGCATCGCCTCTTCGAGCAGCGCACCGTCCTGCCTGTCACCGGGGTAGTGGGTGGCCAGCGGGTCGGCGGTGGTGACGAGCACCGTGGTCTCGTCGCGGCTGTCGGCACGGCGCATCAGCCGTGCGGCGTCGTGCATGCCGCGCTGCCAGTCACGGCCGCCGATGCTGTGCATCTCGGCCACCGCGTCGACGTGGGCGGACACCCGCTCCAGCTCGGACGGACCGTTGTCGACCGGCGGTCGGGTGCTCGCGGCGGCAGAACCTGGCTGCACCGCCGCGTGCGTCTCGATGCTCGGGTAGATGGCCTTGAGCGCTTGCGTCAGCCGCTCCGCCAACTCGCCGCCGGCGCCCGCGCTAGCGACCGCCTCCAGCACGCCTCGGATCGGGCCGCCGATGACGGTGAGCGTGACGGTTTCGAGTTCGTCGACGACGCCCTCTGGCCGCCCCTGGCCCTGCTCGTCCACGGTGCACGCTGTGATGCGCACCGGGTTGTCGTTGTCGGGCATCAGAACCCCCACATCGCAAGGGCGGCGATACACAGGCCGTTGATGACGACGGTCGCAACGGCCGCGGCGTGGGTGATGGGCTTGCGCGGCCTGCCGATCTGCGAGACCACGGCGACCGCCTCGATGGACAGCAGCCCGATCACTAGGGCGATCAGAATCGTGTGGATCATGGGGTCAGGCGCTCCTGTTCTCGGTGATGGTGTTCTGCTCCTGCTGGGCCAGCCACTCCCGCTGATCCGCTGTCGCCGCGTCCTCAGCGACCAGGGCTCGGATGATGGCCACACACGGCGCCATCGCCGCCGTGCCCCGGTGCAGTGCCCGCACGCCCGGCATCCAGGCGATCAGCCCCCGGCAGCGGGAGCAGCGGAACTCGTGGCCGGTCGGCTGGTTCTCGGTGTGGTGCTCGGCTTGGAGGATGTGGCCCAGGCGAGAGGCGCGAGTCAGGGTGTCCGCGAGCGCGAAGACTGCGGGCTGGTCGGCTTGGCTCATGCCTTCGGCGGTCAGGGCCGCGTGCAGTCCGGCGGTGCTCATGCCGTCACCGGCTCGGGGAACTCGTCCCAGGTACGACCGTCGAGGAGCCGGCCGGCGGCGTGCTTGCCGACCTTCACCATCGCGGTCTGCCCGGCGGACGGCTCCCAGGACTGGTCGAAGCTGCCGTCAGGGTTGATCCAGACAGCGGGTCGCGCCGGGTCGCCACCAGGGCGGTACTGACCCCATTGTTTGAACAAGAAGGGCACTCCGGCGGCGTTGCACTGGTCTCGCAGTGTCCGCGCCCAGTCGGGGTGCATCGGCCGGGCGCGCGGGCCGGACTCTCCTCCCGCTACGACCCAACGGATGCTGGTCGGCCAGCACTCCAGGGGAGTGATCGCGGTCGCGCCGTCCCAGTCGACCATCATCAGGTCGACCGGACCCAGCAGAGGTTCGCAGGACAGCCAGCGCACCGCCGCCGGAGTCTTCATCAGCGCCGGGATACGCAGATCGGCCCGCTTCTGGTCCTCGACACTGACCCCGAGCCAGACGTTGCGCAGCGGCCAGTTCGCAGCGACCCAGCGCGCGCCACGCTCCACCACGAGCGCCTCATCAGTGCCGTAGCCTGTGCTGCGCATTCCGGCGCGGTACACCGCCGCAGCGAACTGGGGACTGGACAGCAGTGAGCGCATCCGGCCGTGCCGCTTACTCAGCACCTGGTACGTGTGTTGTGGCGTGGCAGCCATGACCGCGAACGCCTGGACGATCACCTCGTCGGGAACGTCCGCGTGGAACAGGTCGGACAGGCTGTTCACGAACACCTTGCGGGGCTTGCGCCAGCGCAGCGGCAGAGACAACCGCTCCCGGATCACGTTGACCCGCCCGGTCCAGTCGACCCGGCCGTCCCGGTGCTCCACGGTGCCAGCGAACGCGGCGGCCACCTTCGGGTTGGGGTTGTGCTGGCGGATGTTGGCGGTCGTGATCGCGTAGCACTGGTCGCAGCCGGGCGACACTCGGTCGCAGCCGACCAGAAAATTCCAGGTGGCGTCGGCCCACTCTATGGCCGTGTTGTCGCTCATCGGTCCATCGCCTCCACGGCGGGAAGTTGGGGCCACTCCACGGCGTCCAGCGCCGCCCTGTTGGCCTTCGGCATGTCCACCCACGGCTCGCCCAGGTGGTCGGCTCCCATCGCCGCCAGCGCCAGCGCGTCCGCTTCGTCGTTGCCGCCGTCGAACCAGCCGAAGCGCTTCGTGATCTCGCGGATCACGTCGTCCTTGCCAGCGTTCCCGCGGCCCGTCGCGTACCGGGCGCGGCAGGTTGGAGTCACCACGGCGTAGGCGATGCCGGCCTGGTCGAGGGCGTCCACGGTCAGCCACCACAGCCCCGCGCGGGACGTGGCGTGACCGGTCGTGCGGGTGTAGGCCAGTCCCTCGATCACCACGAACGGCTCGGTGGGGTCGATGAGCCTGCCGCCGGCGTTGACGTGGAACAGCACGGCATCACGCATCCACCGCAGCCGCCGCAGCTCCGGCCACGAGTGGAGCTGGCCGGATGGACGGGCCACCTTCGCGGTGCGACTCTTGAAGGCCACCGCCGAGCAGGTCAGCGACAAGTCCACGCCGATCACGCGGTAGCCGGACATCAGTCGTCGCCTCCGACGTAGTAGCTGAGCAGCGTCACGAGGGCCGCGACGCCGACGAGAATCCAGACGACGATCACTGCACCCTCCGATCGATGAGGACATAGCGGATGAGCCCGTTGAGGACGCCCGCCAGTCCGAAGCCGGCAGCGATCAGCAGGGCGAAGCACAGCAGCGGGACGCCCACGTTCTCCGCGAGGAACAGCGGCATCACGCCACCCCCGCCGGGGGCTCGTCGCAGTAGTTCCCGTCGTCGTCCAGCCACACCGTGCCGACGTGCTTGAGGATCACCGGCACCTGCAGCGGGTCCTGGTTCTCGGTCAGCAGGAAGCCCAGCAGCCGATACCCGGACAGGTGCGGCTGGACCGCGTCGGTGGTCAGGTCATGGCAGTGCCTACACGCGTACAGCACGGCCGACGCCTTCGACTGGGCGATCTTCGCCTGACCGAACCGGCCGCCCGCCTTCTTGCCCTTGCGGTGGGCAGGATCGGTGGCTTGCCCCCAGCAGCCCTCCAGGCGGAGTTCGCAGTGCCCGCCGCTGCGCTTGGCGATGAGGCGGCGCGTCGCGTCCGGCACCGCGGGCTGCGGCCGAGACCGCAGCGGCGTAGCGCGGCGGGGAGCGGACTCCCGGACGCGAGCCCGGTAGTCTCGGACTGCCTCCGTGACCTTCGCCTTCCGGATCGCCTCCGCGCCCAGCGGCTTCAAGTCCCGTCGCAGCCGGTCCACATCAGCCGGGGACAGCACCCCATCACCCGACAGACGCACCGTGCCGTCCTCGGCTTCCTCAACCAGCACGCCGCAGATTTCGAACGCCTTCATCGGGTGTCCTCCTCCCCCAGCCCCAGCAGGCACAGCCGCGGGTCACAGGCCGGGTGCTCCCGGCCGGGGGTGATCGGGCAGCCGCACTCCGGGCAGGCGCCCGGCTCGCCCGGCGCGGACTCTTCGGGGTGATGCGGGCAGGTCGGCCCGAGCGGCAGGACGAAGCGGGAGCCGCCGTTGCGGTCCACGGTGTGCGTCACGACTCCTCACCGCCGTTCGGCGGCTCGATGCGGGCGGTGATGATCAGCCGGGTGCCCTCCGGGAAGTCGGACGCGAACGCCTTGAACCCGGGACCGGTACACAGGCCAGAGCCGGTAAGCGGACCGGCGCCGAACCAGAAGAGGTCGGGCAGCGTCCGCGTTCCGTGCACGCTCTCGTAGGGCGAGGTGGATGCGATGAGGACCCGCTCAGTCACCGGGTTGGCGGTGGACAGCACCTCGTTGGGCTTATCGTGGCGGGTGCACGACCAGGCGGTGCCGTACTTCTTGACGTGCTCGGCCCGGTCACGCAGGCTGTCGAACTCCAGGAACGACACCTCCTGGCAGTGGGGTGTTGTGCAGTTGCGCCGCAGAGTGTTTCGCCGGCCCGCCATCACGCACCCCCGCCCGGCTGATCGGTGCCGGGAATGGTGGCCGTGTCGGGCCACTGCTCGCCGTCACTCGGCCCCTCCACCGCCTCGCCGTCGATGAAGTCGGTGACCTCGGCGGCGTCCGCACCCGGGTTCAGGTCCACCCGCACCCCGTCGTCTACCGCGATGGCCTGCGCCAGCTCCGTGGACTTCGGCATGTACTTCGCCAGCTGGCGGACGCAGGTCTTCAGTGCCATGCCTTCGAAGTTCTCGACCCACGGCCCGAACAGCTGCTTCTCGCGGTTCCGGGGTGCGTACTCCTCGCGGTAGTTGAGCATCTCCCGCTGTGACATCACGATGAACGCGTGACCGCCGTTGGTGGTCTTCGCGATCGCGTAGTAGGCGACGGGCTTGCCGCGGTCCTCCAGCATGTTCGGCTTGTGCACCAGCCGGTCCGCCAGGCCGTAGTCCACGTCGAACTCGTCGTTCTCGTACACGACTCGGGCGATCAGCGAGGCGACTTTGCCGGAGCGGTGCGCGAGTTCGATGTAGCCCTGGTAGCCGATGACCAGTTGCGCCTTGAAACCACCCTGCCAGCGGCCGTTGTCGTCCTTGTACAGCTTCGAGGTCCAGAACGGTAGCAGCCACGCATGACCCAGCACGCCGGGCCGTAGCCCAAGCTGCGCGCAGGTCATCAGGGAGCCCAGCACGCTGGCGCGCTCGCACTTCTCCAGGTTCTTCGTGGTGCGCAGCGCGGTCAGCGCGTCGCGGATCAGCTGGGTCGCCTCGGCGCCCTTCGGCATGGCCAACTGGTACTCGGCCTGCATCTTGACGATCTCGTCCTTGAGCGTCTTGATGGCCGGGTTGCCGTTGCCGTTCTCCCGGCGGGTGGCCAGAGCGGTACGCGCGTCGGGCTGTGCCTGACGGGTGCTCATCACAACTCCTCTTTCACGCCGAGGACCCGCTTGGCGGGCCGGCGGTAGGTCTCAGGGTCAGGAAGGTCGAAGCCGTGTTCGGCGGCGAGGTCGAGAACCATGCGCTGCCAGTCCACGGTGTTGCGCTGCTCGTCCCAGGTGACGATCGGTCGCCCGTCGAGCAGCCCGACAGCGTGCTCCTTGAGCAGCGCCTTGAGCAGCACGCCCTCCGCCTCCTTGGCCTTCTTGGCGTCGGACTCGGCGGTGCGGTGCTTGCGGTAGCGGGCAACGATCTCGGCGGCCTCGGTGCCGTCTAGGTCGATCTCGGCGGCAGTGGGATGCGGGTACAGAGCTTTCAGGATCGCGTTGTCGCCTGCGCCCAGCGGCGGTTCCACGCCCTCCACGACGTGCTGGCGCCACCACTGACCCACCTGCGCTAGCAGCTCAGCTTCGATGCCGAGGTCACGCTCAACGACGTGGTGGACGACGCCCATGCCGGCCACCAGGCCCACCACGTGCACCCGGTCGGCCAGCATCACCGACATCTGCCAGCGTGCCTGCAACTCGTAGGCCAGCGGGATCGAGTCCTCGGTCCAGCCCGCCGGAGCGCCGTAGCCGGAGGCGATGCCCGCGGTCTTGCATTCGACCAACTCGGCCAAGCCGTCCACCGCGCCGTCCGGAGACGCCATCCGCCACCGGCGCACCGGGTCCCGGTACAGGCGGGCAGGAGTGCGCTCCACGGGCCGTCCGAGGATGACCGCGGCCTGACTGAGCAGCCACGGCTCCAGGTCATCGCCCAGCCTGGCCGCCGCCGACTGGCTCTCCTCGAACGGACGCCCGCCGGTCTTCTCCACCCACACCTCGTACGGCGTGTCGTAGCCGGAAAACCCCAGCACCGAGGCGATGTCCGAGGCGCCAAGCCCGGCGCTGCGAGCATCGAGCCACTCCTCGCGGGTGGCTTCCCAGCCGATCACCGGCTGCGGGTCGGTAGACAGGATCGCGGTCATGCCGCACCCCAGTCCCCGTGCACCCGGTCATACCGAGCGTGGTCGTCGGTCAGCCACTCGTCGTGCAGAGCCGGGTCGGGGCAGCCGCCGTCCTCTGGAGTCCGGTTGCGGTCCAGAGCGCAGTGCTTGCAGGCGACGAACGGCGAGGTGGTGTAGGGCAGCGGCTCGGTCATCGCTGAACCCCCCAGTCGATCTGCGCGTCCAGTTCACGCCAGTTGGTTTCGGCGACCAGCCGCCCGGCGCGCTCGTCCATGGCGCGGCGCACCGCCGCGTGGTACAGGTCCACGGGCTCGACGAGGCGGGCCTGCTTGACCGGCGGGTCGTTGACGTAGGCGCGGGCAACAAGCCGACCCAGGCGCGCCGCGCAGCGCCCGATCCGCTGGGCGTTCAGCACCAGCAGGATCACCGTGCCGTCGAAGCCAACCGCGCCGGTGAAGCCGGCGATCGCGGTGTGCCGGTGGCACCACAGCATCAGCCAGGTCATCGCGCACCCGCCTTGGCCTTGAGCACGCCGACCAGACCGCGAACGAAGACACTGCCGCCGACAACAAGGCCGGTCACGCAGACGCCGATCGTGAAGCGCGGGTGCTGCGCCACGAACGCCACGGCGGCGAACATGGTGGAGTCGAAGAACCGGACGACCGCGGCCATCAGGCGGCCCTCCCCTGCACGTTGCAGGCGTGCGCCCGCAGGTGCCGCAGCCGTGCGTGCCCCCGGGACATGTGGTGCGCCCCGTCGTCCGGGCAGTCCTGGCAGCCGGGCTCGTGGATCAGCCCGCCGGCCACCAGCACCTCATCGGAGTCGGTGAGCGGGCCGAGGATGAACGGTGCGTCGGCGGTGATGTCGGTGGTGTCGATGAGCCTCACGACGACTCACCGCCCGCCTGCTGGTCGATCCATTCGCCGGCCGTGACATCCCGGATGGTGCGGATGTCCTCCTCAGCGGCGGCGAGCATCAGCAGCCAGCGCCCGTCGAACTCGCCGTGTATGGTGATGCGCCGGATGTGGCCGACCCGGTTGATGACCGGACTGAACAGCCCGATGCCTTCCGGAGGGGGCAGGATCAGCTGGTGGCCTTGGATGCGCTCGACGTGCCCGGTCTGCCACGTGATCTCGTAGGTGCGCAGCGGGCCGTAGTCGTGGTCGATCATCGGGTCTCACCCCCGGCAAGCGCCGCCCAGCCTTCGGCGTACAGGTCGTTGATGAGCCGTCGGGCCACGACCACGCGGGTGCGGTAGCGGCGGTGGTAGCGGTGCGCGCCGTGGGTGTGCCGGGGGCGGTGGTGGCGCCACTCGCGGCGCATCCACCGCGCCAGCTCGATGTACAGCAGCAGGCGGAACATCAGCGGGCACCTTCCTCGGTCAGGAACTGATGGACCCAGCACTCGCGCTTCCCGCTGAACGGGCTCTTGCCGAGACGGGCGAGAACCTCACCAGTCCGCTTGTCGCGCACCTGGATCCACTGCCAGCCCGCCCGGTCCCGCTGCTCCAGCCATGCCGAGATCGGCTTGTGGTGGGCGCGGCCGGTGCGCTCCCGGCCCTCGGCGTCCACGCCCCGGTACAGGAGAGTCGGGTTGCGGCCCGCAAAGAACAGGTCGCGGTAGGTCGTCTCTGCGGTGATCCTCACCGGGCACCTCCCTGACGGAGCAGCGAGTACGAGTGGGTGTGACGGTGCAGCGCGTCATGCACCAGCCGGGCACGCTCCGCGGCCTTCTCGGAGCCGTAGCGCAGCGGCAGTGTCGTCCGCTCCCCGGTCGCCCGTTCGGTGGCGAGGATCTGCCAGTAGGGGCGGCGCAGCTGCTTGTCCAGCCAGTGCTTGAGCGCGCCGACCGAGCCGCCGAGGACGAGCACGACCGCGATCGCGAACAGTTCGGGGGCGTGGCTCATCGCGCACCATCCAGGTACGCGGCGGCGGCCTTCTGTGCGTGCGGGTCCACCCAGCCAGGGATTTGCTCCGCGACCCGTGCTTCGCCTTCCAGCCAAGCGGCGACGTGCAGCTCCCACTCAGTCTCGGTCGCCAGCGCGTCTTCCCGGATCAGGCGGGCGGCCTCGCGCATCTGCTCGGCGGGGCTCATGACGCACCGCCCCAGCGCTGGCACATGACCTCGTCACTCGGGTCGGCGGTGAAGAACGACCCGTCCGAGAGCTTGATGACCATCTGGTTCGACGGCGGGGTGGTCTCGATCGCCGTCACACGGACCCAAAGGCTGTCGTCGGTCTTGACCTCGAATCCCGGCTTGATGAAGGTCGCTTGCCGGAACAGTGGAGGCAGGTAGGTCTGCGTCATGACGCACCGCCTTGAGCCTCGGCCAGCTCCCGCAGGTAGCTGTCGGCGATGCGGTCGAAGTCGAGCGCGACACCCTGCGCGGATCGGCAGTACGGCCAGCCGGGCTCCGGCAGCTTCGCCTCGATCAGTGCCCACACCCGGCCGATCAGCCGCCCCGCCTCCAGCGGATCCGACCACCGCTGCTCCACCGCCGAGCGCACCGCCTCCCGGGCGTCAGACAGCGACGGCCCGGCGTTGCGGGACTCCAGCAGCAGTGCCGCCGCCGCCCGGATCACCTCCACCGCCGACGGGGTAGGAACGGGCTGATCGGGGTGCTGGTGCATCCAGGCCACCGCGTGGCGGGCCTCGTCCACGTCGTGGACCCACTGCGGGTCGTGCAGCACGGCGGTCATGACGCGCTCACCGCGATCCGCCAGTCCCGCCACACGCCCGACGCCATCGAGCCGTCCAGCGTGAAGCCCAGCGCGGTCGCCCACAGCGACACGTCGGCGGTGTTCTCGGCCGTCAGGTACAGCTGCGAGCCCTGGAACCAGATGTTCGGCTGCGGGAGCTGCCACTCGGCGGCGAGGTCGTACAGCGCGATAGCGACGCCGGAGTAGTCCCGCGGCTCCTGGGTGGCGGTGGTCATCGCGACTCACCCCGATCGGCCAACTGGTGCCGACGCTCCAGCCGCAGCGGTGCCAACTCGCGCAGAGCCCAGTCCGGCTTCAGCGAGGCGCCGCCCATGATTCGCTGCGCCGGAGCGAACTCCACACGCGGAGCCTCGTACTCCTCGTCGTCGGGGTCGCTGAGGTCGCGAGCGAACAGCAGCACGTCGCCCCACGCGCTACGGCCGATCCACAGGTCCCCGACCTGTGGCGGCCACTCGGCCGGAGCGGTCTGCTCGGTCGTTACCGCCGGAACCAGCGGCAGATCGACCCGCCCGTCGTGTGGCGTGCCAGGGATGGATATCGTCACCCAGAAGTCGTTGCTGTCGTGCACTCGGGCACCCTTGATGGTGATGTCCCGCAGTTCGCCGGGCTGGAAGTTGGCGGTCATCGCGACTCACCCGCCTCAACGGGCTCGACCGTGACGCTCGGGGTCGAGGTGGCCACGGTGGCCTCGAAGACCTCGCCGGTCTCCTCATTCGAGTAGATGACGGTCACCGTGCCGTAGTCGTCGACCTCGGTGATCTGCGCGCCCCGAATCTGGATGTCGACGGTTCGGTAGGGGATGAGCGCACTCATCGCGACTCACCGCCGAACTCCCGCTCGTACCACGACTCCAACTCGGCGCGGATCACCGCGTCGTCCTCGCCGGCCTCACGCCAGCGGCACCCCAACTCCTGACCGGCCAAGCCGCCACCGTCGCCGTAGCACACGCCGCCGATCACGGGGCAGTTGGTGGACAGGGGCACGTCACCGTCGCTCTGCGGCGTGCTGGAGTGCACCTCGATCGAGCCAGAGTAGCCTCCGTACGCCGACCAGGACACGGCGCGGCCGGGGGCGATCAGCGCCCACAGGCGCATGTCGTTCTGGGTTGTGGTGGTGAACGTCGGCTGGTCGCTGGTGACCTTGCTATCGTTCTGACTCACGGGACCTGCTCCTTCCATGTGGTCTGGTCCCCAGGCCCCACCCCTGGGATCTGCGGTCCCGGGTGGGGCCGATCTCTGTCTGGACTTGTGGTTCCGCGGGTCGCCCTGCCGACCCCTCGAACGACAGGGCGACCCGTCCCGGTCATCGCCGCCGGGAAGTTGTGCTACTCGTCTTCCTCGATCCGCCACCAGGACGGCAGCTTCTTGCCGCCCCGGCCGCGGTTGATGATTTCGACGGCCGACGCTGCGACGCAGTGCGCGAGCGGATTGCCGGTCTGCTGTCGCATCTGCGCCGCCCGGTTCATCAGCCCGTTCACGCCACCGTGAGCGTTCCCGAGCCGCTGCACCGCGTTGCCCACATCGAGTTCGCCGTTGTAGCGGTGGCAGAGCAGGCCGACACCCTCGATCACCGGAGCTTCGAGACCCGAGTCGCCGTAGGCGTCACGGATGATGCCCAACGACCGGGCCAGCGGGTTCGCACCCAGCCGGTACACCTTCCGCAAGGCCGCTACGGCACGGATCGCCCCGCCACCCTGGTCCCGAGAGATGCGAAGCTCCTGCGCCCGCACGATCCGGTCGATGTCGCACTCCTCAGCGCGCCCGGCCTGGATCCCGACCCGGAACTTCTCGAACAACGGCACCGTCAAGGTGTCGTTGAGGCGCAAGAACTTCTCCGCCTCCTCGTCCTCCGACAGGCCCTCGTAGCTCCAGCACTGCATCGACTGGTCTTCCCAGCCGCCCTCGCCGAGCCACTTCTTGAGTGCCTCCACGCGGTGCTGACCGTCGATGAGGTAGAAGTGGGCGTCCGACCGCAGGTTCACGGTCGGGTTGCCCAGCTGCTCCAACTCCAGTTCGGAGGCGAGCTTGTCGACGCGGGCCGGGTTGAGTTCCCGCTGCGCCAGCGGGTTCACGCGCATCTTGGCGAGCGGCACCCAGCGCAGTCGAGCTTCCCGCTCGACCCGGTTGCCGGTAGCCTTGGGGGTCACTGGATCATCTCCTTCAGTTGACGGTTCAGCCGGTTGAGAGCCCGGATGGATTCACTGAGGGAGACGGTCCAGTTCTTGATCTCCTCGGCGTCAAGCTCGCCAAAGTTCACGAGAGACAGCCCGGGAACCAGACCTTCGATGTTGGTGACCGTCTCCCGCACGATGCGGTTCGAGTCGATCGACTTGCGGGTACCGCGGCCCAGCGCCTCATCGGCGGGGATGCGGATGCGTTCCTTGCGGGCGATGTCGCGGACGGTCTGCGTGAGGATGCCGACCTTCTCGCTGATCTGCGCCGAGGAGTAGCCGCGCTCGGCC